GTATCTCAGCCTCGATAAATTCCAACGCCTGCCGGCTGCTTCATACACCATCTGCGCTGCCGTCCTCATTTTTCGCCCCGATCCATCACCACCTCGAATGACAGAGTCTGAACCTTGCCGCACCGCCGGCACACCCGCCGCAACTCCGCCTTCAGCCAGCGATTGCACACCAACTCATAGCGCCAATCGTGGAACCCAAGAGCACAGAAATATACGCTTTTGAAATCCTCGACGATTTGCACAATCAGTCACCTTCCGCCGGCAACTCTGCAACCGCATCGGCCAGCATATCCTGAAACTCGCGCATACCATCCAGCACAACCACCTCACCATTTGGTACCATGCGCCACTTATCAGTCTCATGGCGATTAAAAGGGGCAAACATCAATTCCGTCACACTCACCGGCTCCTCTCCGACCCAAGCCCAATCTATGTGCTGTTCCAGCTCCGCAATCACAGCCAAGGCCCTGTTCAACTCCTCCAACTTGCCACAAAACAGTCTATGCCAAGCCTCCAGCAAGATTCGCAACTGCTCATTCGTCATTTCCGTCACCTGCCATCTTTCTTTTCTTGGATGCCGCCGAGGCCAAAAAGCGCTTCTTTTCCGGCTCCGCCATCGACGCTAACTTCAATATCACGTACTCCCGGAAAACCACTCGCCCCGTCATCGCCCTGACGATCAAATCCTTCTCTATCCCCTGATCGAACAACTGACCGGCGACTTCCAATATCTCCCTTGCCCAGCGCGGAGCCATTGGATAATCTTTCACGCTTTCGCAAACCACCTCCTCCCAGCCATATTCCGTTTCCCAAGGCTCACTCGCTTCCACTTTCACTCGCATCATTCTCACCTCACTACCACCGCCGGCAATCGTCGCCGGCCCCACACATCCAATGCCCACGCCTTGCTCCGAGTGTAAACATCGATATGCCCATCTGTTATCGCGCCGCCCCTATCGCGACATATCACGACACGATCCGGCAATGCGAACACTGTACCGAACGGATAGCCAGGGCCACACGCGCAATCGCCCTCGCGCAAAAGCGCACCGGACGCCGCGATGTTACCATATATCGGGTCATCAACGTATGCCGACACGCTAAACATGGCATAGCCCACGCGCATCGAATCAAACGGCGGCGTCATCATAAGGGCCAGGAGCACGGTCATTCCCACCATCCCAACCCGTCACCCACTATCACGAATGCCAGTGCCGCCACAAGCAGAAGCCTATGAGCGTCGCCCACATCGCCCAATCCGAGAAGAGCTTATCCATTGTCCACCTCCGGCGGGTCAGGCCACTTCGGCCAATCAATTCGCATCCAATGCGTACAGGCATATCGGAATCTACCTGGTTCATGCTCGGCTAATACGCCATCCCAGCTTCGTTCATAAATGAATGGGTTGATTGTATATCTCTGATATTGCGATGGGCGATGAATAGCATAACAGGTCAGATAATCACCCTCGGCATCCGGCAACGCGTCATCGACGCTTGTCCATTCCGGCCCTGCCAGGGCGTCGCGAAGTTGCTCTAGCACCTCGCCTGATAGCCAGTACCAATCCCTGCCCTCCGCGTCCGTTGCGTCAGGATCAAGTGATACTTCATCAATCACCGCCCGCGCCGCTTCTCTCAGTCCATCCACAATCATTCCCCCTCTCTATAGGGCTTTCTGCGATTTAATCTACACCAGATAAATAATGTAGAATCCACCAAATACTTTCAGGCCAATGAATGTAAACGGGTAACTCTGCGTGCTATGTGATGCGAGTATATCCTTGATGAATTCACTCTCATATTTAACAAACTTCATTGCTCCCCCTTCCATCTCAGAAGATACAACCCAATCAAACAATCGAACAATGGAACTGACGGTATTGACGGTATGATTTTATCGTAATACTCCCAGCCATAGAATACTTCACCAAACAAGCGGACAGCATTTTCAATGATATATGGGAATAGCAGAATAATACCACTCCAAAACAGGATATACCCCAATATACGATAATCGAATTTCATCGCTCCCCCTTCGGCATACATGCCCAATATATCCAGCCCACAACTTCGCCAATGCTCACCCAGGCACCGCGGCTCCCTGCAACCGGCTTGCCACAAACCTTACACTTGCGGTTAGCCATCGCGAGATGCCTCCGAGCGTTCGGCGTTTGCCTCGCGCCTCATCGCTTCCCCGTCTAGCCGCACAAGAGCATCAACGACGGTTGCGAAGTGGGCAATATCGGGAAACACCATCTTGACAGGTGTAGCAACACCCAAAATATGCCCGCAATCCCTCACGCCATTCACCACATCGGCCACATACGCCAGTACGGTTCGTTCATCCTCAGTCATTGTCAAGCCTCCTTCATTGGCTGATAGTTCTCAATGCCATCTGCGAATACGTCGGCGGCCCATTCTCTTACATCCTGGTCATCAATGGTAGGAGATTCTACCATGCTCTCCAGGTCATACACAAATGCCCTGAGCATATCAATATCTGGATAGCGCCATTCTAGCAATACCTTATCTGTGTTAGTTAGCATCATTCAACTCCTCTGGGTGTTCGGCAAGCCACGCCTCAAAGTCAATTTCAGCCAGCGTCTCGCACTCCTCCTCCAATCCCAACAATATCAGCCGGCGCATCGCATCGTTCTGTAAATCCTTGCTCAACGCATTATCAACCAAATCGCGGATAATCTCTAGCTGTTCACAAAACGTTATCATCACGCTCACATTGCCGTGCTTTCAGATACGCGCGGTATATTGTTTCGCAGAATGTACCACTGCCAATCGCCGGAAACGAATAGCGATGATAGATATTGATTCCATCTTCGCTATCCATAACCAAATAGAAATCATCATCAATCTCTAGCAGCGCACCCCACACCTCTAGCGCCTGGTTCGCGTCTTCGTGGGAATGCCAAACGCTCCGCGTCTTATCCTGAGCAATATATATCACCAAATCATCGGGTAGAATATATCCATGCACCCCCATCGCCATCCATACCGCACGCGATAGTTCATTGCCACTTAGCGCGTCGATCTCATTGTGTGTCAGCTTATCCCAAGATTTCATCGTCACCCTCCGCCTTAATAGGCTCATAGTGCATCTGCGCTAGTCCGCATCCGATGTCATCGACCACGACGCGACACGGCGTGCCGCATGTCGGGCAATCCCTAAACTCCGCCACCAGCTTCAGCGCGCCGGCCTCTACCTGTTCGGCCATGAATGCACAGACAGCACACATACCGTCGTGTGTCTTTGTCACTTCTACGCCGCACACCTCGCAAACGTCCCAGGTATTATTGGGCATCAATCTCGGCCTCCAATGTCTCCATATGCACCTTCACGCCGCCAAGCTCTGTGATAGACTCTAGCTCCTCATCGCTCAACCCCACGCAGGCATTCACGCAGGCCAGCGCACGCGCTAAGTCATCCGGCGAAAAGAAGCGGCCTATCACCATCCCGTCCGCCTTAATGTGTCGATCCACTCCCGCCGCCCACGGTTCTACTGTGTGATTCATGTCCCCTCACTCTAGTACCTCATGTTCTACTCGTTTTATCTCATCTGCCTCTGTGAGCATATCTACAAACCGCCTACGCGCTAAACTCTTTCCGGCCACACAGCTATAACAGAGATACCGATACCACGCCTCATCATCTGCATATCTCGGATACATTGACAATTACAATTCAATCTCAAATCACGGCACATTACGCCGGCATCCATCACATTCACATGTATAGAGCTTGACACCCTCAACCTTACCGACTTGCTTAAAATTTCCCATGTTTGCTCCCCCATCTATTCAATAATCTAATCCACCACGGTTCCGACCTTCCTACCCATCTAACAATCCCTGTCACAAACTCTACATCTATATAATCTATATAAGGCATCATTTTGAAAAACATCAGTTGATCAACGGCGTGGTACAACATCACGCCTGGGTCTGAACCGACAATTGTTGAAAACATCCTACCATCGTATACACGTGCTCTCAGTCCCTTGCTACCACCTGACAGTACGAGTTCTACAGTATCTCCAAGATCGTTTATAGTCTCGACTACGACATCACAAACATTCGCCCCTGGAAGCCTGTAAGCATCATGAACCCTGAATTTGTTTTCATCTACATACTCTACATACAATGTCATGACAGTCCCATTTCAATTACCAGAAGCCAAAGTGACGGCCCTGACCATCGCCTTGCAAATCACTTCACCAAAGTCCCCGTAGAACTCGATACAACTTTCCAATTGCTCAGAGTAGAAGCAAACCCACCAATCCCCTCTACTATCGCCAACGTAGGCGACCTCGAAGTCGTAAATTCCCTCCGGGCAATTGGTTTCAAGCCATTCCCAAACCTTCACCGCCTGCCCGATGTAGAACGGAGTATCAAGGACTGGATTCCATATCGACCAAACCCCATTATACCCTGTTGACAGCCCATCGACATCAACCCACTCGTATTTCAGTATAGGGTGGTGAACCGTCCTCCATCCCATCAGCAAAGCAACCCTGTCGCTGAGGGCCTCCAAAGACATATCGTCAAAACTTAATTCTGGAATATTGTCGATCATCTTAAAATCGTCAACCCACCATGTGGCCAGCGATTCATTGCCAGTAAAGCAAACAACGCCCTCATCAACCAACTTCTTCAACTGCCTACGTACACGGTCAAGGTTCCATTGTAACCGATTCGCCACATCACGAGTAGTAACAGATACCCCCTGACGTTTGACCTCAGAATGTAATACCTCAAGAACTTTGTTAGATGTGATAGCCCTTACCGACATACCTGGCTCTACGTACACTTCCGACCATTGATTCTTCTTTGTAGTCATGGTATCTTTCCCTATTATGCATCTTCCAAAGATCATGAACCTCTCTGTTCAATCGCACGACCTTCTTCCTCATCGCTTCTTCGCTCAAATCCCCATAATTCTCCAGCAACCACTTCCTGTCCTTCTGCTTCTGCAACTTTGTGCAAGTTACCTCACGGACCAAGATCGCCCGCAACATCCTCACATTGTCCGTCAACATCGCTATCCGCTGTAGATAACTCATGTAATTTTCTCTCCATCTTCCGTTGCAATGCAATGAACGGGTCAACATTCTCGACCAAACCAGCAACAACAACCATCATCAATACGTCACCAAGCTCTTCCGCAAACCTGACCGGGGAGAATTCTTCTATATCACCAGGATTGTTTCGAACCCAATCCTTGCGTGCCAGCAACAATTCATAGACTTCACCAAGCTCCGTATGCGCCCAGGCCAACGCCTCGAAGGCATCCTTCGGCCACACTAACCCCCGTTCACTGTAGTACCTGATGATGTCTGGCGCGTTCACTTTTTCCTGCCCAATATCATAGAGAATGCCAAGCCACCAACACAGAGCGGAATGGCAAAGAGCACCGTCAACACAAAGTCCCCACGCAACGCATACATCGTATTAATAGTCGTGCTGTTCAAGCTGTGATCAACGGGGTTATTCCATGCCTTGAACAGCTTATCCGGTGTCGTGGACGGGTTGCTCATCAATACGACCACAAGGGCCAATGCCAATATGAGCACCAGAATCAACAACGCAAACACTGCCCTACCACTCATTTCAATCCTCCAATTTCTGTAGAAAATCTTCGAATGGGCCCAAGCTCTCTTTCTTCTGCAAGACAACGGCCTCATACATCTCTGTGATGGCACTTTCCGGTATCTCTTGACATGCAACATCATCCAACAAAAGTGCATGTACTGGATCCTGGAATACCAACTTCATCAAACCGATGATTGCGGCACCTTCATCGCTGGCAGCAACTACAGAAATAATCATGTTATCATTCTTCAATTTGAGTACCACCGAGTATGCGTTCATCTAATTTTCCTATCGCTAGAAGTGCCCATATCAATTCCTTTCTTGTGTATGTTGCTACGATTCTCCCATCCTGCAACCTGTGCCATCTGTTCCTGATGCACGGCAATGGTGTGTCTTCTGGAAGCTCAAGAACGATCTTTTCCCAATCCATTCATCATCACATCCTTATTGTACTACCCATGCTCTCACATGCCTGGTTTCCAAATCCCCAAACGATTCCAGGAACATCCTCTGCGGTATATCCACGACATTCCTGCGAATCGGTCCAATGGCATCAGCGTCGTCCGGTCGCAACCAACGTTTCCAGGTGCGACGTGACTGCCTCCAATCTCCACCAGATGACAACCTTCCGCTATCCTTCACGACACACACGGCGAACTTGTTGTCACGAACAGATTGAACCAAAAGAGTTTTGCCCTTCATCTCATTCCATAGAGTCCCATCGACTGCACACACAGGAGCGAAATTATCAAACATCTCCTCGTTTCTGAACCTCACCCCAGGCTCATAGTAATAAGTCGCCAACCCATCCAAATCCGGTTGCCTCATCATGACGATTGCCAAGAATATGCTAATCATTCTTGAACTGCTCCTTATACAACTCGAACTCGCGCTTGCGCTCCATCGCGCTGATCTGACTTGACCTGATTATGGCAGCCAAACAAATCACAACACACACCGCCAGAACTACCGCAATGATAACAACTCCCAAGATTTGTCCGGGTGACATTTTAACCTCCTTATCCATGTATTCATGCAATCCAAACAAAACCAGCCTTCGCCGTCTGCTCTGCGATAAACACTATCACTCCCGCAGAATGGACACTTCATAATTGCAACCTCTCAAGCCCCGTCATTGCCGCCGCAAGCGCGTCAGCTACATTCTCGTCGATGGGTTTGGTATCCTCATTGAATTCATCGAATATAGAATACACCTTGTTCTGCACATCAATCTTTTTTGCTCTACCATTCCCCGTGAACCCCTTTTTGATAGTAGAGGGGTGCAACGCCTCGAACGGGACATACCTCAGCCGCAACGCAATCTCAACGGCGGCCTCGATCATGGTCAGTGCTTTCAACGTTCTCACGTTAGCCCTACCACCACGTACCAGTGGGGCGGTCTCGATGAACCAATACGAGTGATCGACAAAAAACAAGTTGCGTTCCAGAATGTCCAGTATATACCTCGTACGCTCCCGTGCCATAACCACCCTGTCCATCAAGTCATTACCCTTCAACTCGAATGGCTCAGCGTACCACACACTTCCATACCCCCACAACTCGCCCTTATCTGTGACGATGGCTATCCCCAGGTTTTTTGACGTTCCAACATCAACTCCAACGACTAAACGGGAAGTAGTCACCCTCAGCCTCCATCACAATACGCATCAACCCATCTAGCGAAACCCTAAGCTCCCTCATTCCTGGTTCTTCACCAATGTGTCGATTCACCCATTCCCTACAACTCTGATCGAGGTCATCTATGTAATGAGGGCAATCAGGATTGCTACACCAGGATTCGCAATCTCTCCACCAGCACGTTCGGCAGCTAGCCATTGATAGACACCTGAACTTGAGTCAAGATAGAGTAGCCAAGCATAATCAAGAACGCCAACCCTCCGGCACTCAAAAACGTAAATCCAATATACGCAAAGGCCGATGGATGACGCCCTTTCTTTTTTGCATCTTTCAACTCAATCAGAAGCGCGCCACCAAAAGCTACGGTGACGATGGCCGACCAACAAATCCAGAATAATGCAAACCCTAATCTCATTTCTAGTGTTATCATGCCAAACCTCCACGCGTGTATGGGGCGAACGAGCGTCGAAGTACCTACGGCGCTGCTGCTGTTATTCGACTATTCTCTACTCTCGGCGATCTCCCGCGCCACCTCTTCGAGATTAGATTTTGCTACGCAATCCCGAATCACGAGGGATCGATTCAAATCGTATTTTTCACAAACCGCGTCCAGTCGCCCCACCTGCCCATCTGTGAGCCGGACCATGACCTGGTGTTTGTACACCATACCCACTGGCCGTCCCCGCCGTCGTTTAGTTTCCATAGTAAACCCCCCCTTAACTTAAAACTTCACCCTTCCGCTTATCCTGTCAATCGCAGCATCCACAATCTGTTGCCATGAAATGTCATTTCGATCCCATTGTTGATCATAGTTAGGAACGAACTCGCCAACCTCATAGGCAAGCCCATCATTCCATGCAATAATCTTCAAACCGCCGTTTGTACTTGCATCATGATCAATTGCTATCGAAATTGATACCCCCCCTTTCTCCTCTTCACGCAATTGAGCGACCAGATTATCGACGACTGCGACCGTTTCTGGTTCTGGGGGATTCACTTCTTGCGCTTCCTCCTCCCAATTCCCATCTGGTAGCTCACCGAACACGGCTGATTCGAGCACTTCGACTCGTTTCATCTCGTTTTCCCATTTCTGGCGAATCAATCCAACTGAATGTTTTAACCGTGCAACGCCGGCCCTCAGCAAATCTTCCCTGGAATAACCGAACGTGACCACGAACACATCCCAGATTGCCGGCAATAGACTCGTGTCAGACCTGCAAAGGCCCAAAACGTCCATACCGAACTGAGTCCAATTGTACCCAGGGCATATCTGCTGCCATGCGTAAACCGGACTCCCATCTACAATCTCAAAATCATTCCGAAGATGCCACACCTGTTCCATAATGTCTATCCAAGCGGCGTCTTGTAACTGGTTCAGCTTCTGCACCCGCTCTATCCGCAACTGAGAGCGATCTGGAAGAGTGAGGCTTTTCAACCTGTCTGAGAACTCAACAATCGGCAAATCAGAAATAATCAACGCGCTTTCCACTATAATGCCTCCAATCTATAAATCCTCTGGATTGATTGGTTCTGTTTCCTGTTCTACCCTTCTAGCCGCAGGATCAAACAATTCTCTAAAAGTGATCTCCAAAGCCATAGACGCCTCAGCTATCTCCATCTGTCTTCCCCTAGCCCAAAGTTCACCCAACGGAACGAAACCAGGGTCACGGTATCCAGTAATATTGATATAGCCATACTGACCATCTCTCCGCCTAATGAACACGCAATCCCATTCGTCGTTTGGTTCAACGGCCATCCCGTAATCTATCAACGCCCCAGACTTATCAACCAAATCTCCAATGTTGATTCCGTCATCATCTTCATAGCTATTTCTTGAAGTCCACACAGACCCCTCATCGAACACCCAAGCAGCCAAAGATTCTTTCGTGAACATCGGCGGCTTGTCCATCCACGAGGTGTCAGGGTCTCTCAACTTCATAATCTCTTCAACGGTCAGAAATGTGAATTCGCCATCAGCACTATCCAGTTCCCAATTGGCGACGTTGCCCTTCGAAGTTATCCATTTGAACGACCCGCTCTGCATCGCCTTCATCGCAACATCGGCGGTTAATACAGCATCACTCCTCACATAATCAAGAACCTTCTGACGTGTTTCTTGATCACCCAAAGCCCAATATTCTTCAACGACGCCCCCAGAAAGTGATTTTCCACTACCTATAGCTTCGCCAGCGCGTTGGAGCTTGCACCCAAAGCCCTTACGCGCAACCATTTCCAACATCATATCGTAATGGCCTTTGGCGATCTTGCGAGCCAATACCCAGTCTCCTGTGGACATCGCAAGGGCTTGAAGATCAAAATGCGTGGAATTAAAGCCGACTGGTATGTACCCTTCTGTCATTCTTTCATCAAGAAAATGCAAGAACGCCGAAAGTTCCCCTTTGTTGAGTGAATCCGCAACCTCGGATTCTAGGCTCAACACAGAACCCCATCCGCCATGCCATAACCTGATTTCGTAATTTCCACTTTCTGGTTCTTCAATAGGGGGCCACTGGGCGGTGGCAATGCAGTAAACGTCAAGCGACTTTTCCAGCATGGCGAGGTCTTCGATGCCATCTGGAACCAATTGTGTCTCTATGTCAAATGCTATGATCTTCAATGTTCAATCCTTCCTATCATTCATATGCCCCGTACAACTCATTCAACGCCCACATCAGATATTCCAGATTCTTGTCATCTTCTGAACTCGCCCCAACAAGCAATTCCTGACTGGCCTTCTGTATCCTGATGCCCTTACCCATTTCACTTGCTGCAAGCTCCCTCGCAGATTTCCTGATGGCCTGTTTTACCCACGTTTTAGTCGCCTCTGGTATATCCAACTCCAACAAGGCCAACCCTACCCAGAAACCAAAGGACTCTGTGACAGACTCAATGAACCGCTCATCTTTCATGTGGTTGCCAATGGTCGCTGGCCCCAACAACACCATAGCCTCCTTGTTGGAATTTAACCATTGCAGAGTGATAAAATCGCCACCCTTGATGATACTCTCCCCTCGATACGGCTGAGGATATAACATGATGGCATTACCCAAATCTACTTCGCTTAATCCCTGCATATACCTCTCCTCATTATCATTATATCACATTACGATTATATTGTCAAGGTTTTACGGTAAAACAATCAGAATTTTAAGGTTTCACAAATCATCGGCATCTACCAATTCATCATAGAAGTACCCGCCATCTCTCTTGCTCTTTTCTACAATCTCATCGAGTAGGTCTGCCGTGCCCTTATCCTTCACAAAATCGGCCAAATCATACCCTTCCTGCATGAACGATCCAAGATGCCGCCACCAAACCGGAATTGCCCTTCTCATCTTTGATTGAACCCTGACGTTGAAATCTCGCCCTGCTTTGTCCATATCACCTAAAACAAAAACCTCTTTCACGTTATCAAGGTCTCTACGCATCTCCCTGTTGAACACACTTGCTCCGCCAGTAGCCACAGCGCAAACCCCAATCTGCCAAGCGTACCAAACATCTTTCTCGGATTCTACGATAAACACCCGTCCGTTTGCCCTATCTGCTCCGTACAGTTGTTTGCCACGCCCTTCCGTCAAAGGCATCCACTTCGGAGTACCCCCTGGCCGATATACTTTGATATTCTCTAGGTTTCCATGTCGCCAAACCGGAACGATGATTCTATTGCCCCACTCACGCAAGTCAAACTCTTTCGCTGTTTCCGGTAGCAATCCGTCAAGCATCTTGCTAAGAGGTTTGAACTGCTCCAACTCCTCCAACTGCATCGGAGATTTCCATTCCTGCGACTTGACAACAACCCTTTTGACGACCTTCACAGTATCCCATTTGTGACCGTTCGACAAAGCCTTCACAGCATCCTTGAAATCACAACCGTGAACCATCATGTACGCATCGAAAACATCTATGCGCTTGCCACAACCAAAACAGAACGCCCCATCCCGATAAACAGCACACGATGGAGTTGAGTCGTTGTGATCGGGCTGCGGACAACGAGTGATGACACAATCACTAGTCCGCTTTTCATTCCCCACGTACCAGGGCCACACTTCCCGCAAATCTATCGATGATCTGATTAATTCAATATCATTCATTTACATACCCACCACCTATCTTTTGCTACCCCCAGCTCGTTCGTCTTTTATCTGAGCCACAACACCTTTAGTTCCTCCAACCACAACTATAATTCCTTGCGGGACATCATTTACACTATCTCTCGGACCACCACAATTAGGGCACTTACCATTAACATATTCTGCACTCAATAAACTACTACCACACCAAACGCAAAGAGAGCGCAAATTCTCATAATTTATCATCCATATCGCTCCTGAATTATCCCCAAAATCTGCGGCCAGACACCTTTCATAGTTCCGTCTAAAGCCGTCCAACCAACTCTCTGCACACCCTTAACATGAACATTGTACGGATGTGCAGGCATCAAGGTAAACACCCGCCACTGTAGTTGCTCAACATTCTCCTACGCATCATCCACAAATACGTGATAGGAATGAGCAGCCACCGCCCTGTCAACCGCTGACATATCACTATACCAAGTGTGAATGAGTTCCCAAATCCCATTCTTCCTCAGCCATTGCAGCGTGTATTCCCGTGCCCCTTCTGGCCTTGCTGTGAATAAGTCTATCTTACAACCAGCAGCAGTCAATATCCCGAAAACTTCCTTCACGTGCTCGACTAGCGGAAGCTCAGCCCAATACTCATTCGTGAAAATCTGAGCCTTGACATTTCGTAGCTGCTTGCTATCATAATCAACAAGCTGCCTCGTGCCAATAGAATCCAACCCCATCGGAATAACTATCGCGTTATGCCTCTGACAAAACAGATTGTCGTGGTCTGCGATGCAACCATCTATGTCAACCGCGATCCTAATACCATTAAGATTCATCAAACATCTCTACAGCATAATGCGGAATAGTCAGACCTTTTTCGATTAATCCCCTGGCCTCCCGACTGACTACTGCCCACCATTCATCCAGAATCACCCGCCAATCTTCATTAGTTTCTGGAATCAAACGAGCTTCAAAAGTACGATCAAACTCTACTGAGTCAAACGGTCTAGGAACATATCTAGGATATTCAAGCCATACGTACGGCCCACAATTACCATATTTTATGAGCGGGAATAAACGCGCCCTATCAATCTCAGTCAGGTTTATGACGGGAACAGCAAGCTTTACTGGGGAAGGCAAAACTCTGCCCATCTTGATAAATAATTCTCTTCTAACATCTGAATTAACATATACGTATATCGTCAACTCATTTATCATCAACTCGTTCACCTTTCCACCTCCTCATTTCTAACCATTTCTCGCAGACTATTATTATAATCTTCAGTCAATCATCAACCGATTTCTTGTATCTCGTCTTATTTGCTGGTTCGATCCTATCGCTCAGCCTGACTACCAACCAAACGAGACGTTTCAACCATTCACTTTCGGGTTTGTAAAACCATCTCGGAACCATCTAACACCTCAATTACAAATGGGCCACAAACGCCGCCGCTAAACCGCTCCGCAGCTTCCAGAGCAATCTTGATTCGCTCCTTCGGTGGCCGATCTCTAGTTGCATACATCACGCCAAGTGCTATATCTCTTCCACAACCAACAGCCTCAAAGGGATCGACTGGTTCCCCAACCTGATAGTCGTCCCAGATAACAAACAGTTTTCCTTGATAGCCAACAAGGAATGTACCCCCAATTTCTTCTTCTTCTTTTTTCTTTGCGAACCCGCCAGCCTTTAAGCAATCACGAACAATATCTATAAAGTCAGTCACCATGTATTCATAGATATCCACGCTAGGATGTCGCTTTGGTGGAATGAATCTATAGCGTAGAAGTTGCCCCATCCGAAACGACCCAGTACAACCCATCAAAAACTCGCTATTCTTAAAAACCTTCCGATCTGCTCTTACGGTTATTTCATAGCCCGCAACACCGGCGCTATCTCCGCCGATGTATACCTTTCCATCATCAACCAATCCAACGATACAAGTCATCATTCCTGGTTTACCGAACCTAACTAAATCGCCAAGCCCGGAAGGGCGCCTTTCTTCACCCGATCTGAAATGATTTCAGTTCGCGTTTCATCCGGGGCATTACTTCGCCTAACCGTCCACGCACAGGGACCGTCCACCACCGGCCCAAAACATTTATTAGCGAGATTTACCGCTGCATTCTCATCGCGGTTGTGATGTGCGCCGCAACCACACGTCCACTCTCTGTCAGTAAGAGTAAGTCCATCATTGATATAACCGCAGACCGAACACAGCTTGCTACTTGGAAAGAAGCGATCTACCTGCCGAGCCTCACCACCTACCCAGGCCATCTTGTATAGTAATTGCCGATGCAACTCTGCCATGTTTGCATCCAGTACAGATTTTGCCAAGTAGTGGTTACGGCTCATCCCTTGCACATTCAAGTCCTCTATCGCCACGCCATCATAATTCGAAGCGACATAGGCCGAGACGTGGTGAGTAGCATTGGCTCGCAAATCAGCGATTCGTTTATGGATACGTTGAACCCTGAGCTTTGCCTTTTGCCATCGTTTACTGTCCTTCTGCTTGCGATTTACTTGGCGCTGTGCTCTGGTAAGTAGCTTCTCAAGACGATAGAATGCTTTGGGATTATCAAATTTTTTTCCATCGCTAAGTACTGCCAGAAGCTTTATGCCTACATCTACACCGACCGCTTCCCGTTCTTGTTTCTCGACCGAGCCAGCAACTTCGGTCTCGACGGAAAATGAGATATACCACCTACCTGCCGTTTGACTGATACAGACTGTGTCAACTAGTCGGCCCTCAAATCTGATTACTTGGTGCATTTTGAGCCAGCCAACTTTAGGAATACGCACTCGGTTGCCATTCACGGCAATAGTATCAGTCTCCAGATGGAAAGCTAGCTTTGATCTCTTTTTTGACTTGAATCGCGGGAATCCTTTCTTAGCATTATCGCCCTTCACACGCCTAAAGAAATTGGCGTAGGCTGTCTCAAGCTGTATCAAGGCCATTCTAGGCACACTCTTCGGTACTTCTTTGAGCCAGGCGTGCTCATTGGTTCTCTTGAGAGCCACAACCTCTTTCATCAAAGCATAACTACCAGGACTTTTGCCCGTAACTTCATATTCGATCTTTTTCCGCTCAAGGCCGTAATTGTATGACCATCGAGCAGCACCACACCAAGAAATAAAGAGCTTCCCGGTTTCAGGGCTAACATCCAAGAGGATTTTGTGAGCCTTAGTCACCAACATCGTTCACCTCTTTGCGCTTGCGCCCGCCACGCTTCCCATAGATTCTTGAACTAAAGCTCACGATGATAGTCAGAATGTCTTCAACTAGTTCTTTGTGTTCGTCTCTACCCTCTTTCTGTTCGAGCACCTCAACAGTACAGCCTACGCCGTTGAGGAACCTTTCTATTGTCTTGTACCCAAAGCGGGTTAATCTATCTCGATGCTCAACTACCACTCGCTTGACTTCGCCCTTGCAAGCTGCGTCTATAATCTTGAAAAACTGACGACGATTATCGTTCAGGCCCGAAGCGATTTCAGAACAATCAAGAACAATGCAATAGCCGCGATCTCCACAGGCTTCAGTCAATCGTTTGTGTTGTCGTGTCAGATTTTCGGCTTGCTTCCGTGTACTAACCCTCGCGTAGATCGCCACATCTTCATCCGTAACTTTGACGCCATTTGATATAGATAGAAGTTGCTCGATCTCTGAGCTGTCATACCGCCTATGACCGCCTACCGTGCGATGATTAGTCAGAACCCCATCCTCGATCCATCTGTGCAAGGTAGTCTTGGAGATTCGGTATTTCTGCTCGACTTCTGACTGCCGTAAGAGCATCAGTTATAACCCCGTTCAGCCAATTTTCATAATTTTGCTTGTCTGGTACAGATTCAAATGGCGGATCAACTTCAATTCGCCCACCGTTAACCACCACGTAATTCTCACCAATCTCATCTACAGTATAACACATCTCTCACTCCTTGTCAAATGGTATGGGTAGGTTTGTGGCGGTATAGTCAGTTATTCGGAAACTGTTTCACCCTCCTGATAGAGATACCCCAACACATCATAACGAATTCCCCAACGTTTCACCTGAAACTCGCGCACACGATTCATCTTTTCGATGTCAATCTTATCGAACTTGATACCCTCTGGATCGTCACGACAATCCCAAACACCACCCAGGTACTCATTACCATCTTCGTCAACCAAGACTTCCAACGCAAGCCCAATCGGATGGAAGAATTGACGATTCACCTCTTGCAAGAACCCAAACTCACGAAACTCTTTGATCGGCATACGCTTTACGTTCATGACTTCTCCTTTCACACGCTCACTAATTTGCGAACCATTTCGACTTCACTCTCAAACGAATCAAGGATTGTCTTGATACCACCGAACTCGATTGCGTCATCTAGCTCCTCATCACTCATGCCAGCACAAGCATTCACACACCGCACGATGTGTGGCAATATACCGTTTTCATTAAGCCATTGCAGAACGCTCTTTTCATGCGCATCCCATATCTGTACTCCGTCAAAAGAGACCATCCACGGTTCGCCGTATTCCATGATACCCCCTTAATCCATATCATTCCAACTATCTACAATCAATCCGGTCACTGGTTCCCATTGAAACCTAATCCTGAATCGTGGGCCATCTCTGGCTTTGGTGGCGACAAGATTGAACTCATCGTCTGGCAGGTCGTTTCCCTTCTTGTCCTCTCGCTCGACAAACAATTCTACATTTGTCTCGTATCCAGCAGCATCTCCCCCCAACACTTTTCCAGACCGTCCAAGCTGAAGAACTCCGATGTGTGCAACACCCCTGCTTGATACCAATCCAGACACACGACCTACAACCGCCTTCATTATCGCATAATCGGGATTCTCCCCTGGTCTGAGACCATCGACCTCAATCTGCTGATAGTTGTCCAAGATGACAAGATTGCAACCATGAACATCGACGGCTCTTTGCATTAATGCCAACGCATTAGACAGGCTCCTTGCACCCCCATCGTCTCTAGCAGGGCCATACACCCACAAATTCCACTTCGATATACGTTCCTCTGCCTCTCTGACATAATCGCCCGTAACCTCATAAAACGAGCTGTTTTCTATCCCCGCCATATAATCCCTGGGATGAACCCACCAACGTTTTCCATCTATGCTTTGAAGCCCGTCCTCGTTCATGCTTGCGGTAGCCTCTTGGCAAATCATCAACGCCGCAAGTTTGTTTGGAGTAAATCCAGACTCGGTAGAAATCCAACAAACGCGCAAATCATCTAACATACCGAGAAGATTTCTCACGACATTAACCGTCAATCTGGTTTTGCCTACGCCCTTCTTACCCGCAATTATCCAGTAGTCAGCACCGGACAAGTCAATACCACCAATGTACTCTGAATCCAGCGAACCCAAACCAGTAGGAACGAGGCTTTGTATGTTGCCCTTTTCGATAGACTCCTTAATTGACTGAATCCTTGCAGCAACTTTGGCATCCCGAATATCTGCGCCATTCGACAGAATAGCCGACACAGAATCTATGTGTTTCACAGCAAGATCGTCTATGTCCTCGCGCTCACGTTCCAAGTCGGCATCGATCTTCTCGACGTGCTCCATGAGCCTGCGCTGTCGCCATAGGTTCACCAATCTGGTCACCATCAGCGTAACGTGCTCTGGCCTCTGCTTTGCATACGAATCGAATATCTTGTCAAGCCAGCCCTCTTCCCACCCCCCAAACGACAGGGCGAATATCGGAGTGACCAACCCGTCGCTCTCCATGCAAATCCTGGCAAGTTTAGTCGTGCTCTTGAGAACGAACGCATCAAGAAACGATGGGGCTATTTCCAAAGAAGCCCTGCGAGCAGCCGGATCGTGCATCAAGATTGCACAAATCGAACGTTCCAAATCTAGGTCTTTAGCGATATACTCCATCAATGTCTTCCTTTTTCACGCGATATACAATCTAACGTATCACCACCGGCCCTATATACTCAACGCGCCGCTGCTGTATGGCGAACCAATAGTATGTCCCTGGTCGATGCCATGCAGCGACGGGATTGTTGTCATCGGCGTAGTCGGCAATCAACACCCCGTCGAATATCTGCGCGACGGGTAGCCAATAATGCTCATACAGTCCAATTCCTGTATATGTATCCTCTGGAAAGTATGGATCCCATCCGATGTTGCCCTTCCAATCATAGCGATTCAGCCGCAATTGGATTAAAATAGGGATTGATGGATTGCCAGAAACAATCAATTTATGATAGCCCGCGACGTTTTCTAAAAAGTCGTATTCTGTTAACTCATAGAGTTGCCCTTGTATGATCCAACCGTCCACGTACTGAGCCACAATCGGTATCAGCCAGTAGTTATCGTCGTACATCATCTTGCTACACGGGATGAACATTAACCTCTTGCCGTGTGCGTGTGCGAGTGCGGCCGCGGCGATAACTGACGCCTGAATGTCATCGTCGTCGCCTTCGGAGTTGGCCCACGCTTCCAAGTCATATGCAATCCATTGGACGCCATCGGGAAGCCTGTCAATTGCCAATTCACACTTGCGCAATGAGGAGCATGACATCATTAACTCGTTGCCCTCTGGCATAGCGGCGACAAGCGTATCAATCCATTCGTCGAAGTGCGTCGTGCCCGTGCCGAAGTGGATTAAGTGGTATCCTGGCATGCCGGACATATTGATATATTGCAGTTTCAGGTCAGGGCTGGCGCGCATTTCCGCGCCCTGAAACCAAACACCGACAAGGAATATAGGGAGTATAAGAAGTGTTTTCATCGCACCGCCTCGCGTCCTGCGTCTGTGATCTCGTATGAGCCCGTAAGCCCTTCCCGTTCAGCCAACTTGATGAATTGCCGGCGTTCTAGAGCGGCAGCCGTGGCGGACAAAACAGTACCAATGCCTCTAATATAATAGTGAACGCCACCCCAGATGTAATATCTCAGGACCTCACCGTCGTTCATGCGCTCTAGTACGCGCCGCTGTGTATCAGATAGTTTCATGTTTTACCTCCAATCGCACCGCTGCCAGCATCGGTGATTATATAGACTGGGTGTCCCCAAAGGTCTCTCCTGGGAATCATCTCAATGAAACCAGCGTCAAACAATTGGTAGAAAGAGTCCTCAGTAATGTCAATATCATCAACCCAGAATTCACCCCCATCCATGTCATCATTAATGCGTGAATTCATCTTGCTCCCTGTCGCCATGCGCTCTAAAGCGCATCGTTGTGTTTTAGATGGTTTCACGTTTCACCTCCAAACGCCATGCCCAGGCTGTGCCCCAGGGATAGCGGTCTCTGTAGCGAGTCTCCCACTTCTCCGCGAACGCCTTCACAGGCCAATAGCCCTCGTGTACACAATTGCCGCACTCGGCCTTCGAGATGCCGGCCGCAACCACATCGTCAACCGTTACCTTGCACACCTGCACCGCCGCCACGCCCTTGACGGTGAACTTGATTCTGACAGCCTTGCGGGGCATGTGAACGGGGGAACGCCAGCCCCAATCGGCACTGCCAGAATCAGTTCTGTATATGAACTTTCCCGCCCACATCCCCCATGCCTCTTTGCAGAGAAGCATGAACCTGCCAGGGCACAAAATATACAGTTCGTTCAACCATTATCAATCTCCGGTATCTGGTTCCATACACGTCCGTTCAATCGCCTGCCAGCACGCTTTTTCCCCACTCTCCAAACCTGAACACCATCCTCAAAGCTCCGGTAATTCGGTTCAGGTGTATTGCGAGCGTGCCAATATCCTACATTCTCGATCTGGTTCGGAGGAGCCCATTCCCCCCATTGCTTGAAAAAGAACGGGACGCTATTCGCCTGACATTGCTCCGACACATCTCCAAACCAATCAGGGTGCGCCGGTCGAGCATTGCGCCCCGTCTCTCCGCCAGCGATAACCCAATCAATACTTCGCTCATTGACACCAAGATAATTGCACGATGGGCACTCTCGTATCGCAGGCAATGAAAAGACATCCCCACATCGCTCGCAATGCAATTCACCAATCAAAGCCTGTGTAAAGTTCACTGGCCCTAATGCTGGTTCATAGCTCACGCCCAACACCGGCCACCCCTCTGAGTGATCCCTTAATTTCAATAATTCGGGAATCCGTTCATCGGCGCGCTTTTGATTCTCAACTGTAGTCAGATGCCAGATATTCGGCCAATAATCCCCGCCGCCTAGATGAAACCCATGCTCCTGGCCATACAAAACCGGCACAATCCGTCCCGGTCTCTTCGTCAAAACGACGAATGTATGCCGGCGGGCCATTCCCATCACATCATATGCCGACTGGATGAAATCCGCCGGCACATCCTCATGAAACAGATCATTCCACGCCGCCCATACCGTCGGCTTCCTCACACTCAACGGCAAATTCAGCGACTCCTCCATCAACCTGACCGTACCATTGAACCGCCCGCCGGCATCCGTCAATCCCCCATAGCGTGCCCGAATCTTCTTATTCGATTGTTTTGCACGCATATGCGTCTGACTCGCCGCCCAGCAGTTATCGCAACCCTCAGATACTGGAGTACAGCCCTCTACCAATGACCAAGCCCTCGACCAATATAATCCCTTCTCAATCCGAGCACGCTCCGTCATGTTCTATTTCTCTTTCTGCTCGCCTTCGCCATGTTTCGCCTTTGCAATCTCCGTTTCCTGGCTTTGCGAGTCGTTAGATTTGGTCTTGTGTGGCGGCGATCATCAGACTTCCTTAACTTGTACTTTTTCATTATTCATCTTTCTCCATTTTCTCAACACAGCATCCAGCGAACAACCAGGTGTATGTCCAGCGTACGAAGTTGATCCCGAACGCTCCAATCCTTTGTCACTTTTGTACCCACCACAGGATGGACATCTATTATCAAGGATACCATCTGATTTACAATATCGAATGGTAGTTGTTCTATCAATCCATCAGATGGCTCTGTCGTGAAGTTTTGTTGTTCTGCCGGCATCGTTTCATCTTCCTGCATACCGATGGTATCAAAAACATGATCGATGACAGCAAGGAACGATGGGGTAGTCATTCCAGATACTTGCTTGTACATGTATCTTTGCAAATCGTATGACCACTCACGCTCACTGACATTGACCGTCCACAAACACCCCTCACCAATTATCTCAATCTGCCACCTGCTATCTCGTACCAGCCAATCAAGGCGTTCTTCCAATCCGTACAAGCGCATACTAGGCCTCCAATAGCCAATCCCTCAAATCAAGACGCCGCTTGTCGTCACCGCCACATCTCTCAAGGTCTGCAAATTCCGCTCTTGCCTCTTCCCAAACCGGACAAGTCATAAACAACTTGAACCCGTTGACCCTGGCCTTCGCAGCCATCGCCTGCTCGCTCGTTCTGCCGTGCCGCTTGGAAATAGCCTGATACTCATCGACAAGTTCGGCTTGATGTTTTAAGGCGGCATCGACATACGCCCAATACTCATCGGGCCAGTTGAACGAGTCAAACATCACTTCCACGACCTCTTCCGGTCGGCGCATCTCCAGGTTGAACCCCGTCCTTCCAGAATCCAGATACCATGCGTGACGTAAGCCAACATCTTTATTCTTTTCGACCAATTCCTCTACCGCCAAGTACAGCGACTTCAGCGCCTTGTTGAAGCGCTCTCGTAATTCGTTATTCACTTTTCCGTAATCAACTTTACTCTCTGTCATTTACATTTTCTCCTCTGTACATTTTGGACATCTGTAACTTTTGTTCCCACACGAATCTCTCTCTATCGTCCACCATCCAAGCGGAGGCAGATCGCATACATCAGACAATTCCATATCCCCGCAATCGCCACACTCATATAGATATTTCTCTACCTTTTCATTAATACCAGTCAATACGTTATATTTCTCTAGCCTATCAACCTTGCTTGCCAACTCATCAAGACGTCTTATGATAATTGCAATAGTAGGAGCATGACGCTGTCTTGAATGCCAGATATTCTCTAGCTTGGCATCATGCCTATCAAGCCTCGCTTCCAATTCATCAAGCCGGGTTGAATCAACCTTACTTTCCATCATTCGCATCTTCTCCTTTTTTGCACATTTTGGACACCGATAACCTTCAATACCGAAAGAATCAAAACTCCCTATAGCCCACCACCCATCAGGGGGTGAATTACACTTATCAGATAACTCTTCCCTCCCACAATCTATACACTTGTATCGATGCTGTTCAATTATTTTCTCACCAATCTCTGTCACATTGCACCCCTTTCAATGCCTCGTCGAATCGTACCTTAAGTTCGTTCATTTCTGCTGGTTTACCAAATTGTGCCAAACTGACACGGCTTGGACGGTCGCCTTTCCTCGACCATTTTTGACGTTTCATTCAGAACTGCCCCGAAGGGTCTGACATTCTGTCCACGTCCGTTTTTTACTTGGTCCGTGAACCCACTCCGGCCCAAAATTCTCAGTGCTTTCATTTCGATATTGATAGCCGCGTTTCGATCCCGGTCTAATACAGCACCACAGTCGCAAGCCCATTCCCGATCTGCCAGCGTTAAGCCATCATTGATGCAACCGCAAAACCGACAGAGCTTACTAGATGGAAAAAAGCGGTCAATCTCCACCAACTCGCCACCATACCATTTGCTCTTGTATAATAGCTGGCGACGAATTTCTCCAAACCCCGCATCGCTGATAGACAGGGCCAGACGATGATTCCTGAGCATCCCCGCCACGTTCAAATCTTCAATGCCAACAACTCGGTATGTACTAGCGATCTTTGTCGTCATCTTGTGCTGGTAGTCTGATCGGCGATTGGCTATGCGTCGGTGCAATCTTGCCAGCTTTGCTTTGGTGCGCTTCCAGCGATTACTGCCCTGTGATCGACGAGATAACTCACGGTTCAGACGCTTTAGCTTTCCCAGTTCTGAGCGTAGCAGTCTTTGATTCTCATACTGTATGCCATCCGAGAGAACAGCTAACGTCTTTATACCCAAATCTATCCCAACCGATCCTTGCAGATGCTCGTGCTCTGGCGGTTCGACTTCTACATTGATTGCCGCATACCAATGCTTACCATCTTTGGAGATCGTGACCGATTTGACTTCGCCGTCAAATCGCAAGGTCTCGGTCATGTTGATTGGTTTGTCCAACTTGGGAAGTTTGATCCAGTGACCGTCTAACCTAACACGACAACCATCTATCCGATATGACAACTTGCTATGCTTGCGAGATTTGAAGCGGGGATAGCCCTTCTTAGCATCACCGCCCTTGCACCGACGAAAGAAGTTCTTGAAGGCCATATCGAGATTGCGGAACCCTGTGTCCTGAGCGCACTTGTCAACCTCGTAAACCCAGGGATATTCCCCCGACTTGATGGCGTTGAACTGCTTCTTGAGCTTATAGGCGGACGGCTTCCCGCCGGCCTCGTATTGCTCGCGCCATCTTTCGAGTCCCCAGTTGTAACAAAACCTAGCCACACCGCAAGCCCGGAGCAACCATTGCGCCTGCTCTGTGGTAGGATTCAATCTAATTTTGTGCGCTCTCTTTACCTTCGCCACGCAACTGTTCCTCAAGTTCCTTCTTTGCTTTACGGCCCCCACGCCGCCCATAAAGTCTCGCTGAAAAACTTGTCACAACAGAAATCAAATCCTTGACCAATTCTTCATTCTCGTCGTCAGACGCTTTTTCTTCAATGGCTACGATCCGCGCCCCGTGAGACTCACAGAACAACTCAAGATAAGCATAGCCGAAGCGGGCAAGGCGGTCTTTGTACTCCACGACCACGACATTAACCTTACCCGCAATGATTGTCTTCAGCAACTTCCGCAACTGACGGCGGTTTTCGTTCAAGCCACTGGCGATTTCCTCATATACCTCAACAGTGTCGAAGCCAGCAGCTTGAGCATAGTCCTTTAGCCGCTGCGTTTGTCGGTCAAGATTGCCTGAGTCGGCTTGCTTGCGGGTAGAAACACGGCTGTACAATCCCGCTCTATCGCCATCCGGCTTGGTTTTCGTCTCAAGCCCGTAGAGCCGCAGAAGCTCAGACTCAGGATAACGCCGCTGACCACCAGGGGTACGTACTGGTTCTATCAGCCCGTCTGCCTCGTAGCGAATGAGGGAACGGCGACTAAGGCCGAATCTCTCGGCGGCTTCAGCTTGCGTATACAGCTTCATCGGTTGCCTTTGAATAAAAGAGCGTTTCCAGCAAGTCCTCTATCCGATGCAACCACTGCTCGAAGTCAGCCTTGTCGGGCTCCTCATCAAATGGCTGATCGAAATAGATTTTCTCGCCGTCTACGATTGCATAGTCTTTGGTCACTTCTTGAACCCTCACTTTCTCACCTCCAAGTATAGCACAGAATTAGAAACTCGTCAAATGCGTTGGTACGGGTTGTCATAGTTTGATACGCTTCCCGTCAGCAGTTGCTTCCTCCTTCTCAATCCTCAACACCTCATCAAGTATGCCCTCCCGCTTCGCAACCCTATGGCCGAACGTAGTGTTCGCCAATTCCTCCGCCCTGCTCTTTTTGGGTGGTCTCTCCCGTTTCGCAACCGACTGGCTGAATTTTGCCCTGTTCTCTGCTATACGACCAATCATGTCTATTAGCCGAACCCTTGCCCCAGACAATCCAGTGAACGTAACTGCCTTATCCTTGTTTTTCACAAGCCATGCCATCGGGTTCAATATCTCATCTTCACAAGTGAACAATGCCATCGTAGCTTCTTCTACCAATGAATATGCCTCAGCCCAGGTCTTAGTATGGAACTTGGCCGCCTTCACAATCTCAACACCCGTCCCTACCCAACCATTGATAACAGAATCAGGTTGCGAAGAACCGTTCAAGTTACAAAACAATTCCCCATACCCGCCAAGCAACCAATTCTTGACTCCTTTACGAATAGCGGCAGGAGATTCGTTTTCCGGTTCAGCCCCACCAAGAATGGCCTTAGCTACACTCTCTCGTATCTCCTTAACGGTTCTATGTCTCCCTCTGATATTGTCTTGCTTGATGCCCATAGCAGCGTTAGCTGACGCAATATCTGCTAAAGGATCACCAACAAGATTACTCTCAGCAATATCCGAAACAGTTTCTTCAGTTGTGATTGTGGGGGGATTCTTTTTACTTTTTATTTCTTCTTTTTTATTACTATTAATTGTTCGCGATAAACCCTTTGTCTTGTTCGTGGATTTTCCGCTATCTAGTTTGTGGGTTTCCAGCAAACTAGATTGTAGCTCTTTGTCGATTCTAGCTTGTTCAACTACCAAGTCGGCAATAGCTTTATCATTCAATTTATACCACAATCTACATGGGACACCGGCTCGCTTCTCAGTCATTACGCCAGCGTCTTTTAGATTTCGTCTAGCGGTGCTTTGCTCGTAACGTGTAAGCCCTGTTTTATATTGAAGCCTTTCCTGTGTGACGTAGAACCATCCATCATCTCCACCAAAATATCTTCGCATGTAAAGCAATTGACTTAAAAGTAAAGCGGTTGTTGCTCCCTTCAAAGCCCTTCCAAGAATAGAGCGATAAGCTACAATTTCTTCGCTGAGTATAGCATCAATGACTGACTGATCCATAATGACTCCTAGCTATTTATTCTGTTTCTTTTCCTTCGCCATTGCCTCATCAATCAACTCATCCAGGATTTTAACCATCGCCTTATCTCTGAGCGCGGCCAAAAGTTTGAGCTTGCGTCTTGTAGTAACCCAAATCTTGATTGTCGTATGTTCCATTTCCTTATCCCTTGTGTTGTAATTATACAATAATAATTTATGTTTGTCAAAAACTCATTTCCCATGATACAGTATGTGGCACTTGTGGCATAGAACGGTCAAATCTTCCAACCGCTCCTCGCCAAGCCTCTCGTATGTTCTATGATGGACTTCAAGCCGATTTCTACCATTGCACAATTGGCAACGATGCAATGTTCTTTCGAGTGCTTTATTGCGGAGACGCCTCCAATGACGTGTTTGGAGGTATTTGTCGTATGTGAGGTTCTTGAGTCTGTTGACTCGCCAACGTTTGAAAAACATACAAACCCTTTCTAGTTTTACTGTAAAACAAAAAGCCTCATTCATGTGAGCTGATACGGCTGACAGGCAAGACTTTTGCCTCTGGCAAAGGCAAAGGGCCGATCAGCCCACATGAGTGAGACTTTTTGCTTGCCTGTCCTCATCTACATCCTCCCCGTTTGCCAAGCGGATCATCGGTTGCCCCCCTATGGGCCTCTTATGATCCTATTATAACATATAAGTTATTAAATGTCAAATTTCCGTTTCCAATTTACATAGAAGCCGCCATCGCGACAAGATGTGTGAGGCCAGCCGACTAATGGCGGCTTCCCGCCAAAAATAGCCATACCTCCTTTTTCAATCTCAGGTGGATCGGGCCAATACACTGGTTGCCAATACAGAATCCTTACTGTTATTGGTTGACTAGAATTCCACCACCACTTGCCCTCTTTCCATCGTGCTAACACTACGTTGTACACATTGCCTGCAATCCAGCCCGACTTGTATGCAACGAATGTCATCATACCTGGAATTTTGGGCAAGTCATCATCAACGCTAATCCACTCAAACCTTGCCAATGCTAGGCGTAGTGCATTCATACTGTCCCAGGGTTCAGCCATATCATTAATTTCCAATGCTGTTTTGCGTGCCTCTTCATTATAGCCGAAGTCGCGCTCCAACAATTCAAGTAATGCTTCTGCTGTCACTTTCAATTCATTCATTGCTTATCTCCGGCAATTCAGGATAGTACAATGGTTGCCAGTACAAAACTTCCCTTCTCATCTGTAGTTCAGAACTCCACCACCACGTACCATCTTTCCATTGTACCAACACAACGTAATACTCGTTTTGTTTCATTTGGTACACGACAAACGCAAGCATCTTAGGGACAGAAGGTAATCTATCTTTAGTCTTAGTCCATCCGGTTTTCTCCAGCACATCACGCAGAGCATCTACAATCTCTTTGCTCACGTAGTACTCTAGTTTTATCCCGGAGTCGGTTGGAAAGTAACCTTTATGCCTGAATCCAGCCGGCAACTGACACGCATCGACTACCGCTTGTGCTGCCTTTCTCAGTTCCATTGCTCCATTCCCTCTTCGTATGCTTCCCTAAGTCGCCTGAACATCGCGGGGTCCCCACCAGCATCGGGGTGGTATATCCTTGCCAAAGCCCTGTACGCATTGATGATCGCTACCTTTTCTGCATCTGGTTCTATACCAAGAACCTCATGCCATTCCTGTGATCCATCTGACAATAGCAAAGTCGAATCATCTGGCATAACCGAGAACCCAAGAAAGAACTGAGAGAACAACTGCCCAAAATCCTCGGTTTCACTTTGAACGCCATACTCTTCCAAGGCGCGCCACAGGTACGTTATAGTCAATTGTGCGGCCCTCATATTGTCAAGGGCATCTTGATACCTGTCGCATCGAAATATGTACCTCTGACCATCGCGGTCGAATACGATCTCAGCTTTGCCACTGAAAATGTCTTGGGTGACGTGCAAGCTTGTCGTCCCCATCTTCCGTACCACGTTCATCAGGTCTCTTTGAATTGTGGATGCTTGTGCTGTGAATCTCCGCTTCATTGGTTTCCTTTCATGCGTTGGCTTTAATCTCTGATGTTTACCGATGAGCCTCGACACTATTCTCTGAGCCGTGCCGCCTGATTTTCCACGCACCCCATCAGTCTTCGGCGTCCCGGATACTTGCTATACCGCTCCTGGCGTACGGTTAAGTCGTCTCACGACGATCCATATCAATGCCAGCGGGAGGATTTGCACCTCGGATTTCTCCTCTTAGTTTCAGCTTTCCGAAACCTCACCAGAATGGCGCTGCGCTGGCACAAATCTACACACAACCTCTCGGACAATGACCATCTTTGTCAAGGGGCCTCTTGCACTTAGGACACCTTGCTACTTTCATTCTCTCAGTAGCCTCCCGAACAGTATTTCCCACATGCTACTCTTAATGAAATAGCGACTATCTTCCCAGGCAATCCTGTCCATGACCTGATTGATGATCTCGACGATGGCTCGCTCAAGGAGCAATTCATATGCAACTGTATCGCTCCATTCATCCCCAGGTCCACACTTCACTTGAACCCTGGCGAAATGATGTTGACCATTGACAAGCGCACGGGCGACCATCACTGTTTGATTCCCTTTGCCCTTAGAATCAACCACAGGGTCCCTGAAAGATACCCAACGAGACGAACCGTCTGCACTCTTGACCAAAACGGATAGTGTCTCTTTGATTTCACGCCGCAATTCCTTTCGGTCGTAGTTCATCATCTCATGATGTTGTTTTGCGTTCACTATTCTCACCTCCTTTCGGTGCGCGCCGCACTAGCTTGTCAAGCACATGCAACCGCAGATTTTCCAACTCTTCTACCCAATCTCCATCATTGTACCATTTCAGATCATACCTCCCATCAGCAGTTTTGAGAGCGCGCAATACCAGCTTGCCATCATAGGATATACAACAACGCCAACGATAGAGTTTGTCTAATGGTAAAGAGGTGGCAACAATAGTCAATCGACCATGCTCGATTTTCCAAGTCACAGGATCAATCCTGTTTCCAGAAATCAAAGCAATATAGAGAGCCGTGTTAGAAATCATTCCTGAATCGCTTGACTTTTCCAATTCCGTGTGATATAATGAATCTGCCACTTCCACTCTTCTATCTGAGAGGTCAGTCTACGGGCTGGCCTCTTAGAATTCATCAAACATTTGCGCTTCCATGTCTACGGCATCCTGAGCATGTTCGCCCAAAGGTGAACGTATAACATATGGATGCACACGCCTTGCGTATTTATCTATCAAGTCTTGAACAACCTCGTTCATCTCTTCTTCCGTCCAAATTTCAATGCTGGCCCATATCATCCCAGGATCGTAATTCTGCCTTCGTAGCGAACACCACAGATTTAATAAAGGATCGCTCTGACTTCCCTTTTTCACTCGTTCTCTGGACAGCAAGGCCATCCCCATATCCCAAATCAACTGAAGCTGCCACCCTGGTCTTGATTGACTCCTAAACACGAACGATAGCCAATGGGAATTCTGCTGACTCAGGTATTGGTCTTTGCTCTTTCCAAAATGAATGATTGCGTCAGAGACTACCCTATCACCAATACGTGGCTCCATCCCTGGCATACCATGCCATTCGATAGGTTCCAAGTCTTCCTTGACGATCATCGTGCGATTGCTATACCACATCATTTCACCCTCCATTATATTGGCTGATGGTGAGAGTCGAACCCACTACCTCCGCAAAGCGGTGCTCTATCACCCCAATGAGCTACACCAGCCATATTACATAGTGCATGGGTATCATTGGGTATCCCATATTAACCTATACAGTGCCTATGCCCGATACATTGCAGGTGCACCGGATTCATTACGTCGAATCAAGCTCAACCCATGCACTATGCCTTACCGCCGCGCCACCGTCATTCCAGAACCAAGTGTCTGCTGCGGGCCTCTCCCGTCACGAATGGCGTAGCGGTTGTTACCTATTTCTTCTCAATGCGATCCAGACGTTCCCAGATATTTGCCAAATCCCTGCCAACCAGTTCCGCTATTGTGTCTGAGAATACCGTAAGTGAGTCTAGCAACAACTCAGAAACGCCTAGCTTGGTGGCAGCCTCCGCGCTCTCATCCTCATTCAGGTCATAAAGCGGGATAAATTTGTGCCTGGCCATGTCCCAATAGCCAAAGCGTATTTCCTGTGTTGCCATTTCAATCCTTTTTGTTATTACTGTTTTCATTGCCTAACCTCCCTGTGTTGCATAGTGCATGAGTATCATTGTGTATTCTATATTAACCCCTTACAGTGCCTATGCCCGATACATTGCAGGCGCACCGGATTCATTACGTCGAATCAAGCTCAACCCATGCACTATGTCCCCTGCCATAGCGGTATCTCACAAACTACAATTCATCCGCACTATCGACGGGCGGTTCTGGGAATTCGATCTCAGCCTTTGCGTATTCATCGCGCATCCAGGTTATTAACCTGTTTGCCCCTTCTACGCTCACATTGTTGAGTTTGGTACTTTTTGGATCGAACTCTGTGCGGGCACGATTTACCCGTTTGATGAACTGCTCACCCTCTTTCCCACCGAAGGCTTTCTTCATCGTTGTTGCCAACTCCCGTATATACTCGACGATCTCTTTAGGAGCGGTCTCTCGTGATTCCTTCTGTCCCTTATCTGTCCAGGGATTCTTCCAAACCCTATCGGGCGGCTCATCGTCTGACTCGACGGCCATGATCTCCTCACGCTTGATATACATCCTGTTCTCGCCTTTCGTCACAGTGATGTATGCCCGCGCTCCGAGCATCTTCGATGGAAGCAACTCTTTTTCCACTTTACCATCCTTCCCCTTGACCATCTCATAACCTCCAAGGACGGATGCAAGTTGGCAAATAGCCATACGTGATCCGTACTCATCTGCAATGAGATTGTACATATCTTCGGGGAGTCGGCCTTTGGTTTCGGCCAATTGTTCTGATGCTCCGGGGACCATCGGAAGGTTCACGGCATCACTGATCAAGTGTTTGGGATCGTCGCAAACATCGGGCCACCAATCGAATGATACCTTGATTGATGTTCCATACTGTCTATTGTGGACTACAAACGGCTCTCCGATGCGGACAAGTGTCGCACAATAGACACCCTCGTCCAATTTCGCTCCATACCATGTCTCGGATACTTTTCCTCTTTTGTCTGCCCAACTCATTTTCATTCTCCTTATCATTCTGCGATTTCAGGTTTCGCCTTACAGTTCGTCAGCCGTGCCAGGGCTGAACAGGTCTCTCAAAGTTTCGGCTATCACCTCCAATCTCTCCGTGTTTGCAACATCGACCACATCAGCAACGTAACGTACCGCTCGATGTAGTCGTTCTTGATCCTCAGTGAATTTCTCGCCAGGGCTATACCCAGGCGGTACGCGCATCTGTATTTCTACGGATGCTATCAACTGAGCAACAGCAGGCATCGCATTGGAGAATGCAATACCCAATTCTGGGACAAGTGCCCCTAGGTCCATCTTGATGCTAGAAGTCACCGGGATACTTACAACTTTGATTTCATCTCCGATGATTTCTTCAACTGACTTACCGACTTTTTCCACTTTACATCTCCTCGATCTCTTCTGCGACGGCGATGGGGTCGCCAATACAATCGACCTCATCTGGCGTCGGCAAATCTGGATTGTCAAGATAGAACGCACAATTCAGCTCGACATTGACTTCTTTGGTTGTAGCCATTTCCACACCCCCTTTCTCTATTATGCTACAGCCTGCTTCACAGATTTCGGTACAGCCCCACGCCCCTTCCGCAATCGCATCAAAGCGATGTCTTGCTTTGTGAACATTATCTTACGTGGGCTAAACTGTTTCCCAATCGTTCCAGGACTGACACGTATTAACCCACTATCTGTCTGAATCCAGAACCCATTGCGTCTCATATAAAGCACTTGAGTTCCAGTTCCATCCAACCCCAAAATCTGGCTCACTTGCTGTGCTGTGTAAAGTTCCTCCATGCAATCACCCCCTTCCTTGTAGTTATTATAACATATTGTGATTATATTGTCAAGTACTTATTCTATTATCTATCAATCCTACTTTGAAACCAGAATCAACCAGCATCTTGACGTATTTCTCAGAGGATGTACATGGAAAACCAGCGATACAAATCACTCCGCCGGTGAGCATGATCCGGCATTCCTCAGCTACCACTTTTGCATCGTCATCAAACGCTTCATAAAAATCCCCGATACGAAACAGCAAGATTGTATCTGGATACAACTCGTGAAGCTCCAACCTATTTCTCAATGTCGGCCTGCATTGTTTGTCGTTCAGTCTGATTCTCACCGTTTTATGCTCCAAACAATTCCAATTATAGCTACACCAACAATTTCTCACGAGAAATCACAACCTCACACTTTGGTTTACTCTCAACCGGAACGCTTTTGATCGCTTCATCTATATCGGCTTCGGGGAATGCCGCAACAATCTCACCGGCAATGCTCATGGGACAAAGCCAAGCTTTGAGGTCCCAATCAAACCGCCTTTTGGAAAGCCCTCTAGCCTTGTCCAAAAGCTGTTTGAATGCCGGATTGTCCTTACCAAACCTGATAGCAATTTGACCATCTTCAACTGTGATCTTCACAGATATTGATTCCCCAGAATCTCCAGTGACCTGATACTCATCGATAGTGGGGAGTTCTAACCCAGCAGACTCAATCTGTCCACGGTATTTCTGTAACAGGTTTACAGCCTGAATTTGACGATGATTGTCGAGGCCAACGGTGCGTGCTTGGAAGGACAGCCATTTGCCAAATCCAGAATCAGCACCATTGAAACCAGTGACGTCACGCTTATAAGCACCATCACAAACCTTATCAAGATAATTCAATGCCTGTGTCAATTGTTGTAACTGATCCATTGTAATTCCTTAGCTTCATTCAATTCTAGCAGAAACCACACCAGCTTCAGCCAAGTCATCTGGAACGTCTTCACCGATGTATGCAATGTCAGTGATCCACGATCCCCCGAAAATCGCCTCTTGCCGTTCATGCTCATACCACGAGTTTATTACCTTGTCCCCTGGCGTTCTGGCAATGTGATCGATTTCCAAGATGACCTGTGTTATATGCACCCAATCCCCAAGACCAAAAACCAACGGACTGAACTTGCTGTTCTTCCACATGCGTGACCAGTCAAATTCAGTAAAATCCAATTTGTCGTAACACAGTCCTTGCTCAAATGCCCAATGCAAGTAGTCCTCGGTATGAGCAATTGCGGTATGTCTTTGTGAGAGAAGAATATCGGGAACGGAACACATCCAGCTAGCTTCTTCGCTATCTCTGGCGAAATCCTCCTGCTAGGACCCCTCTCAAAACACTCGAAAGCAAACCCAAACGGCGTGTACTGCCTGCCGACATGATCCGCAATGCCATTCCGACCGAAGCTGACCAATCCGTCAAGGACACTAGTAGGAGATGCCCAATGCGCTTCCCACAATTGACCATACTTGAGCGTAGCAATTGGATTGATTACAACCTGTGTTCTCGCCGGGACCTCGCACCAAATCATCTCTTCTTCACAGGGAAATAGAGAACCAGAGAGCCAATACCATGACTTGAATTTGCCGATATCCCCAGGTGTACCTACAGCGTAGCAAGCCCTCTCTTTCAGCGTTCCGCAACCTCGTGGCGTCCCATCCAGGACTATCTGTCTCATTTCAATTCTCCTTTCAATGCTGTAGCTTCACTGATAATCTTGTCAAGTACATGCTCGACTCGATTGCCGATTGTGCTGTCGAATGGCCCCTTCACAGACCCCACAAGAGCAAGAGCAGCGTTTAGAAGCTGGACAGGGCCATCAGTGTCAAGCCCCTCAATGCGCTTCTCCGTTTGACCCCGTACCTTGTCCCTGGCAGCCTTGACCGTAGTGATAGTCAACTTTCCATCTTTATTTCGCGGCTTTGCATCTTCAACAATTGCCCTTTGGCGTTCCTTGCTTTCCTTGCAGATGGCTCGAAACGCCGTTAGCGACATGCGTCCCTCTACAACTGCGTTCTGGACAGATTCGTCGGCCTCAAGCAAATCTGCCATAGTCTTGATGTCGTTGACGCTACGGCCGATAACCCTTCCCGCACGACTCACTGACCAGCCCTTTTTCTTCATCAATTCCCGAACAGCCATCGCCTCTGATAGTAAGTCGGGAGCCTTGTACAGATTCGCCGCAAGCATATCCGCCAGATCGACTTCATCTGATTCTGGGATGATGGCTATGGGCACTGTTTCCCATCCCAACGCCTTGACAGCCTTCAAGCGACGGTACCCGCTTAGGAGCATAAACTTTTCACCCTCAGAGCGTACAGTTAACGGTTGAAGCAACCCGCGCTCTTTGATACTCGCTTGAAGGTCTGTTGTATTCCCAACTCGACCTCTGGGATTATCTCCAAGAATAATGTCTTCTAGGGGAACTTCCAGTATCACTTTAACAGTCATTTCCACTCCTTCCCGACCGTTGTGACAGGGGCTTCTTCGATGCCAAACGGAGCCCATCGAACGTCTTCATCAGACTTCAACGCAGCCTTCTTGAACGATGATTTCAAGCCAAGATGCTGGGGAGCATTGTGTCTGCACCACTCGATCACCTCCCTCTCGTCCATCACAAGCCGGCGCATAACTCGGATACCGAGACCCATAATCTTCGCCTTCACTCCGTCCAGATTGAAGATATTCACCCGAATGTCTTTGGCTATCGCTAACTCATCAGCCATCTTCTGTCTTGCAAACTCAAGGGCCTCATTGGTTTCGATGAGCCATTGATATTCCATACACTCTTCTGCAAGCTTATTTCGAAGTTGCGAAGATCGATACTCCAATTTATCAACCTCTGCCTTGCAATTCGCAACTTCCCTCATCTGCAATTGATACGCTTCTACAACTTCTTTCTCAACGACATTCATTTCCCTTTCCTTTTTTATTTCGCATTTGGCAATCTGTCGACTGTCCTACCGTTACTGCTGCAAACCCATCGACAGCGGGGGGCCAACCATCCCACATCACACTCGCGCTCTTCGATGATGATCACCCAACCAGGTTTCTGGTAGGCTACACGCTTCGCGGCTGCCCTCTCGTCTGGGCTGAAAAAAGCCCTTTTGTTCGCTTCATCGATTTTGTAAGCCTTGAGAAGATTCTCGTTTTTCATCATTTTGACCCTCCGAGTAATTTATCTTCACCGTTCTCGTTCCTTTCTGCTGGTTGTGACGCCACCGGTGGGATAATATTATTGTCAAACTCTATCCACGCAACTGGTACATAACATACCAGCCGCTCGCGGCCATCTACGTGCACATGGATCGCGTTACTGATCAACTCTCGACCCTTCAGAGCCGATATACCAACCTCATCAATAGTAGGCAGGTAGGGGAAGGGGCGAAAGGGGAGCACTAATACCCTGCCGCTCCCCAGAACCTCATGGGTTCTGCCGTCAACGACACGAACTCGGTCACCGATCCGAAGCTCCATTTTTATCATCGCCTTTCCCCCTCTACCGGCCTTGCCGGTTAGCCCTACAGTTGTGTTCTCGACTCTACATACATTATAGCATGTTCCTGGATGCGCTTTGCTTACTGCCCCTCTCTGCCGCAAACCCTCGTGGCAATGTCATATCCAAGAGATTCTTTGATTTTGTAGAACGTCCACCCTGGCTTATAGCCTCGCTGTTCTCGGTATTCATCGAATACCGGAACTGAGAGCATTGCTCCCGCTTCCGCCGCGATGTCCGCCAAAACGTCTTCTGCTTCGCGAGACAATCTGAGACGAGTCTCAATGTCATCCATGCTCGTGCTCACAAGCTCCTCCCTGAGCGGAAGCCAGTCGTTTGCAACCCTGTATTCAATCATCTGGAAGACATCCACCGGGAGTGGCTTTTCATTGGTTGGATAGTACTCGACCAATTCGCTGTTATCATCACTCCTGCGAATACGAATCATCGCTGGTTTGATAACAAATTTCGTTTTCGCATCTGATACCCATCGCACCTTCACTGCATTTTCCATTTTGTCTTCCTCCTATGTTGAGTTCCCTTTTAGCAGGGCATTGCTACGATGCCCTGCTCGTGACCCAAACTTCCTTGCCGTCCAGTCCAGTTTCCAGAATCTTACGGGGTCGATGTTGTCGTTTTGCCGATTCCTCTGAATTCTGAAAGTATGCTTTCCTGTTCCTGATCTCATCCGCCCACATTACTACTGCCATCACGTGTGAGCAACCACCGCCGCCATGTCCGGCCCAATCACATTCACAATAAAATTCTTTTCTGCGAGTATCGTAGGTCACTTTGTAAATCTTGTCAGACCCGCCAGATTTGACGTTCCAGGCGGCGTATGCTGTACGTTCTACCTTGTGGGTCTTTGCCTTTTCTCTGAGATTTCTTGTGTTTACTGTGACTGTCCGTTTCATTTGCCTGTCTCCGTATAATCTATTGTATATACATTATAGCAGATAGACAGTATATTGTCAAGGTTTAGTTTACATAAATAACCTTAAAATTTTGAACGTTTTCAGATGGCCATTACTTTCAACACTCGTGTTCTCCGATTCCGGTTTTACGATAAAACATATTCGTTAAATGGGGAATCGTCATACTCATAATCGTATAGTTCTGCCAATACTCGAAGTTGCTCGATGCGCCCGTCATACGTGTGTGCCCAGACTATCCCAAGATGGCAGTCCATGCACAGACACATCATGTTGCGTTCGTCCCAACAAACATCGTGCCCGCTCTTGCCAAAGTGTGATCTGGGAATGACATGGTGAACATGATCACCACGCTCACCACATCGCAAACATCTTGCGCCATCACGTTCAACCACACAATTCCAGACTTTTAACTCAAAACTATTCATCTGATCCTTGCCATCGGCATCGTTTGATGTGAGTTGCAAGAATCATACCACCACAAGTCTCCTGCGGATACTGTGGCGGTTTTTTTGCCCTTGCGTGTGTAGGCAACGATGACCGTGCGGTCTGTATGGGGGCTCTCATAAAACTTCTCCTCGGACCTTATGACGCAATCCGAAACGATGTCGTATGAATACACGGATTTCATCCCCTGCGCCCAGATCGCTCTCCTCGCCGCGTTACTTAGATTGTTTGCCCTGAATTGCCCCTTCATTGGTTTCCCCTTTCTTACAAAAGCATGTGATGATTTTCTTTCCAATTCGCACCTGTCCAGTATCACGACAAATCGGACAGTTGAACATCGACAAGTTCTTGACCACGGGCTTTGGCTCGAATTTCTGAACCTTACTGTGTTGTGCTGTTTGGCTGAATAGCGGCAGATCTGATTCTCCAAAAAGATCATCCATGATAGTCAGCGTTCCTGAGAGCCCTTCGGGCCGCTGCCACCCATCCCACGCCATCTTCGTGCCAGTCACAGAATGGACAATCGGGCAGATCGTCAATCGACAAACCGGCTATGTTCCAGCAAGCATTGTTGACCATCGTCCTCCACTTCTCCTTAGTGTGAGCACTGCTAGTCCTGCAAGCTCATCCCATTCAGCTCTGTGCTCTCGACTTAGCATTATCGAATATCTGCAAAAATTTGTTGCCGTCGGTGCGAGTGTCAACACAAATCATAGTATAGTCATCCGCCTGATACACCCACCTCGGCAGAAATCGTTGTGTGTAAATCTCGTTCATGAAATATCGCCCAGACTTAGATTCCAATTCCTCTTCCGTTTCGGCGAAGTGAACACATTTGCCATCCTCATACCAGAAATATTGCCTGGCATCATCAATCGGAATGATTACCCAATCCTCTACATAGCCGAAGTATTCATAAATCTGTTTCTGAATTGCAAAGTATTCATCAAGCAGTTTCATCACCCCCTCCTTTCAATCTTAACTATTTTGCTCCTCCCTACGGATTATCCGCGGGTAGCCTTTTCAATATAGCTCTCCTCCGCGTGTAGGATGCGTGGCCCCCATAGTCTAGTAAATTTCTGTGTGGTGTGCTGAGTGTAGGTGGAAAAGCGCAACCATAACACAATGGATATAGTGGTAATGGTGAACGTTGTAAGCATGGCAGGTATCGGCCATCGTGTGGAGGTAACCATTTGCTCTGTCCACGTCATCCCAACCTAGCAGGGCGTCAAAGTAGTATTGAACGTTGTCACAGAGTAATGATGTTAATTCCCAGGACATTGAAATTGTTTTCATTGGTTCACCTCACATACCCTGAAAGATTGGCAAGTTTCCAAGATGCGCCAGGCGTGCGCGATCTGGGGCGTCCGGTTTCAAGGTAAAGTGTAGATTCTGTCAGGTCAATTACCCTTGATGTGATATTGCAGGGTGGGTATGGTTCTCTCTTTTGCTTAATGATGATTATATCGCCTACCCTTGCTAGTCTATTCATTGTCACATCCTCCTTAATGTGAGTACTGCCAGGCCCGCAAGGCCCAGAATGACGATAGCAAACAACAAGCCGGGGATCATCATAGCGTTTTCAACCATCGGCAATACTGTTATGAGTTCTAGCATGATGCCTCCTTGCGTCTGATAATCGAGAATCGAGTTGGGACTTCGTAGCCCGCTTCGATTTCTTTCCAGGCCATGTCAATAGCTTCATACATGTCTGCCAGCCATCGTCGCGCTTCTTCTTCTGTGATATCATTCCATGCGTTGGTGTGCGTTTCGTAATATTCGAGTTTCATCGTCTTGATCCTCTCTACCGGCTTTCGGCTACTCGCTGAGGGTCTCCTTGACGGCGGGCATCACCACCCTCATATCCTTCAGGAACTGCCTGTAGGCTTCGTTCTTCGCCATCATCGTCGCGTTGGAGAACGCGCTCGTACTGGTAGGAAGATCGTACCCTTCCAGTAATCCTTCAGTGATGTCCCTGATAGCCCTATCAATTATATCCAAGATTCCGGTGGTTCCCTTATCCCAAGCCTTGAGTATCTTGGTATAAATGAGCGCCCGTTCTTGGGTTACTGCAATATTGTTGGCCCACTCAAATACACTCAATGCTGCTGCTGGACTGCTCGCCAATTCCTCCGCCTTCCTCTTCCTTTGCTCTGCGGCTTTATTGATGACCCCTTCGATGTACTCTCTCACGTACTGCTCTGCCTGTGCCTTCGTTAACTCCGTCATTTTACTGCCTCCTTAGTATAATTTATCTTATATACATTATAGCAGGTAAACAATACATTGTCAATAGGTTTTTGGGATCAATTTACCTTAAAATTTTATCAGTTTTTCAATTATTACAATTTATTCATCTGATAAATATTATTTCACAAACGGAATAAAAAAAGACCGCCTGGCTTTCACCAAGCAGTCTCTTTGTGAGAGGTGGGGATTATCTTCGCTTCTTCAACACCTTCGTGTGACCCAATGTAGCGGATCCAAAAGCAACGAAAGCTCCAATGCCAATCTCCGCCAACTTAATAACCCATGTTCGCCAGTCACCCGTTGGCAGTTCGAAGACTTCGAGAGCCACCCCAACCCCCCAAGCAAGGATGGCAAACAAAGCTGTGAGACCTGCTGCTATCCATCGCTTGTAATCTGACTCCTCGATAGACTGATACCACTCAGCCTTCTCAAGTCGGCTGTAGATGAACAGACCTGCTCCCCCATCGACAACCAGTAAAAGCAATTGTTCCAACGTCATCCGAATCACCCCTTTCTACCCTACTCTGTTTGTGCGGTCTCCCCAAAAACACGTGCGTAACGCACCGCACCACACCGCAACGCACTATTTCAAGTGTGAAATGATCTCCCTGGCCGAAGCCGTTAATTCCCATCCCAATCTTGGAATTTGCGGATTCTTCCATCGTGCCCAGCCCTGAGTCATCAACGATTGACGATATCTTCGATACTGGTCTCTACTGATTTCCTTCTCGAACCTTCTCATGCTCGTGTCGTTTTCACATTCCGAAATGAACCACTCAAACTCAACCTTGTTGACCCTTTTCGTGTCAGCGGCCAGTCTTTCCCTTCCCTGATACGAATTCAGTAGAACCGGCATAGATGGCGGTTTGGGTAACTCTGGTAACTCTGGTCGAGGCGTCTCTATGGATTCATCTGCCCAGGTAGATTCCTCAGCCATGTTCGCCCGCCAGAAGTAAACAATCAGACAAGCCCCCAGGCCCGCAACAACTACCAACTTCCAAACCCACACATCGAACAGCATCCAAACGACCGCCCCCAGGAATGCCCCTCCGATGATACCCACAAACACGGCAGACAGAATCGGAACCCCCACATCTGACTGTAATGAGGGTTCTCTTGTCGGTATTCGTCTTTCCACTACTGAATCATATCGCTTCATGGCCTTCTTCGCATTCCACTCCAAACTATCAGCGCAAACATACCACCAATGATAGCTGGAATCAACCACGCACCTATCGGGATGTCAAACATATCTCAACCCTGTCTCTGATCATCTTGGCTAAAACCCTTGTCTTCATACTACTGATGCGTCTGGGCGTTTTCAATGAGGGCAGCCCCTGGTAACTTCTCACAACATCAATTGCTGTCACGGTAGGATTGATTTTGCCAGACGCTACACTACTCCAATACGCTCCGCTGTATGCTCCCAACTCCTTTGCAACCGCTCTCCACGTCCTAAAATCGCTGTGCAGCCCCAGGAGCGTCTCATGAATACTTTGAACCATTGCCCCATTTCCTTTCTTAAAGCCTGTTGGCGGCAAAGATAGTCATATTACCCGTCAATCTAGGGATAACTATAGCAGAAAACCTAACAGGGGTCAAGATTTCCCATTCAGTTCGGCATCTATGATCTCCACACGTTTTTGAATGTCAGCAAATACGCCACGAAGTATCCTGGTCTCTCTGATGATTTCGCCCAATTGGTCGAAGTATTCATCAGACTTCTCTAACACCCCATTTGGTTTGTTGGCTTTACGCTTTATCAACCATCCAAACATGACTACCCCTTCCTACGAATTTCCTCTCTCAAACCATCAAGCTGACCCTTCAAATCCAGCGTATGATTCATGCTCTCGAATCCAGCGCGCATCGTCTCATTTACTTCCCTGAGTGCAAGCGCCATCTCCTGCATTGCATCTGTACACATACGAACACGCTCCGAATCATCATCTGTTCTGGCTTTCTGACATTCACATAATGAACGCCATAATGCCCACGCTATAGCCGCCATCACTACCGAAAACAACCCAACTGCACCTAGCTGAATCCAAATACTCTCAACAATCGCTTCCATTTCAATCTCCGCAAGGACCTGGCCCCTCCCATTGAACCGCTATCCCGAAATACCCTACCCCCTTCATTGCACAAAACCTCAACGGGAACCAACTGCCCTCAGGCGTCGGCGTGCTTGTAGGTGTACTCGTAAATGTAGGTGTACTTGTGAATGTACCCGTAGGTGTACCCGTAGCGGTCGGCGCAACTGTTGGCGTAGCTGTTGGCGTACTCCCTGGCGCAGGAATCAGTTCTACGAAACTGAATACCTCATCAGGCCCGTCGTTTAGGGAATTGATAGTGAGCGCGCCGCCTCCACCTAGCTCCGCCCTTCCTAGAGCGACACGCTTGTGTACCCATTCCCCGCTTCCCAACTTTCTGATCCTGTAACTTCCCCCGTCGTAATCCAAACCTATTTCGTCCGTTCCGTTGTCCAGGAACCATAGCTCTACCTCCCATCCTATAACGCCTGGAGCAAAGTCTTCATCTGTTATCAATGTTACAGAGTTAATACCGTTGATTTGATCTGTACGCCTCGCATACTTGCCCTCATAGAATGGTGCAACTACAGGCCCGATACGATACACGGGGACCAGCTTCTCATCCGAATCCAAAAGCTGTTTGTAGTTATTGTGAACAGCCGTACAGTACCAATAGTTGTCTACAGTCCCCCAGGAATATTCCCCAGGAGCAGGGGCAGAAAACATGGCGATCCAAGCCGTTTGTGGGTTTGATAGATGTTCGCTGGTGAATCTATTCATCCAGGCAAGTTCTTCAGCATACGGCAAGTCATCTGGATAGGCAAACACACCAGCAGGATATGCACCACCAGTCACCTCTCCCGCCCATTGTGGAGGGAAGATGAAGTCTACCCCTTTGTCAAGAGCATTGAGGTAGCTCCACCAGGTCTGGTAATCACCCGCCCTGAAAAACTTATCGAACGGTCTGAGCCAGCTTCCACGCTCAAACCCACTTATCAGTTGTGGATTGTCGATGATCGCTTGAACGGAACCATCTATAGTGTAAGTGCCATGCGTGCCAGTAACCTCACACGTGAGCCAGTTGGCATCCCATTCATCAAGGGAGTTATTTTGGAACCCGATGCCAAGCTCAATCGCCTTGTCCTGGAATTCTACCCGCTCATTTCTACGGTCGTATGGCGGTTCTGGAATGATGCAGGGATACCCATACTGCGTAGCGTTCATCAGCACCAACGGAGCGTCTGGGAAGGCTTCCCTGTATGCTTCCATGACACCAAATGTCCAAACAAACCATTCACATGGTTCTAACCTGTGACGCTCACCCGTGTTTGGATCGGCACTGTACAACCATACAGAACAAGCGCACTCAGCATCATTTCTGTCGGGGTGTGTCTCTCCGTACAACCCGACAGGAATCTGTATGCCGGCCAAGTATGGATCAGAGCTGTATTCTCTTGCGAGATTGTCCAAGAATTTGGAATATTCGATCAACAGTAACGGATTATCATATCGTGGTATCAGCCACCCATCCGGATGCTTCCATGTCATCCCCAACAAGCTTGATGGAAGCCCAGGATTGGCTTTACTTCTGTTTTGATAGACCGGTATACGCAGAACGTACCCTTTGCCGGCAGCAGTTATCTGGGATATGATAGGATCAAGAACGTTCCTACGTACCCCTCTATTACCATCATCAAGCTGTCCCCACGTGAACTCTACTTGAATCAGGGATAGATTGGGGTCGTTAAGCGGGACTAGGTCAATTGCCTCACCGTGGAAATACCCCAATCCGCGCAGGGGTACGCGAAACTCATCAATTGTAGCTCCCTCATTGATAACATAATTCGTACAGGCCACCAGCAAGCCGATGACCAATAATATCTTCACGCACTTGCTCATTGTCTCTCCCCGAACTCTATGAATCTTCCTATGAGCAAACTTTTGCTCATAGAACTATCTTATAGCATGTGTGCATATCGTTTTATGCACACCATGTGCAAAATCAGTTTTACCGTAAAACCGGTCTTGGAGTACTGTGCACAAGAAAAAACATCGTCATCAATAATGCCGAGAATTACGTTTTGTTACTCCTTTGCCAATTGAGTGATCCACAACTCCACGCTGTCCGGCATGTCCAAGGGTGTTATCGACAATGTTTCATCCTCGTGATTATACACCGTGCTTCCCACCACGAAAACCAACCCATCGGGGAACAGAACGTTCAGAACCTTCATCCTGTCACCGATCTTCACATTGTAGACCGGGACCATCGTGCCGCCCTTACGCCGCACCTTACCCTTCAACTTGATGGATGCCCCACGCCACACCTCGTCTTTCGACGAATCTAGTTTTAAGTCCCTCAATCTCAGGGCGGCGGTGCCCGTGGCCTCGTCCCCGGCCTCGACCAATAAATCCCTCTGCCCGAACTCATCGACGCTGTCCGTGTCCGAGGCCATCGCGGTGTACGCCACTGGATCACCGTACGATGCGACGACCCGATTCGCCATAGACTCGTCCGGATTCATCAGCTTGTAGCTGTCGAGATTGGAGACATTGATTTCCCATTCCCAGTCGGACGTATCGATTTCTTTCAGCTTGGGGATTGCGCCTGATGTCCAGCGCCATCCCTTGATGAAATCTACCGTCATTATCGAATCCCAGATATCCGTGTAGGGACACCCCCACCACGCCCACAATTGACCAATATCTTTCGTTGTCCAAACAGTCCACAAAACTTTGTCGGTCCTGGTGTGTCTGGTTGTTCCCGCAGCATCCCAAATTTCTACCCACCAACCTGTATCGTCATGCTCGTATACTACCTGGTAAAATGTGTTTGCCGACCCGGTGTGTGCCACCTGACCGCTTCCGGCCTGCCATGCCAATGCTGCATGGTTCCAGGTAAACCAGTTCAACCCATCGTCATTATACATGATCCTTATGTCGTCTGCGTTGTCCTGAACCACCTGCATTATCAGGTTGGCATAGAATCCGCCAGAGGTGGTCACTGACGGAGCAGCGTTCCCCGACCACAATCCGAAAAACCCAGCCCAAGCGTTTGCTCCTGACGTTGCTCTCTTAGCTTTAGTGACATATCGTATCCTAACATCACGTTCATAATCGTCTTTCTCTATCATCGTTTTGTCGTACGACATGGCCGCCTCGGTGACGGCGGCGTTATAATCATGACGCATGAAACTCGCGGCCACGTCGATGTCGTAAGACCCGCCGCCGCCCACGCTCACGCCCTGCCAAGGGGGAAGCAAAGACACGTCGTAATCGCTGTCCACCCTGATCCCCATCCTTCCGTTCGTCCATCCCGACACCAAGAACATCGCCGGCTTCGGCGGGGCGTCGTCAGAGCCGAACTGAACGAAATGCTTCACGATGTCTCCCAGATACTTGCTGTATTGAGCGAACGTGAACGCATTGTTGCCCAAGTCCGTCGTGAAGTACTGTATATCCGACAGGTCCATCGCTATCTGGCCCGATATTCCGAGCTCCCTGACGGCGTAAGCTATTGGCTCCGTCACATTGGGTTGCGTGTTCGGGTTATTGACCGCCTCGTCGAGCAGATGCTCCATGAGCGTCACCCAGAACCCCCTGGCGACGACGTTGACGCTGCTGAAGCGCCCTTCCTTCCACACGCGCGACGTTTCGGCCACGCGGCCGGCCCAGATCGGATTGTCTGATCCATCAGCATACACGAACGCCAGATCGCCCTTCCCGAACGTTAGCTCGTTAACGGAGAGAAAATCCTCTATGGTGAATGACAGCTCCTGGTCACCGCCAATCCAGTTCTGGATGCCGTGCTTAACCCCCAACCCTGTTATCCTAGAGTCAAACAGCGTGATCAACGGCTTGGCAACGTACCTATCGTTGCCCATATCCGTATGTCTCAGAATCATCACATTCATCATCGCACATACCTAAAATACGGTGTGATCCAAGCAAAAATGCTAAAATAATCGGAAGCGTTGTCAACGGTCTGCTTGTATGTGTCCGGGCAGGCGCTAAGCCCGGAACCCCTGCCCACCATGGTCAGGACGGAATCCTGGCCCGTGGGAACGTAAATCCTGTCACCGGCCCAACTCGCACCGCTCTGGGTGGTCAACGTGCTGAACGCCCACGACTGATCGGTTGCGGTCCCGACCTTCAAAGCCCCGAAGTCGCTGTTGCGAAGGAACGAAATCATCATGGCCACATCATCACCCGAATCCGGAACCCATGACGCCAATCCTATCGCGAGGTCGGACGGTATCAGCCACACGCCGTCTATTGCGTAATCATTCGAGCAGGCCGCCGGCCTCTCCAGGAACATCATCAACACGCTCCACGTATCCTGGAGATCGCCGAAATTCTCGACGATCTCATCTCTGCCGGTTCGCCTCTGGAATTCCATTAAGGGGGTTGGTGGCAACACAATTTCACCAAAGTCTATCAATAACCATTCATTAGAATCTTGCGTGCAGGGAAGTACGACTTGGTCTGTTTGATAGTTATATTTGCCGTCACCATACCCCACAGCAAATTGCACCTTGCAACACGGCGTTGTCCCCGTCTCATAGACCCTTGCCAACAACCTGAAACGCCCGAAATGCCTCAACCATTCAATATAGTCTCTCTGCAACCTGATGTCGACGCGCCGGATATTATCGGTCGTAGCCGGAGTTATCAAAACCTTGTTTCCGCTGATGGTCGTGGGATCGCCGGTTACGACGGTGTGAGCGGCCTCGATGTACTCATAATCTTCGGCATCGTAATACGTTTGAAAATGAGTTGCGTCAAGTCCTCTCAAACCGATGAACCATTCATAATCATTTCCAATGGTATATATCATCCGTAAACCTGCCGGAATATCGCCGGGGATATTCCCGAACACAATTTCCGATCTGCCTCGTTCATTACTTCTGTTGAACACCTTACAATCTTTTGCCTGCGTCCACGCGAACGGGGCTTCGCCGCGCCCCCTCTCTATGACTGCCACCTGGGCGTCGGTCAATTCGACGGGCCAATATCTGAAATCGTAGATTCTCCCGGCGGGGTATGAACGGTCGTAATTCATCCCGAACCACCATGCCGGGCCATCGTCTGTCGAGGGCAAATCTCTGTATGCGTGAAATCCATCATATGTCGCAGATGATCCGATGCTCACACGATTACGCCATATCTGCAATCCGTTATCAAATCCATATCTGAACGTCAACGGTATGATGTCCCCTTGATTCCAAGTCGCGAGAGCCGAAGACACCAACGTGGTATCCCCAACCAAAAACACGATCTTGCCGTCTGATTGGCGATAATAAGCATAAACTTGTGTAGAGCCTCTCAGATAAGTATTCCTATCGAATTGTTCATTATAATCATCGGCAAACGTGCCATAATCAAACAAAAAAACATCGTGATATGGCGATTCATAAGCTCGATTCGTTACAGTACTTCCCACCATCACATTAGATAAAACGGCGACGGAAGTATGAACTCCCGCGTCAATCTGCAAATCCGCTCTGTCCTTGTGATTCCACCTATATCGCCAATAAGTTATCACCCCGGGATTCCCGTCCCCGGTTGCGACCAATAACAGATTCCCATCTTCCGACATACAAACTGAATTACATTGATTAGAGGCTCCGCCCAAAACATGTTCGGTATATGCTTGCCGACCTGCCGTGAGTCCGGTTCTCATCTGCCATTCTATCTCTTCATCCGTGTATAGCTCTTTAGCAATGAACACGCCTGCCAACAATCCATCCCATTTCAACGTTGTGTCGGCCCTTGCTCCAATTATCAATGGATCGGTGGAAGTCGCGATGTTTCCAGCAGTGCCCGCGCTGATGGCAGAATCCCTATTGCCATACATATCCCATACCGTTACCTTCACATTTGTGCCATCATATGTTGCAATAGCACATACCCAATTTCCAGCCGCAGCAAGACCCAAAGTGCCCGTGGCAGTGACCCAATTTGTTCCATCCACTGATACAGCGGCTTCGATTATACCTAAATCAGTCGTTTTGAGATAATATGATCGTTGTCCCGCCGTCCAACCCTTATTGATTATGTACTGTTCAGTATACACCAAATCCTTTTTGAAAAATGCCCCCCATGTGAGGGTTTGATTATTCACATTGAAATCAGCATCAACAGAACTCAACCAATCATTCGCCCCATCAAATATCAATGCCTTACCCCTGATAGATTCAATGTTCGACCAATCCGCCGCAATTGTAGAGCCGCCACCCCCGAATCCATGCACAGTCAAATCATTATTCTGCCTGCTCCTATCATTGAGAGTGGCGGCGTTTTCCTCACCGCCGATCCACCAACCCAAGATATTCCCGACCATCGGACCCGTGCTGTAATCTGTTGTGATGTATTGAACTGCTCCATCATATTCATTGCCAAACTTCTGCTCTATGATGGTTATGCCAAGGTTACTGGCAACCACCAAAATATCGCCGGCCTCATATCCTATCAAAATATCGCCAGTCTTAAATCCTTGCGATTTCTCGTAGAATCCTTGTTTTGGAAGTACGAAGATGTCATTAATGTTGGTTGCAGCAACACCTAACAATGCAGGATCGGTAATAGTATCATATATTTTGGTATAAACGTCAGTTTGATCAGATGTATAAAACGCGGCCCGCTCTAACATGTAGACGCTGTTCACATCCCCGGCGGTCGTGGCATTCCAATACAACCGTCCCTCTGATGTGAGCCAAACGTGATAGACATCCGTGTAAGTCGTGAGCATGAAACGAATCGTCGCGCTTTCGGGGTAACGACTGAATACAGACTCGAAGAGCATATATACGCCCACATCCGTTCCGACGACTACCACCTGACCTTTCCCATCAATATAAGCGGCCCTGACATCCCACATATGCTCAGCTAAATTGAAAGTGTCCAAATCATCAAAGATTTCCCAATTTTTGCTACCATTACGTTCACTCAACGAACCCTCATATTCCATTGTATAAGTACCAAAAGATCGCGCTCTATCATTTTCAAAATCTACAACTATTAACCTCGCGAAATTGACAGCTGAATCGTGCTCAATGATGTATGCCCGTCTGTTCAAAACATGAATCGCCTCAGTGACAGGATTTGTACCGGTTGACAATATGTTTGTCGCTCCCCGTGTAAACTGCATATAAATTGATTGGTCGGAAGCATCTCTGACATATACATTAGTAGCATCCCATTCCCAAACCGTGACGGTCGGGAAATCCCCCAACTCGTCGTGCCAAGAAGTCTGTTCCGCTTCCTTCGATGTCCACCAATCACCCCCATCAATATCCTGGCGGATGTCATAAATCACCTGATGGCCTACAGGATCACCAGAAGTCCCATAGGCCAACTGAGCGCAAGAAGGCTCCCAGAACATCCCGATGGTTCCGGCCTTCCTGTCAAACAAAGCGTTTTGCTGCCAAGCCCTCGCCCCACCTGTTATCTCTAATCCACCATCATCTATGGCCGTGATGTGACCCAGCTCGCCACCGGCGCCGGCAGTCCTGCAAGCGGAACCACCAGACCTCAAAACAGGGTATTCTGACCCACGTCCCTCTCGCGATTGAACGGTCAAATTGATCGTGAACAATCTCTCACCTGGAACAGTAGATGGATACCTGCCCTGATCAACTGTTCCATCCACAATTATCCACTTGATATAATCGCGCCCAAACGTTGCCTCTTCAAGTATAGCTCCTTGTTTCAACCACAACTCCACCGGAGCGTCTTGTCTTAGTTTAGAGGCAAGTCTAGCCTTATCCAGCCACCAATCAATCTGACGTGTCAAACGTGACACCTGTTCGTCTGGTGACTGACCGGTTGAACTTTTCTTTATCATCTGGAAATTGAGCGATATACGATTGCCATTTATCCGCACGCCGTTTTCCAGCAAACCAATTCCAGATGTCAAATCTTGAACGATAAATTCATCATTACCTTGCTTGAACTTGATACTCAGCATAGTTACCCCCTAGATAGTATTTTGTTCTATTAAGGCTTTACAACCGGCACCATATCGTCCGGTGAGAAATCGCTCAAGAATATTCTTTGCGGCATTAATATCCGCATCATCAATATGGCCACAATCTCGACAAAGAAAACTCTCGCCATTGCGATTGCTCCGCTCAGTGTGACCACATGCATTACATCTTTGACTGGTATAGTAAGGACTGACTCTACGGAACGAAACGTTCGTTTCTTCAGAAGTCATTTGTAGTCGATTTAACCAGTATGAATATGCCCATGCACCAAGCGCGCGCCGCATGTTTTTGGTCAAGCGACGTTTGACCTTCGTCTTATGATTCATCTTTTGTAAATCTTCTACTACAACCAATGAAGCAATCCCGCAAACCTTTTTAGCAACCTCTCCCATCCTTTGACGTAAATGAGACCTTGCTCGTTTCTGTCCTTTACTCCCCCATTCACACCGCTTAATCTTCGCAACTATCTGTTCAATATCTTCACCAAACATAACCCCTGTATTTAGTGTAGCCAACTTCTTAATGCCAGTATCTACACCTACACAACGATCTGGTTCCTGTTTAGGGCCAGTTTCGATTTCAAATACAAATTGAATCGCATCTTGCAAAATCACATAGAAATTAAGGCGGCGGCCTCGTGCATTCCACTTATTAAATTGCCTATGAAATTGGATAGGTATATCCAATTTAACCTTATTGCCAACAGAGCGTATCTGTAACCAAGCATCAAATTCTGAAGTCTTAGATAGTACAAGATTAGCAGTGCTAGAAGTCCAAGCCATTCGCTTTCCAGTATGTACAGGCTTCGACGGTTCCTTACTACATTTCTTAGCCAATTGCCTAGCAGATGCAATCATATCTACCGCTTCCCTAGCTGCGGTTTGTTTCATGCGTTGTGAGAACCAAGTATCTACAATTAAATCTATTTTATCCTTTTTTAGCTCTGCCTTTACAGGCGTATCATCCCACCACAAATCTATATAGCCATTGACAACTTGTACATATTCTTGACGAATCATATCTAATGTTTGCAACTTGCGCTTGTTAGTAAATTTTAGACTACACTTTACTGATCGCTTAATTTTCATTATTACTTATTCCTACTTTAGAAGATGCTATAATACGCAAAGCAAATCTTATAACAGCACTATCAGATTTCATGCCATATTTTACCTTAATGATTTCAATAGCTTCTTTGTCTGCACTCCCCAACCAAATCGTTGTCCGTTTCATAATAATAAGTATATCATAATAACATACATTTGTTAAATTTCCCTAACTAAATACTCTCCTCCCACCAAAGAAACTCCCATCACGCCGTGCCTGTGATCCTATGAATTCATCCATCATGCTCCAAATATCCGTTCCAAGGAATTGCTCACCCAAATACAGCAATACATCCAAGGTGTCAAGGTTGGAGTCGCGGATGTCGGCAAGTATCTGGTCGCGCCGATCATCGTTGGCACTACCACCGCCTCCTCCGCCACCGCCTCCTCCTCCCCCACTTACAGGTGGGGCATTGAATTCAGGCCACGGATTACCATCAACTTGTTCAGCTATGCCGCCCTCAATGTATCCACCATATGGCGATCTCCCACCCATCAATGTTTTCGCCGAAGCGATGTTATTGGCTATCTGCATTGCCGAATCTAACATATTTCTAGATGTCCCAACACCATTAGAAAACTGACCCGCTATCCTGTCCAACGCATTGAAGAATGCCGTGATCTTTGCCTCATCGGGCATGACAGAATCACCAAGCTCATTCAGGAAATCAAGGGCAGATTTCATCGACTCGAATACTTCCTTCATGTGCTCTGCAAACACATCGGCGGCCTTCAACGCTTCTGGTGAGTATTCAACAGCAAGCCAGATTATCCTCCACAGAATGTACCGAATCATATCGACCATCGTGTCTATCTTGGCAGGAGAGATATACTTACCACCTGTGAACTTCGTCAACTCGTTCAAAAAGCTGAGTGCCCCAGACACGGCATCCACAATGCGTTTCACAGCATCCGAGAAATCTGCGGCGGCTTTGATCCCTTCCTCCTCAAACTCACCGGCAAGTTTGACCATTTGCTTGATGACCTCTTTCAAATCCCCAACGAAGTCGGCCATAGCATCGGCCATGCCCATTATCCGTCCGCCTTCGACTTCGGCCCCGTAGGTTATCAACTCACGCATAGCATCCACAGCGGGTTTTATCATACCGACGATCCGGGTCACATTCTCGGAAAACACGGCGGCGGCTTTGATAGCTTCCTCTCCAAACTCTTTCTTAGCAGCAATGTTCTTGATCCATCGAACGACCATTTGCAGGTCTTTCACGAATGTGATCCAAACCGATTTTAGATTCGCCTTGCTCACATATGAACCGAGGGCAGTCAAACCATCCACGCCATCTTTCAACATGCCGACGATCTTGCCAGCATTCTCAGAGAACGTAGCGGCTGCCTCAACTCCCTCTCCCCCGAACTCCTTCTTTGCAGCTATGTTCTTCATCCAGCGAACAATCATCTGCAAATCCTTGACGAACATAATCCAAGCGCCCTTTAGATTCTCTGCGCTCACATAGTCGCCAAGAGCAGTCAGCGCGTCGACGCCTATCTTGATGACTCCAACAATCTTACCTGCGTTTTCTGAGAACACAACGGCAGCTTTAAGAGCCTCTTCACCGAATTCATCTTTGGCGGCAACCGGCAAATCAAGCACCAGGGCCTTCCATGCGCTTGTTAATGTCCTGGCCCGTTCGTATTCACCCAAAGCCGTGAGAGCATCTACAGCAGGTTTCACTACATCAACAATCTTCCCCGCACTTTCAGCAAACACCGCCACAGCCTTCACCGCTTCGGATTCCCAATAGTCTGCCATATCAAGAAGAGATTGAACGATTATCTGCAACCCTACTGTAAGCTGGAACATCTTGTCTTCCAGCCCGCTCACATGCTCATAATCTGCCAACGCAGCCAAAGCATCGACAGCTCCCTTGATCAACCCCACCACCTGATTCGCAGACTCGGCAAATGCAGCAACTCCCTGGAGTTCCCCGATAGTCCATACACCTACCAGATTCTTGATTTCCTTCATCACTATGCCAATTTGCTTGAATACGGGAGCCACCCTCTCTGCAAGATTAGCAAATTCGATTCCCTCATATTCTGCGAGGGCCGTCCCCATGTCAAGCGCCTTGATGATGACGTCGATCACAGACCCTATCAGATTTGCAACGTCCTGGGCGCGCTTCAGCTCGGCCTCCCACCAGCCCCACGCCAACGAGATCGCTTTGTTCACCGCGTCGTGCATTTCTTTCAATAAATCAATCACCGCGTCACCCAGGCCAGCGAATCCGCGATAATCTTTCAGTTTCTCGAAGGCCTCCATCCCCTGCGTCAAGAACGACACGATGGCCGACATGGTGTCCGCGACCTCTTTCGCGCGCTCCAGGTTTGGGCTCCCGCCAAGTTCCCAGAACAGGCCTATTAATTTGTTTATGATGGTCGTGAACGTGTTGAGGATCGCGGGGATCCCGACCACCTGGGAAGTGCCAGCGTCCTTGACACCCATCGCAAGTCCCGCCACGAGATCGTGCCCCAACTCGGCGAAAAGCCTGGAAGGAGACTGGGCACCAGCAGCAGCCGCCGCGCCGGCATAAGCCGCCTGGATCACGGCTACCAACGCGTTGACGTATTCTTGCAGCCCGCTGAGCGTTCCCTTGATCAAACCGCCGGCGATGTCTTTTCCCAAACTGATTGCTTTGTTTATGAAATCTTGCTTCTGCCCCACTACCGCCGCGTCGATTATCTCCTTGACCTTGTCGGGCATAGCCCCTAAATCATCGGTAATCGCAGTGAGCATGTCGGCGGCCATGTCCTTTATCGCCGTTGCCGAATCATCTGCTTTAGTATCTAAATCTCCCATCGCGTCCTGGCCGTCTTCGATAGCCGTCTGCATGTCTTTCGTTTTCTTCTTCATTTCTTTGGCCGCTTCCGACGCGTCAGTGAGACTAGTTTTCACGTCGTCGGCCTCTTCTCCAACGTCCTTAACCGCATCCGCGGCTTCTTCCGAACCGTCAGCCATTTTGACGAGTTCTGGGAAGAATTCCTTCAATGCATCATACAACAATTCAGAGTTGTCCTTCGCCGTCGTCATGCCCTCGCCGAAATCATCCACCAGGATACTGGACAATTTCTGGATGGCCCCAGCCATCTCCGGCGTGACCTTCTTCATGCCGGAACTTATCAAAGCCCACGCCTCGTCAGCAGTGACGGGGAGACCGCCGAAGAAATCGTCCAAAACGCCCTGCTGCTCCATGATGCTGAGAGCCATTTGCGTGAGCATATCAGCCAGACCCTGCCTTTGCGCCTCAAGTTGTTTCTCGCGGGCATCTTTGGCAATATCAGTTTGTTGTTGGGCAGAATCTTTAATAACTTTTATCTGTGCGGCCTCTCCCGCATTGACTATCTTTAATTCATCATCATAAGTACCTTGAAGCTCTTGCACCTTTTGATCGTAGATGTCGTTCCACCATTTTAGTGCGGCTTCATTTTCCTCAGCACTTCTAGTATGAGCACCAGTCATCACCCAATGTAGTTTATCAGCGCGCTCTTGCTCAAGTTTTTCTAAGTCTTTGGTCAGTTGTTTCTCAAGATCCTTCCGTTTTTTTGCCGCGGCCTCTTGCTCTTTTCCAATATCCTTTTTCTTCCCTTCTTCTATGCCCTTCATCTCGGCCTGGAAATCTTTGTATCCCTGAATCACACCATTCAATTTCTCACGTAAATCCAGAAAAGAACTAGCTAGATTGTTCAAAGCCTTGCGCTTGTTATCAAGAGCTTCCTTTGCATCATCTACTTTTTTCTTCTCTTCCTCATTGGCCTTGATCCAAGCATACGCCCCACTGGTTGCTTCATCCAGGCCAACTTCAACATCTTCAAGCATATCACGCTTACGTTCCAGGGATGCACGGGCATCATCCACTACTTTCCGTTCTGCAGCAACAATCTCCTCAAACGCTTGATCCGCTTCGACAAGTTTCTCCATTGCGATACGAGTCTTATCTATTGCCATAGTTGCCTTATCAAAAGATTCCGGCAACGGCTGAAGCTGTTTACCCATTCTTTCAAAGTATTCAACATCTGCCTCAGCCATATCGGCAACACGGATTAATTCATCTGCGAGTTCAGCTACTTCTGGATGTGTTTTTCTCACCCATTTGAGGACAGTTTCATTAGTTGATGCAAATTCAGCTAATCTCATATTTGCCTTTTCTAATGCAGCTTCTTTGGCCTCAATCGGGCGTACCATCGTGTCACCCTTAGCCAAATCCTCCTCCGCCTGCCTAACCCTTTCCATAATTTCATTATATTCCAGGGCTTTCATCGCGGCATCTTCCAAGGCAAAACCCTGTTTCTGTAACTCAACGCGCAAATCAAAAATATCTTCAGCCACAGTACGATTTGCAAGGCCAGCCGCTTCCATCATTTCAACATAATCTTTATACTTCAACGCGGCCTTGAATAATTCATCAGACTGTTTTTTCAACTTATCTTCTTGGATTTTCATCGCCGCCACAACGCCACCAATGGCAGCCACAACAGCGATAATAGCAAGCGCCCACGGACTCAATACAGCCAACACAGAACCTATGGCTGTGGCTACACTCGTTAAAACTATTACAAGGCCAGCAATAGCCAGTCCCAACTTAACAGTGTTATCGTCAAGTTCAGAGAATTTGCGAATTATCGGAACCACTTTCTTGATCAGATCGACGAGGCTGGGAATGACTTTCGTGCCGATCTCGATCTGCACGACCTCAAAAGCTGATTTCAATCTTGCAAGCTGGGCCGACAGGGATTTGTACTGCTGCTCCCTGGCCCTCTCAACGGCCCCTTCGGACGCCTTCTTGAACTCCTCCAACGCTCCGGCTGTCATCGCCGTCTCATCGCCCATCAGCGCCATGACGCCGGTCATGCCCCTGATGTTGCCAAACAATTCGCTGACTGATTCAGCACTTTCTATACCACGTTCCCTAAATTCTCTGAGAATTCCATTCAAGCCGCCAAACTTTTCAACCGCTTCAGTGGCGGATTTGACGCCCAACCTTGCCAACACATCATCTAATGCCTCAGTGGGTTTGATCATTCCAGTGATTGTACCCATCAGCCGGGTAACTGCCTCGTCAGTGGAGAGACCAGTCTGAGTCATGCGGGCAATCGAGAAGGCAACCTCCTCGAAGGAGATTCCGACCTTGGACGCAAGCGGAAATACACGACCCAATCCCTGAGCAAGTTCAGGCAATGTAGTAATACCTTGATTCACTGCTTGGAGGAATACATCTGTAATATATCCAGACTCCTTAACCTCCAAGTTGTAGGATCGCAAAGTCGCGATAAGCAATCTAGATACATCTTCGGCGTTCGCCAATCCAGCACCAGCAGCCCTAGAGGCTTGACTCATGACCACGAACGCTTTCTCAGTCTCGAATCCAGCAGATACAACGTTATACAGTGATTTGGCTACATCGGCAGACGATGCACGAGTTGTCATGGAGAAATCGACAACCCTTTGCTGAAGACTCTGGAATCGATCCTCGCTGAGTTGAGCAATAGCATTGACATTCCGCATTTCCTTGTCGAATGTCGCGGCAGTCTTGACTGATAATGCTATGAGCGCAGTAAGTGCAACCACTCCCCTCTTCGCCCATTTCTTTATTGCATCACCATGTTTCTTCATGAAACCGCTAACACTGACACCAAATTTCTTAATGCCATCTGCCGCATATATTCCAGACAATGCGGCCGTCTCACCAAAGTTCTTTGCAGATGAAGCCATTTGCTTCGATGCGTGCTTGAAATCGGACACACTCTTGTTGAGTTGTCCCTTGAACTTATTTACCTTCATTTCCACTTCGGCGTAGATTCCACCGAGTTGCATTCCGGCTGGAGACATATCAGTTCCCCTTGCGGTCTCCCCGCCTACGAACCTTGATAAATTTCCCCATGAACGGATGGTGTGTCCATGCCTGAATATCTAAATCAGTCATGCGTTCCTGTTCCATTTTATCTTGAATATCGTCATGAGATTTAATGTTATTTCTATTCGCAATCCTCATCAGTGATTTAACATGTGATTGAATAACCTTTTTCTCATCACCGCTGAACGCGGGAATCACGGCCATCATCATCGCATCAATCATATCGAGTTTCCATTGCGCCCTCACAGCAGGCGTGTTAGCCACATAGTTCCAAAACCACCCTATTTCCATATCCATAACATCACTGTGTGGAAATCTATAAACGGCTACCAAGTCGGCCACTATCTGCCCGAACTTTATTGAATCTGCTGAGAAGGGCTGGGCCATCCCTACCCCACCCTTCCCAGCATCCGGTATTCGGCTTGCCAACAACAAATCAAATACCCGATAAACCATTGGAAGTGACTCGTTTAGCGGTAGTTCGAACACCTCCAAATAATCCATCGTCGAATGTGAACAGCAAAGTATGTTTGCTACGAGCGTTCTTTTCTGGTCGTCACTTGCATCTTCAGCAATACACTTCATCAACTCATCGTAGTAGGCCAGCAATTCAAGATACACCCCAACCGTTATCCTATCCATAGGATGATATGAGGCGTCACGACCCTTCCCAATCGACGTATACCTTTGCTTCGGGACGAGATTGCTCAGATCATCAATATTGAACGTCGATGAAGGCGCTTTATGCTGTTTTACTTCTATTTCTTTGCCACTACTTAGAATTGGCATTCACGGTTACTCCTGCGATAGCCTTTGCGACCCTTTCATCAAGTTTGGAGGACACTCCCTGTTCTTCCATCATGGATTCGATAATTTCACCCTGCTCCATGATCCCATTGACCGCATCATACGCAAGCGGAAGCAACGTAGCGAAGTGAAGCCCTCTCACCTCTTTCTCACCTACGGTCGGATAAGCTGCATTGATGACCGCTATTGCAGCATCGAGACCGGCTGTCTCATCTTCTTCATCAATATTACCGACATTCTCAGCCAACAACGTAAAGGCAGCAATTACCCCTTTGTAATTATTGGCGTTCATCTGAATCATGGGATGATACAATTGATTTCCCTCATCATCGTACCCCAATGCCAGATACCGCTTCTCAACAATCGGGACCTCGACGATCTTTACATCCGGCATACCGAGTCGTGGGTCGCCTGCTTTCAGAACTTCTCCCTGCCATTTCTTAGCCATCATTACTCCTTTCTGTGTTGGGAGGGAAACCGAAGCCCCCCTCCCCCAAAGCCACTACGCTATGTTGTTCACGATGCTGAACGGAGCACGGTCGGGGTCGGCTGGGTCATAAGTTGCCATGAACACCAGTCGCATCCGAGCAGGATCACCCTCGTCATGGAACGTGATCTCAGACGCCTCAACTACAATGGCGTCGTAGAGTGTCAAGACTTGAGTGAATCCGGTGCACTTCGTAACAGTCAGAACGACGTCAGCATAATCGGCGCTGTCCAGACACCCGACGTCCCAACCAGAAATCGTCTCAGAACTAACATCTGAGACCAAATCCAGACCAGGGAACGCATGGGCGAAGTTGGAACCGACGAGTTCAGCAACGACCACTTCCAGATACGCCACGAACCTGTAGACGAACATGAGTTCGGTCACAGGGCCGCGAGCACCATGAAAGTGCGGCTGGGCCGTATCCATCTCCCAGCGGAAAACATTGCCTTCCATTGTCGCCCCAACATCAACAGCGCCGATAGTGACTGTCCCGGCCTGGAATATTACCCGTCCGGGAGTATTTGCCGATAGACTCATTTTTCTCTTACCTCCAAGTGGTGAGTGAGCAGTTTAACGGCTTTACCCATCGTAGTTTCCCAGGTATACCGGTCCATGATGACGCGGTTTGCTTCTCGACCTCGCTTTGCAGCAGCATCGCGATTCTCGTAGCACCAGCGCATCCAGTGCATCAAGGATTCTTTATCAGGTTCAGCCCACCGCCCCTCGCAGTTGAATGCTCGATTGTATTGCTCAGCCCAGACCAGCCGTTTTACTGCTACCGGAAGAGCCTTGCAATCATCTATGTAATCACGCGGGCCGCCCCAATCTAAGACGATTGCGGGCAGTCCCGTCGCCATGGCCTCCAAAGGTGTCAGTGAGAATCCTTCCCCGCTTGACACGTTCACAAAGCAATCTGCCCTTGCCAGCAAGGTTGCGTACTCCTCTCTGCTCATCTTTCGAGCAATGAAGGTCACTCCCTTGTTGGAAACGGTAGTGCTTTTCACTATCTGGTCGGAGCGCATTTTGATCACCAGTCTTGCATCTGGCAGGTTAAGATCGTAGAACGCCCTCCGTATCAACCTCTCGTTTTTCCTATCGCCGTATGCTCCACAGACAGTCAGGAAGGTGTACTTATCGTTTTGGAAAACATCATCCTCATCGTCAGTCCATCCACGTGGCGCATAATCGAACATCTCTGGATCGACGCCGTATCCCGCAACCATGATTGGTCTCTCTACACCAGAGAACTCGAATACTTCTTTGCACCATTGGGATGGAACCCATATCAACCCTACCCTGTTCAAAATGTCAACCCATACCTGCGGGAGCAAATCTGTATCGAACATTGTATGCCAAACTAAATCGTGATAGATTCTATCTTCTGGCACGGGCCACGAAACCGGAGTTGAGATTATCATTCTCCAATCCCAATTCCAATCCCTCAAGCCAAGCATGTTTGCGCCGGCAAGATTCAATCCATTTCTGATTTCTTTTGTAACAACCCCATATCCATAGCTATCCTCATCTGCTATGGGTATGCTCATGATTTTAATCATTGACAGCCTCGATCATATACCAGAAATTTCTTGGAGCATTCGCCATCGCTCGTAACGTTGCTTTTCTCCCAGCTCTGAACCATTCCCAAGACGCTACCCCCAATCTATCATTATGAATTACTTCACAGCCAGCCATGGCCGCTTCAATTGCCACACGACTACAAGCCTCACAATATACCGGCAATCCATCATGCCCATCAATCTCTAATGGGAATATCACCAACTTTTTGTAATGGGCCATAAGTTTCGGTATTTCCACTACTGGAACAGGATTCTTGATATGACAATACTCGCTGTTCCTGAGATAGCTAAATGGTCTCCCCAATCCGTAGAAGTCTACTTCTGTTTCGTTCTCCTCAGCCCACTCCATTGCAGACCTGACACCCCTATGCCTTTCATACGTACCAACCCACAAAGCCTCTCTATCTTGTATTGGTTCTAATCCCATGAATGGAATCGGATTGACCATAGCAGGGATCAACCTTGTTCGCCTCTTGCCGATCTTTCCAAACATCCACATGAACACATCTTTATGCAGAGCTGATAAGAATACGACCCGCTTAGAATTGTTCAATATCTCCTTCAATTTGTGTGGTCCAGGGGTCACATCGTGAGACCAGTATACATGTTGAGAATCAGCGACGAACGCCAATTCGTTTTCATCGAATCGCATGTGATTGTTCACCACGTACAAATCACAATCATCATACATCTTCCCTGGCAGACACCAAACAATCTCATGCTCACAGGGCATAGATTTCACGGCCTGAATCTGTGTTGTCAAACTCCCCCCAGGATGTTCTCCTGGGCCGTAGTCGTTCACCCAGCCGATTTTCAAACCGTCTCCCTCCACAATATCATTTCCCACCTGCTGATGACCTTCGGCCATTGTAGCTCTGGTTCTATCACGTCCTGGCCGCCAGAAATCATGTGCAACCTGTACACATATGCCGTGCCGTCAGGAACCGCCACCTGATTGTTGAACTGCCGCTCGCTCCGCTCTCTCAACACATTGTACACGTCCCAAGCTTGTGATAGTGTTGGCCCATAACACTCTACCAAAAAGACAGGACGGTCAAACTTAATGTATACATCTGTGTCACCCGCCTCTACAATAATATTGACACACTTCAACGGAACGAGATCATCATTCATCCAACTGCTCATCAATATATCTGGTATCCCGCCATGCCACAACAGATCATCGCCACTAACAGGATCGTGAATCTCCGCCATGAACACGGGGTCACTCTCTAGCCAATGCAAGAAAACCTCGTGTGGTTTCAACATCGTTCCCATGATTTACCTCGATGATATGAACAGCCCGCTAGGGCCTGCGATTCTTCCCACGCGCTTCTTGGCCGCCCAAGCATACGCCGGTTGCGCCCAGGGATACCTGTACCTCTTACCACTTCTAGATGTCCAGCCAAATTCCAAAAAGAATAAATACTTCCACGGAGGAGTCGCCCCTCGCTTCGCTCTGCCGCCAGGTTTTCCTACCCTTCTATCCGAAAAGACACCAGCGAACCAGCCAGGACTAGGACCAGACACACCGTGTTTTCTCCTACGAATCGTTATCGACTTGAACGCCCATCCAGTGTCTTCGTGTGAAGTCCTGTGTGGATGTGGCCCAGGCCCTTTACCAGGCCAAACGCTCAACTTCATCTGGTCAGCCGTCAATCTGGCATATACTTTGCAAAACGCATCGCCAGTTTTCCAGACCGCCGTAAACACTCCACCCATATCAGTGCCCTCTTTGATGGTAATGTCAAATCCCCAGGGCGAAACACCCTTGTTCCAACTGCCTACTTGTACGGTTCGCATCTTCATTTTAGTCATCAAACATTCCTCTTCTTGATCTTAGACACGAACACTTCAATATGGTGCTTTGCTCCGAAATCCGTTTCTGGATCAACTCGCTCGATCTTGTAGTCATCACCGTTCCATCGCAGCCTGTAGTCAGTCTCATTCAACGTAACATTGGGTTCTCTGCCGAACACAAGATAATCTGCCTGAATGGTCGTATGCGACAATGACTGTTCAACCTCTTCACGCAAGAACCTTTGAAACCGGCAATCCCAAGACGACTGAACAACCGACCAAGTATAGATAGGCTGGTTCGAATCATCTGTGCCTGTACGTGTCCTTTCTAATATTGAGCATGTATGTGCCAATAGCGTATCAAATGCCATAATTTCTCCTAAACCAATCCGTAGAAACTCCCCGACTTATTAGGGAGAGCGGTCACGGGAAGGCGTACATCGCCAACCCCTCACCCTGCAATGGCGATAGCAAGATACCCATCATCGTGAACGAATCTTCTCCCAGTTTATAGCTATACCGCCCGATTCTCTCTGACACGAATCCGCCAGAAACAGTAAAGTTGGCGATGAACTGAGTTATCGCCGATGCCAACAAATGATATTGCGGCGTCCATACCAACGGGATGAAGCTCACCACAACATTACAAGGATATGCACACGCCCAACACCCAGGCTTATGACATATACACGCAGTTGTAGAGCATACCCCCAGAATATCGGAGTACCCCCTGCACCCGCGCTTGATGAGATAGCCGCCCTTCTTAATGTAATAGTCATCGCCAGCCGTAAGGTCTGTTCCTTCAACGTTAACTCCGTTCACCGTCCTAATCTTTAACGGCAAGAACAGATATGGATCGCCACCGCCACTTAGAGTCATTGTCAACTGAGTCAAGCAGAGAACCTTCCAATTCTCTATGTTATGGATCGACTGAGTTGCCGCCACCGCCAAGTTAGTAGATGGCTGGCTTGACATCCAATCAGTGAACCCCTCGCCCAGAAGCGTAGCATGAACATTGTTCTCGTTCATCGCCGCTACCAGATCGGCAAGCTCATCATAATCTGCAAACGTATACGGGTATGTCCCTGCGTTCGCCCCGCCAGTTATTACGACGATGACTGATGTAGAAGTTACCTGAACGGTTGCCGCAGTTGAATCGTCGTTGTCCTCATAGATGCGAATGGCGCGATTGTACGTGTGTCCCAGAATCTCTTTATCAATCCAATCACTTGCAGCCATTATCAAAAACGCAAGCCCCGCATCTGTAGCTGTACCAGGATCATACCCTGGCATCGCTTTCAATTGGTCAACCGTCAAGTAATCTTTACAAGCCATATCGCTCTCCCTTACCTATAACCGTAGGCGTAGGCAGCTTTACCCTTTGAATCTACATATCCAGTTCCACAACACTTTGGACATGGTTTTAGACCGCCTTTTGCCGGCTTGAATGATTTACCATGACATTTCGGACAAGTCGTCACTACGCTCATGATTATCCCCCCTTAATCCACAATTCCAAAAGCCCCCAATATGACATCAAATGCCGTGTCAGGCCACTGAGACTCGTAGACCACCCAAAGGCTGACGTGAACATTGTAGGGCAACCCACCCCCACAAACCTTTTCTCCGTTCAATGGCTGAACACAGTACGGCCCTGTCTGGCCCTGATCTGGAAAGTATATGCAGTTCGTGAACCAGTTCACAGAACCATCACTTTTCGTTTTGCCACCAACCTCAGTTCCCGGCCACGACAAAACAACCGTTTTGTTGTTAAGCGGCAATCCATCAAACTTCTTCACGACAGCAAACGTATGCGTTGCTCCGCCTGCTCCATCTATACCAACGTAGTCCCAAGCCCAATCGGGCGCGCCGTCGAATATCCCATCAACCGTAATGAAGATTTCAATCACCTTGTAGCGGCAATCATCGCAAGGATATAATTTGACATTGAGTGGCCCATCCCCAAGAAAGTCATGGATGCGCGGGTCTGTCCGAACATCTATACCTGGAATCGGCGTAGCCGTTGGCGTAGGTACAGGCGTCTCACATGGTTGTACACAACCCGTGTTAGTGATCAACAATAACGCAATTGCGCCAACGATCAACAGTGCAGATATGACGTATGTCAACACGTCCAGCCATTTATTACGATTCTGATTCTGTGGGTCCATATCGTACATCGCTCTCTCCTATTCTACCAACTTGAACAACGGAACGATTTTCACCTCGTCCACCTTCTTCTCGTTTGGCCCTGGTCTCCAATCATCTTCAATCGCTCCTGCCAAATATCTTCTTGTTACAAGCTCTCTCATAACCCCATCTTCGGTTATCTCCGCCTCGAATATATACCCCCCGACGGTAGGTATCCTTCCCAACTCTTTGAGATAGGAATTCTGTCCCTCGAATCCACCAGCATTGAACACCTCAATTGGCCCCTGTGTGAACGGGCCGCCAACCACATGAAAGTGCCCGACCTGTAACATCCTAACTGCCGATTGTAAATCCCCATCCCTGAATACCAGTTTCAATAACTCATCGAAGGCGATCTGCTCAGCGTACTTCTGCCCTCGATATGAAACGGCATATGCCGGCGACCCTCTCGGATGCCACATCTTAACATAAACGTTTTCGGTTAGTGGAACATCTACAGACGCCCAACCACAATGAATAATGTCTTTTCTTATGCTCGCCAGCTTTATCAATATATCTACACCAGACTTACGGAAGAAGCTGGCATCATGATTACCACCCATCACATAATGGGTTAGCCCATCATACATTGGTAAACTATTTGCTACATCATCTACCTGCTCATCGACGCCATGAGCGTACAAGTCGTATTCTTGCCCTCTGTACATGTGCTGACCAGCAACTATATCACCTGACCAAAGGATATGTTTGATCCCAAACCCCTCATAAGCCCTTTTGACGAAATGTTTGATAGCTGTCTTTTGAACATACTTACTTCCGTAATGTAAATCACTCCCAGACGCCCACTTGATTCTTCTCGCGCTTTTATCCCACAATGGCGGAACTTCCCTTGTAACGATTGGCGGAGTAGCTGGAACAGAAACCCGTTCTGCCGCTTCATAAATCGCAAACCCCTTCTGTTTTAATTCTTCGATACAGTCGCGAATTGTATCTTGTCCCCTATCAAGTATGTTGCTCAATTCCTCCAACTTACACGGGCTTGCTCTTAATTTGACAAGTACATCTTTTTCTAAATCTGATAGTGCTTCAGCCTCTTCATCCTTTCCCACACTCCCTTTGTGTTCACTTACTCTTGCCCTGAGTTTCCTCGCTGCTGTTACATGTCCCTCTGTTACCCCAAGTTTACCGAATATCTCATCGTAAATCATGCCAATCAATCGCTGTTCAACCGCCCAATCTTTTTCAGCATCGGTTAGGTCTTTCCATTTCCTACCCATGTAATTCCTCCAGCAAAGAAGCAGCCCCCGCTATAGCAAGCCATGAGAATATCATTTGAATTGTCAATCCTGCAAACCAGATCGCCGGTATCAAGGCTATCCATACAGACATGCACCAGTGACAACCAAAAAGCTCAGCAACCCAAGTCCTGTATTCGGTCATTCCGTTTTCGTATTCTATGACGCCAACAATCTCACGCAATCTCTCAAACACGTGTCCAGGGCCATAATCAAAAACCAGCAGGTGCGTCAAGCGGAACGTGAACAGCACCGCTACGACGAACTTCAAACACTCATTCATCACGTATCAACTCGAAGTGCCCAGCTTCGAGTAGGTCTGGTACATCGCTAACTTTCGCCATGAAGAACGGTCGCCTTGAAGATACCTTGTACCCCTTGAACTGAACCGAAGCGTTGCGGTTGCCGGTATATCTCATTCTCACCAGTCCATTGTCAGTCTTTACCAATTCTTCTGGATTCTCTATCCCCATCCCTTGAGCGGCGAGTATAGCTCTTTCCTCCGAAGTTATCTCGCGTCTCACGCTCTTACTTTTACCACAACATCCCATAGGTCTTCCTCCCCTGAAAATCTCTTCATTGTTTGCCACAAGCTGGGCCTTCGCCTCGAATTTGTACTGACCCAGCATTACCGTCCTCATTGACTTGTCGTGTTGTCTGTAGTAAAACAGCGGTTCTGCTATCCGAACCCCGCAGCAACCGACCGCACCCAATCGCAGCCAGAAGTCCCAATCCTCCATGCCGTAGATGAAATGTTCTGCGTACCCGCCAACCTCTTCCCACCTTCGTTTGGGGAACATCGCTGCCGGCGTAATGTGATGCCTCACTACCAACTGATCGAAGTCATAGTCCGGCAAGGCAACATCCTTCTCGAATTTATTCCCGCCAAACCACGGCTTAAAATCAGTGTACACCACTACGTCGCCGCCGTTCAATTCTTCGATGGTAACCGCCTTCTCCAAGAACGTTTTCCCATACGCATCGTCATCGTCAAGACATACGATGTACTTACCTCGTGCTACACTTATTCCAGTATTGCGTGTTGCAGACAATCCCTGGTTCTTGATATGCCCCATGATCTTCAATCTAGGCTCATCTGGGAATTCCCTCAGCAGCTTTTTCTCAAACCGCTTTCTGGCCTTGATGCCATCCGAGACTACAATGATCTCAAAATCCTGGAATGTCTGTGCCAATATTGAACGCACGGCATCGGGAACCATCTCTGGATGCGTATATGTCGGGATCACCACACTGACCGTTGGGCTGTACAGCTTCGGGTGGTATGCATTCACAACCGCCCTTAACCTCGACTCTTGCCCTTGCGACTCCTGGTTGCGCCCATCGCCCTTGACAGTGTATCGCGCTATCACGTCGCCTTGATGTGGGGCTACCATCCATCCCATTTCTCTTATCGTAAGCCACATATCGTAGTCTTCCCAAGATGGGTGAATCTCTTTTTGTCCGCCAGCCCTCAGCCACGCTTTCCTGCGAAATAGTGAAAAGCACTGAACGACATTACGCTCTTTCAGCAAATCAAGGCTCACGTAACCCTTCGGGACAAAAGGCCCTGCCACGCGTTCTCCATCCCTGACGGCTTCCCATGTAGGGCAAACCACACCGATGCGATAGTCTCTCTCACCGATAGCGATGGTTTCTCTCAAGAACCCTGGTAGAAGCTGGTCATCGCCATCCAAGCTCACGCACCACCTGCCCCTTGCCATCCTGATCCCCTTATTGCGGGACTTCACTACCCCCATGTTTTTCTTGTTGCGGATCACCCTGACGGGTAGGTCTGCAATTTCTTCCATTGAACCATCTGTACTGCAATCATCGACAACGATAACCTCGTAGTCGTTGAAATCCTGCCCCAATGCCGATAACACGGTCTGTCGGATGTACGGTTTCAAGTTATAGCAAGTTATCACAATTGATACCAATGGCATTTTTCTACGCTTCGATGCTAAAACTCTCTCGTACACATCAGCGTATTTGGATGCGATCTGCTCCCAGGTGTATCGCTCTTCGATGATTTGTCGATTGTCAACCCCAAACTCTTTCCTGTATTCCAAACAATGACGAAACCCATGCACCATATCATCTAGACTTCCATCTTCATACGTGTACCCCTTGTACCCGACTTCAAGATTGCCCCCTAGGTTCACCCCCAAAACTGGTTTCTCTAATCCCATCGCTTCCAGAACCATGACGGGGAAATTCTCGACGGTAGTAGAAAGATAGACATCACAATCTCTCAACGCCTCTAACATATCTTGCTGAGACATAACCCCCGTCACTATTACATTGCTCGGTTTTGGCATATCATTCGGCCAGATGGTGAACGCAAACATTACATCCCTGCAAGCCCAGGGGAGTAACGTTGCTCTATTCAACCCTTCCCGCAAAACCCCCATCTGAGAGGTCTTACCCCACAAGGCCAATGGGCCTTTAATGCCATGCTCTTTCCTGAATCTTCCTTTTTTCACCTTCTTTAGCTTTTCTATATCCACGCCATTGCGAATGATGACAGGTTCCTCTACACCCAGGCCAGGCCAATAACTTTTGGTAGGCCATTCGGCAACGCTGGTCACAACCTGTGCAGCCCTCATAGCGTTGAATATCCTATCATTGACTTTCTCATTCTCAGGATACACGCCATGCGAAGTAAAAACATCAACGCGCCAAGCATCGTTTGCACTCAACAAGGCGTGTCCATGAACAATATCAGCCCCATCTGGATTGTTCGTCACTTCCCAACCAACTTTAGGCAGCGCACCACGCAACCCCCTCACAACGCTGGTTACGCCGCCGACGTGGTCTGGTTTGAAATTTGGCAACAGGCAAACCCTCACAATATTTCTCCTACAAAACTCCCTCTTCCGGCCATATCTGTTTGCCGGCGTTCTCAAATTCAGGACATCGCGTAACTAACAGCGCAATGTTGGTATCTACGCATATCTCATACAGCGACGCGGCAATCAAACAGTGATCTTCCGATTCCGGTTTCATCTTGGTACAATGCCGACACATGCAATGCTCGCGTCTCAGTTCATCCATGCCAACATGTGTCCATACATCTGTGTTGTAGTGATTCTGTTGCTCAATTATCAAGTCCATTTTATGCTCCCTCTGTCTCCAGTTTCAACTCTAGTTGTATGTCACGTTCTAGCCAATACGCGGCACGCGCCCGCCCAATGTTAACGTATTCTTCCTCTTGCTCGATGCCGGTTATCTCATCCCATCCCGCGAGGCCAGCGCCAATAATCTCAGAGCTTACGCCGCAAAATGGAACTACGATTCGTCGCGGCGCGTAAATGTCCGGCGGCAGGAGCAGTGTGGCAAGCCAGCGGAGGAGTTTCAATGGTTTTATAGTTGGATGATTATTCCTAGCAGGCCGTATTTGAGCATTAACTGGTACTGTTCCCTTACCATCTTTTCTATCAATGGTTCTGACTACATCACGACCCTGTGTCGCTCTTTTTTGCAATGGCAATTCGTCGCACCCCGCGTCGCGTTCCTTCCGGCTGGCCTTCGCGCAATAGAACACGGGGTCCGCGTCGTCGATGTGCTCTGCTATCTCATACTGCCAGTCGGCCTGATAGTAGAAACGGGCAGCGGTACCGGTGGATGCTACCCAGTTAGCTTCCGTACGCGGTCCACTTTTCCAACCGCATGGATGCTCGGCCGTCTCATTTGTTGCCTTACGCACTCTGCCCCCCCCAGTAGGCCGTTCCCCGCCCTGCTCTCCAAGCCTGCGAACTGGACAATCCTCAACACATTCCCAGGCGTCCACTGTTTCGAGGCCGTCGGCGTAACAGTCCGTTTCACCAGTCATTTCCATTCCGAACATTGACTTTTTACCAGTGCCAGGCTTTCCACTATGCTTCTCGCCCTTCACCCTCTGCATACCAACGTGCCGACATCCCGGGTTGTGTACAAGCGCAAAGTTTGCAGGCCAGCGGCCCTTGCCAGCATCACGAAATATTATTGTCTTGCCTCGTTCATTGGCACCACCACAACCGGAAAAAGAAAAGGAGCCATTAAACGTTTGCAGCTTGTCTTTCGTCCTTATCCTTCCGCCGTCAATGTTCAACGCACCAGCCCCAGTCCTCACGATGCACTCGACGGGCTTGTCCTCATACGGTTTCTGGAATACGATGATAGGCTCGACCGCCGGCTTAAGTGCCTGGAGACCGTAACGGTGACCCTCCCAGGCGGCAGCGAGGGGGGTAGCGGGGGCGGTGAGGTCAATGATTGCCGAATCATCTGGATTGTATGTCGAATCAGCCGCCGTTGTCTTTTTGGCAGAGTGCCCCTTGCTTCCCTTGTTAGGTCGCGCCGTTCCTGTGGGTTTCCATTTCCCCACTACCTCACGCTCCGCCCCAGCCGCCTTGTCAATCTGCGTGTCAATCCGCGTCGCCTTTGGGAAGCCCTGACCATTCAGCCAGCAGAACACGCTCGGATGTATCAGCAATCCCGCATCCTCAATGGCGCAAGCTACTCTATGCCAAGTCCGGCTTCCGGCGAACACCATGCCGAACGCGCCGTCGTGTAGATGCTCTGCCAGTGCTGCCCAGGTCTCAGGCTGGAACGATATGTCGCCGCCGTCCCACTTCTTGCCCATAAAGCCGCCGTTGGCACTGGCCTCGCTACACTCCCGCTTCTGCTCGTCTGTGTGTTGTCCAAACTTGCCAGGTATTGCCTTTCCGCCAGTGTGAACATCTGTCAGATGATATGGAGGATCACACAGCATCGCGTGAAACTTCGGCCCGTCGTATTTAGCCGCCCAATCCAAAACGTCGGCATTGATTATCTCATACATAATAACCCCATTCACTTAACATTTATTGAGCAATCCGTCTTTCGTTTCGCAAGTCTTAATTACTTACGATCTAAACGATACACACCCCTCATATACAACATACCTTCTTCTTCACCCTTTGGCGGTATCTGTTTCGGCAAAGTTACATCAAGATATTGCATATAACTTCTATGGCTTCATCCAATGTCGGTACGACAAATCCAGCGCACTCCCTAATCATTCCATGCCAATGACAATTATCCTCATCCATCACGACCACTATCGGTTTGCATGCGGCATCAGCCCACCCAATCTCAATGCAACTGCCAATCGAAATGCGCTCCACCCCGATGAAGTTGAACAGAACTACATCAGCCCTCATACAGTCGAACCTATCACGTGTGGTAATACCTTTAGTCGTTGACATTGCATCACTGTAGTCGTTGGCAATCTCACGCTCATCACTGAGATACGCCTTGCCACGCATCGGACTTAACCCCGTAATGCCACTCAACCTCAACTGGTCGATAGCATACTCACGCCAATTCACAACGTTCTCATAAGATTCACCTGTAATCGGGCCAGCCAAGTAAACAAACATCCTACCCCCTAAAACAGTAGCGGTATTTCGTCTTTCTCGGGCAATTCATGGTAGAGCGGGCCGCCAGGGCCGCCTTCATTCCAAGTATCCAGCATGTGACCGCCCCCTACCCTATCGGCCTCACTACGCCATGATTGCTTGCGCTCTTTTTGCTTGAATCCGTACAAATAACAATCCTTCTTGTTCAGGTCAAGGTTTTCATACTTCGGTTCTTCCGACAGCCAATACCCAACGGCGTATCCCAATCTCTGTATCCGCTTGCTCGTAATTAAGTCCTCTTCACCGTACAAGCCTGGCTGGTACGGAGCGCCAAACACCTCAGCTACCCACGAAGCCATGCAAGCGAACGTTGTGTACACATACCCCGTATCTCCAAACAATCCATATGGCGTCTCTCGCTCGATGCCCTTCCAATTCGTATTGAACCCATACAGATTAACCAGTCCTATCGGGTTGCTTGAATCTTTGGTATATTCCAGGAACCCCACCAGGGTATCTACCACTGGTTCCAAGAGCATCACATCATCGTCCATATGGATCGTGTGCTGCCCTGGCCTTCTAAATGCAAACGCCTGTGACAATGCTTGAGCATACCCAACGTTTTCTTCATTGGCGATATAGTGACAGTTCTTCTCGCTTGCCAATGTCCCGAACACGTACCAGCAAACGTCAATGGACGATCCCTGCGTGATCACGTATATATCGCACCTGTTCCTGTCGGTATTCTCCAACAAAGCCGGAAGGGTTCTTTTCAACACATCCAGCCTGTCCATAGTAGGCATGGCTATCAACACGCGAGATTCCTGATTCGCATCATTGACTTCATTGACTGGTGCCGGAATCGCATCAATCGTTTCAATGATTCGTTTTTTTCTAGGCCCAAGCGCATTGCCGGACACCATCCTGCCATGTAGCTTGCGGATATCAGCCAACCAAAGCCTCCTCGTGCATTACCTCAGCAGGCAAAGCATTGACCTCGACTTCCTCTGGGGCCTCCTGCTCTTTCAGTCGCTTGATCTCAACCGTCGAAGCGAACACAAGAACCTCCATCGTCTGGAAATCGGCATTACCAATCTTCAGCGTGTACGTGTCCTCCCAGAGAATCTTCCACCCACGCATGAGACTTTTCAACTCCTTGGTGCCGTAAAGCCTCGTGGAGGGAGACTCGGGCCCAATGTCCAGGTAGTCCGCGTGAACCACGTACCGCTTGGCCCATTGCTTCATGTTCTTGACGGCGCGTTCCCAATCCCCTGGATCTGTAATATGGCTGAGCACGTTCCACTGGAACGCAATATCATACTGCCCCCTGCTGAATATGCCAGGGTCCCTCGCGTCGCCGTTCACCAGGATCATTTCTGGGAAATTCTTGTTCGCAGCTTCGAGCATAACACGGCTCCAATCAAGCCCATCCGCCCTCACAACAAAATCATTCAAGATGTGCAACAGCCTTCCAACCCCACAGCCCACATCCAGAAGCGTAGCGTCAGATTCAGACAACTGCTTTGGCCCAATTGGTATGCCCTCAACATCATACTCCATCTCGAACCTGTTTAGCGGGAGCGGGAGCGTGACGATGTATTCCTTCTGCCTGTGCGTCTCTGCTACCATCTCCATCTGAGGATAAGCCGTGTTCATCACTGGCCCATATCCCCTCAAGCGTCTGCATCTGGCATCCCAATCCGCAGCCACGAACTCTTTGAACTTCATTTCTTATTTCTCCTTCCGGCGTATAGCGTCACCGTTATATTTTCGCCCGCAACCTTCTTGCACACCAACTCATCGAACCAGCCTTCTACCAATCCCCGCATCCCATCTGGGCTTATCCTCCAACAATCAATGGGGTCTGGATGATCCATATACTTCCAGGGTGCAGAGAATATCCCTATCCCGCCAGGTTTCAATACCCTTGCACATTCATACGCAACCATCCATGGCCGCTTGACGTGTTCGAGCAAACTTGTGCAGATGACAAACGATATGGTTCTCGGCCCTACCAGCAAGGATAGCAACTCTGCATCCCCAACGATCTCGACGCCCGCTTCCGCCTTGCGGTCGAACGTGACATACTCATCGAACAATTCGGCCAAACTGTACGGAAACTTTGGACGGTTGCGAAACATCAACCCGCTTGAACCTACATCTAAAGCAATCCCGCCAGTATAATGTTTGGCCGCTATTGCCTTGATGAAATCCAACTCCGCCTGTATCATAGATATCCAAATTCCTCCATCAACCCACCGACATTACAAATCGCCTCAACCCTGCGGGCATCCCTCTCGCTCAAATCTCTTTTCCATCTTCCTGGCCCTGCGATATTCCTGGGAATGCCCCTGTTCAGATTCTTGTTGACCTGAACATCACACATTTGCCTCAGCCCCTCTTTGCTGAACGGAAGCCCCAAAGCATCAGTAACCAGCCTGAGCGCGCCAATTTTGTCTTGCCACCAGAACTCATACTTCAACCAATACACCTTGCCATTGTTTTGTTTCTCGTAAGACTTCGCAAGCATCGCATATTCTCGCCACCGCCCCGCCATCCCCAACACCATATCTTCGTCAGGGACCCCGCTCAGCGGAGGTGTCCAGAACAGGTTAATGTGGGCCACCTTCGGCCCTTTTTCTGTCCTCTCAATCGCAGAACAGATCGCATCCCTGGGGTCCCTCATGATATACAACGTCTGAAACTCCCCGAACTGAGATTTCAACTGCGGCAGCACCGCGGCGAAGCCAGGAACTTTCACGATTTCATGCGTTCTCACCTGCTTTGCAAATTTCTTGTTCAAGCCGTTCTTGTGCAGTATGTCAAGATTAGTTCGATATGACTCCGGCGGATCATTCAGCAGGCTCATTCCAGTAGCCTTAGCCATCATCAAGCCTATAATAGTCGTTCCAGACCTTTCATACCCACAGATACATAACTTCATTTACAACACCCACAACCAGTACATTCCTTAAATCGCTCAAACAAGAACAGTTCGAACATATCCTCCGGCGGACACCAATGCTCTACCCGCTTCATCAACGCAAACTCGCCCGTGCTCTCCACTTCGTCGATTATCTCATCTGGTGTATACACCCTGACATAATCGACCACGGCATTACTGTTCACCTTGTCGCAGTACAGGATGTACTTTCTCGATAGGTCACGCATGTTTTTGATGGCCTGCTGCCATTCCTCTTTATTCGTAATGTGGAGGAACACGCACCACTGGAACGTCAAGTCGAATTTGTCAGGAAACTGGTTTGGAAGTATAGGGTCAGTCAAAGCTCCGTGATGAAATTCCATTCCAGGATTGTTTGTTCGAGCAACCGCAAGCATCTCACTTGACCAGTCAACACCCTCAGCATCCGCAATCTCGTTGAACCAGGGGGTCAGCCGTCCAACCCCGCAACCCATATCAAGTACTCTCAATTGCGACCAATCCTCTAACATGCTGAGGATAACGACCTCTTGTCTTTTGGTCTCCTCGTCCTTGTCCTTAACGAGAATGTTTACAACCCTTGACCATCCCATACGTGATCTTGCTACATCATTGAAAAACTCTGGTGTCATTGTTCTAAATGGCATAATGGCTCGTCCTTTCTCCTATCGCTAACTGTAGGAATTCTTGTCTTAACTCAGGCTTCTCCATAAAGAAGCCTCTCATGACCGAAGTGGTCATCAACCCCCTCATCTTCACGCCACGCATCGCCATGCATAAATGTTCACCCTGTCCTAACACAGCGACGCTCTTATCGCTCCCAATAATCGCTTGAATTTCATCGGCAATCTGGTGAACTAATCTTTCTTGTAATTGAAGTCTATGAGCAACTTTGGTAGTAATCCTTGCGATCTTTGACAACCCCATTACCCTGTCCTCCGCGAGGTAGCCCACAGTTATATCAGACCAAAAAGGTAAAAGGTGGTGCTCACACAATGACCAAACCCTTAATCCCGAAACAACAACAAGTTGGTCTGTTGTCACTGACTCAAAGGTTACATCTATATTGCCAGCATCATATTCAATAAACTCTCTCCACCATGACGCCCATCTGCGCGGGGTCTCTCTTATCCCTTCCCTGTTCGGGTCTTCCCCGATTGCGACGAGCAAATCATAACCAATAGCTAAAAGCCTTTCGTAGTCTACGGAAGATTTAGCAATTTGTGAACCTGCACGCTTAGTCTCCAACCCCTCTTTGCCACAGTCTTGATACATAGTTCAGTTGCCCCTTTGTCTAAACTTTGCGGTTGTAAGCATATCTCGCCGTCATACTCGATTCCATCAAGAAGATCGTCTAGTCGCTCAATGTCACTTTTATCTTTCACAACCATCTTAATTTCATCTGCGATTTCAATAACATCGAGCATAATATCTGAATCTGGTTTTGGCGACAAACAAATCCAATCAAACGGAGCATCAATATTGACCGTTCCATTGGTTTCAAGTGCGACCTTATAGCCATCATCGTGCAAAGCAACAACCAAAGATCGTAACTCTTGTAATGCTGGCTCCCCGCCAGTTATCAATACCCAACGTGGGCCAGTAAAATTCTTACGAATGAAGCTATTGATTTCACTTGCCGAAGCAAACGCCCAAAAACGCTTCTGCTCAGAAATCCGCTCAAGACCGACACAGAATTCATCTTGAGTTACCCACGTCTCTTTCGTGTCACACCATGAACAGCGAAGGTTACAACCCTGCAATCGCAGCAATACCATCGCCGTCCCTGTCAAGCAACCTTCTCCTTGCACTGCCCTGTAAATAGCATTAACTTTGTACATATTCAGCCCATGTCTTTGGTGTCTCGCTTACCCGAACCGCACTTACCTGCGGCCAACGCTCCTTCGCCCAATCAAATAGCAATTTCGCTATATTCTCTGCCGATGATTGATAATCCATTACATCATTGAGATGTCTATGATCAAACATCTCATCTATGAATCGACCAAAGTCTCTCAGCTTTCCATAGTCCAAAACGAAACCAGTTTCATCTAGTACCTCAGATGTTAACTCGATTTCAACTATATAGTTGTGCCCGTGCAAACGTGAGCAAGGATGGCCGGAATCAAGTCCCTTCAATTCATGACTGGCAGAGAATTCAAATCGTTTAGTTATCCTATACATTATACCGCCTTTGCGAGAAAAGCAATCTCTTTAGCCTGATGTGGGAACATTGGAGCAAACACCGGCAACAACCACTCAGATGGAACAAATTTGCTTATCCGGTCTATGAGCGGCTTCAGCCCCAATCTTTCCCCTTCCGACTCTAACGTCTTTCGGTCTATCAGTATTCCCCACTCTGTAATGACCTGGAAACCAGCCTCTTTCAATCCATCTAATAACTCGCTGCGCTTCCATTCATATACATGAGCAGCGTACTGAGTATTGTACCCATCTTGATCTTCTGGCGTATTGGGGCAAGTTAAAATCAGTATCGTTCCTGGTTTGCTTACCTTCCGGCATTCCACCAAACTTGCTTGTCCTGTTTCCTTCTGCATGTGCTCAATAGATGAAGTATATACAATCACGTCGAAACGTTTGGGTAACAGCTTATCAGCCATTTCACCCACATTACTTTCAATAAAAGTCGTCGGGAAAGGATAATAACCCTCCTTGATGGGTTTTCCATCCGTGACCCTTTTGAAACGCCATATGGCATTCTTGGGCCTAATATCAACACCCGTATAACTACCAATGTCCTTTCGTTCGTATCTCATCATTGGTAGTAACAACCCACGCCCGCAGCATACATCCAAAACGTGATTTCCCTTCTTGCACCATCTGACAATCTGCTGATGCTGGATGTAGTTCATGGTATCAAGAACCGAGAAAAACCCATCTCCCAATTGTCGATAGAAATTCCGCATCTGATAAGTCGTGGCTTCTATTTCCCGACGATCCATTCCAGGTTTGACCTTATATACTATCTTTCTACTCAAGGTATTTACCCACCCTTCCTATGTCGAAGTTATCGCCGGTAGTTGAATCGGCTAGATGTAGTTTTATGCCTTTGTCCGCATCTCTGAAATTGACCCCATTGCTTATATCGCTTAGATGCACGCAAACACCATAACGGCTCAACGCTCTCAAACCCATATTGCTCCCATCACCACCAGCTGTTACCAAACATATCTTTGAATCCGATACATCATTGCGTTTGGGAATCCTAATCTCACCGTGCCTCTTTCGTAGCCATTGTTCTGCTATCATATAAGACAGTGCTGAGATGGCGCATATCTTCATTCTATCATTGCGTTCACGGTCTGCAAAATCCAAAGGATCAAACCCAAACGAACGAACAATATCAGCTACCTTAAGCCAATCCTTTCTATTGCCCAATCCGGGTTGGTGAAACTTTCCAAGTTTTTCATCAAACACAGGGACTTTGCCCCAACGAAAACCCTTGCCCCAACTTGACGAATCAACGCTGTACCAGGGGAACGATTTCATAACATCCCAACCAGTAAGCCCGAATCCGTGATACACCGCCCTTCCATTTGCCATCTTGAAACATCTTGTAAGCCAACGCATAACAGCCGCACGTCGAGATTGCATACCAGCCACACCGAGGCAAATATACTGATAGCGTTCAAGATAATGCTCAAGCCACTTCCAATCTTCTAAAATGTGAAACACAGGGAGCGGGTTTAATCCCATCTTCTCAAGACGTTGCTGATTCGTCCAAGTTGCTTCGGCGTCTTTGATAACATCAAGGTTTGCATACGCATTGAAGAGATGTTGGTAACGTTTGATCCAGTCTGCGTACTCTTTCAAATTGACTACGCCGTTCTGTGTCATAGCGGAGAAAGCGCCGCTATCAGCAAACACCTCTGGGTATGGTTTCGTGAAATACCTTACAAATAAATCATCAAGATCGGCATTCTTATAGTACCAATATGATAGCAAGACCTTGAGTCTTAGGTTTCGCCTTTCAACGCCATGTTTAGCCCAGGCTTGATGTTGAAGGTCGTGTTCGGCTAGGTGTAGTTTCATGCTTTCACCAACCTGCTGAGCAAGCCGCTGTCCGGTAACTTGCTCTATCTGTTTTTTGGGAGGTCATGTAGCCAAGTATAAATTCATATTATGAACCGCTATTAATCCTCTATCCTCATCAACAAATACCCCCCCCGTATAACATTGCTTGGAACTAGATATAGTTTCATGAATTAATCCCAATTCATTCCATTGTTTTGGAGTTGGCCTCATTGTTACTAAATATAGATACATCCACGGCCCTCATCAGTTTATCGAATCGACTTGCTTCATCACCCTCTACCTGAGCAATCAACGACTCATACAGTTCATTTGTTTCGGGCGAAACTTGAACCCTAATAATCGGCCAGAAATCACGCTCTTGTGGATCGCCGTATTCATTCGTCAAGTCATCTAGTGATGGAGGGTTGCTCTCTTCGTTCAAGGTTAGCAATAAATCCAGATCATCTCCATTTATCGCCACCGGCATCCTGTCCTGTTCCACCAGGTCCTTCAGTAGGTCCAGATATTTCCGCTCGTCGTACAATCGGGACACATCCAAGGCCGAGAAATCGCCGCCCGACATAACAAGGGAGTTATGGTCAATGGCGAACGCCTCTGCCATTGCTTGACTCCCAGCATCTATCCCAAACTGAACGGGAACATACCATTCACCATCAGAATCAACCCCAATACCCAGAGGGGCGTCCTCTCCGCTATCCTTCATCATTTGCACGGCGATTGAACGCCCGTTGCCTGCTACAATCCCACCGATGCCATCATTCAACGTAGCATCGTAAATAGGAGCATCCCTAAATCCATGCTGCTTGATGCTTTGCACAATAGAGCCAATGTCATGCTCCTTTGGATTCCTCTCCCAAAGAATGACCTGACTCAATGGTACATACTCAATCCTTAAAAGTTTTCCTTTCAAATCCATCTCAAACTCTTTCTGCCGCAGCAAGAATATTTCGCGCAACTATATCTGGCGCATGTCTCTTTCTCACGTACTCAATGCCCTTCTCGTTCACTTCCATCGGTTCTGACTCTACAGCATCGCGCAAATCTTCTATGGTAGGATTGGCAAATGTAACTACCTTCTTGAGATCAGAAATGCCGGCCACCTCTGTAGTCACGACCCTTAACCCGATTGCAAGGGCCTCTAGTAGTGCTATGGGCAACCCATCTTGATCCCCCGTCTTCCTATCGACCACAAACGACCCCATGTAACACCATGCTTTCAAATACAAATCTCTCAGCTTCTCCCTGGCGAGCCATCCAACCGACAAGGGATGATCTCCGAACAACGTAATGTCGGGCCATGCCTTCATCGCCAATGGGAACCCCTTCTTCGGAACATTCCTTCCACCATGAACCACCAAGTCTCCCAGGGGCTTATCTTTCCTGCTGAACAAATCAACATCAACGGCGCACGGATAATCAATCAACAACTCCTTCGGGATGCCCCATTTGAGATACTTATCTCTGTGATATGTACTTATACATCCAATCGCGACAAGATTCTTGTCTCGATTTACAGATAACCTCAGATACTTGCCATTGGAGGGGAAAATGTCATACGCATGAGGAACCAGTAAAAATGGAGTTCTGTGAATGTCGGCAAATCCAGCGATGTTTGCAAAGTGACATATCACGAAATCACATTGCGACAAATCGCGCTTATGGTTGAACGCCGACACCTTCACTTCATGCCCCATAGCTTTAAGGGTTTCAACTTCCAACCGTATCCAAGTCTCGCTTTTAGCGGGCCATTGCCCGACCTGCCACCCCAGTTTCATCATATCTCCTGGACGTTGAGCCAAACCTTGACGTTGTTACCACCGGATTCGCTCTTCGCGCTTGCGCTTATCCTGGTCCCGCGATTGAAAACGAAATCGCTGTAGTCGAGAAATTCCGTCGTCAACCTGGTGAACGACTGGGCGGAACCCTCGACAAGCATGGCGTTGTAATGGCTGCTGCCGGAATCGGAGGACAACCTGATCGAGTAAATCTCGCCGGCCGACAAGTTGAGGTAAACCGCCAACACCCTGAAGGGCTTGGTCGCCGCCGCGGCGGACCTCAACTCCGTGTCCGCGCCGTACACGCCGGCGGCCCCACAATTCACCTGAACCCCAACAAAATCGTTAGGAGTAAGTGCTATCGGGAATGTACCCCGAATCCCGCTCCAAATATGATCTCCGACAGAATCGTTGATGTTTATCGTATTATTGTACAGCAGAATATCTTTGAAGTGCTGGCCGTTCCCAGCAGCTATATTGATTCCGGTAGTGCAATACCCAATATCCACATCCTCAAACTCGTTACCATCGGAAGCACTGTCAAGTATGTGAACACCAACATTACACTCTTTGATTCGCAAACGCTGGAAGCGACTATCTGTGACCCCATCCAGCTTGACAGCAGTCATATACGATGTATGACCCAGGAAATCGCAATTGTCAATCTTGCCTCTATCGAGAACTCCCGCACCGTCCAATGTCAAGGCTGTAGCGGCGGATACCAGGTTTTCTCCTACAAACTGACAACCAAAAACCCTGAAACCGTTGTAAGACAATATTGCGCCATTATTGCTAGTCCCAAGATTGACACATAAATCCATCAAGGACGCTTTTCCATCCAGCTTCAATACAGACGTTGCGCCTGCATTTGTGTTGACTACCTCCGCCCAAGTGCGGTGCGACCCCTTCAATATGACGTTGGCGCTCCAAGTCGGATCGCCAGCAGCGTCAATATCATAGTACATGCTATGAGGGGCTATGAGGATCAGCGTACAGTCGTTTTCGTCAGTGGACGCCGCGTCAAGGGCGTCCTGTATGGTCGTGAAGGCCCTGTTCCACGACTTGCCGTCCACGCCGCTCCCGTTTTCCCAGACGTACAGCGTGTCCGTCACGGCGCGGCCAATCGTGGAAGCTCCTATCTCGTCCAAAAAAGTTTCGGCGGGATTGTTCAATCCCATCTCACTCGGCCTCCATCACCAACAAACTCTTAGTACCGGTACTGCCGTGGATCGCGTCAATATGACCGGCCCAAAGATTCCCGTCCTGGCGACTCATCTCGTACGACCCGCCGTTGGCGTTGAGCCTGATACCCCTACCCGTGTATGCCTGCGCCTGACCAAAAGCAAGATAGATTGTAGTATCGCTATCGTTAATAAACAAAGCCCATTTCCTACTCGGATTCTCGTCCAACACATGAGTGGAATCAGTTTCTACTGCTACAGTCTGATATTCAGTCCATTCGGTGTAAGCGCCGCCCCTGTAATCCACGTCAACCCTTAAAAAAAGAAGTAAATCCTTCTTCCATCAATACGGCTTGCATCTCAAGTTCTGATTCCCAACCTCGTATCTATGCTCCAGATTCTTCCATCCCTGCGCGCATTGTGCCATTTTCTCATCCGTGAGCATATCTCCATTCTTGTTCGCTAATATCATGTAACTCCAAAATCGTATGTATCGCGTCGGCCACCGCGCCAGGGAACGTTTGTGCCAAATCAGCAGCATGGCCGTGCGACAGCAGGAATTGCAATGCCTTGCCGCGATTGAATTGGCGTGCCGGCTTCGGCTTTGGCGACTGTAAACGGGGGGCCATTGCCGGCCCTATCTCTACTGCTACATCTGTTTCGACCACATCCTCAATAAACACATAGTCACCAGCAGCCATCGCATCAAGTGTGTCCTCGGACGCGTTGACTTGCACTAGAATCGAGCCGATCTTGCCTGGTACTTGCCCAATGCACGAGTAGCCACCAGTCAGCACGCCATCAACAAGATAGCTAAGTTGTAGTCCGCCATTCTCCGCCTCGAATGGTGGTAGGTCTGGCGTTCCGTTGGTCATCGTGGTCATAAATATTGCCTTTGGCATTAGCACCCCCTCACAATCACTACCATGATAATCAGCACTATTGCCGCCCCACCTAGTGTCAGCAACCAAACCCTATCAATATTACGCTGGGACATTGTAACCATTCCTTTTCCAGATAACCAGATTGTCAACGGTGTTACTATCGTAAGTTGAAAAGCTACCATGCAAGGTATTTGAGATTATGCCGGCATCCGAGACCGTTTGTGTGGTACCCACCTTAGCATCGTTGTAGTAGCAATCCACGCTGTTCCCATCTGTCACTAAGATGATAGCCTTCCCAGCGCTGTAGGCCGCCGCGGTATTAATTAAGGATGTATACGTACCTCCGACACATTTCTCGACATGAACGTTGGAACCATCATGATAAGCCAGCAAAAAATTCGCCGGCGTTGTAGCATCGTCAAGCCTTGCAACTACTCCGCCCTGAGTCTTAGCCGTCACGGTCACTTCGCCGCTTACCAGCACATCCGGCGTGCCGGCGTCCTGGGCGAGGAAACAATCGGAGAGAGGGATGGGTTTGAGGGATACGTCATCAAATCTGCCACTAACACCGTTTGCCAACGCTATTGCCTGGACAAAACACCGAGCATTAAAGGCCGCCGATATTGCTCTGAAGCAAAGCGTAAATTCTACCCACACGGCAGAGGATGAATATCCTGGGTGCGCAAGCAAAGCCCCACCAGTATATGCTCCATCATAGACGGCAAAATTTACCTCAACCCCTGCATCAATCCGTTTTCGCCAACCAGAAAATATATACCAAGTTCCCGCAACTGACACCAAATCCTGATAAGCGGAGGCATAATCTGCTCCGTTACGAGCAATATCAAGCGATTGTACTCCAGCACCGCCAGTCCGTTCGTCTGCAACGCCGTCTAGGGTTGCAGCTACCCCAGTCCAGTTATTCGGCGGATCGCCGGCTTCCATGTTGCCATTCGTGACCAACTCACCACCCAGCGTTATGTTACTCGACGCCTTGCTTCCATCGCTTGACCACGTGTTCGGCTCATACACCATTCCGCCGCCACCAGAACCAAGCCCGCCTGCTATGCCTTCTGCATGGCCCAGGCCGTCGGACGTTACAAGCGCACCGGCAGAGCCGAAGCCGTCACTGAGTAGTGGCGTCGGGAGCCAGCGGATTTTGGGGATGGCGATGAGGGGGAAGGTGGCAGTTAAGCTGCTATCGTTACTTATGCCAGGCAGATAGTTCCCGACCCCCACATCAATTATCCACAACAAAGTTGTTGTGGCATATGCCCCACCCTCAATTAACATAAACGCCCCTGTTTCCCGGCGAGCAACAATACATTTGTACTCCGAGACGGCGTCATAGATACCAATATCAGGACCACTAGCAACATTAATGATAGTATCTATTATGGAGGTAGTTCTAAATACTATTGAATACTGACTAGTATAGCTACCAGCAACGCGCCCCCACCCGACCGCAAACTGTTTATTAGTTGCTTGTGGCTTCACATCTATCCGTAACACTATTCCTGGTGTATTATCATACGCCGGATACTCTATTCTAGGATTGCCCCAGATTCCGTTTGGGTTTGCAAATATCAACTCACCGCCAGAGGTGTACATTGCGTCCCCATCAGTATCGACGACCGTCCGAGTATTCACCCCATCCGTCGCCAGAGTGCCATCGATGTCGCCGGCCGCGCGGTCATCCCAAAACTCATCACGCAAATCATACCCATGGCGTTCAAATATGTTCCTGATGGAAGTCTTCATAGGGCTATTCCTGAGTTCCGAACAGTGTCAGGTCGAACACTTCTCCGTTGGCCGGCGTGTATGCGTTACCATCCGTGATTATCACGTACAGGCTTGAATCAGCAGCCGCACATACGAAGTACGTCGCCCGCGGATCGCTCTGCTGATAAGCAGTCCCATTCGCTGTTTGCTCGGCCATGTCTAACGTGAGAATGGCAACCAACGTCCGCAACTCAGCATCGGTAGCGGCAAAGGCGGCATTATCGGCGGCGACCGTCGGGGCCTCTGTGAATATCCATATGTGAAATTGACCCGTCGCAGCAGGGGCATTATCGGATACGAGTATGACGTTATTGATCCACCCACCACCGCCATTCTCTCTCGCTACATCAAATTCCAATGCTGCCGATACTGTCCCTGTAACCACATCACCCGCTGAATACTGTGTGGTATTCGCAGGACGTGTAATTTGAGCGCTCTCTTTGAAAGCAAGATTAACGGTTTCCAGTGGATCACCGCCAGACAAGAACTCGACCTTCAACTCATCCAAAAGGTCCAAATCATGACCAACTGGCATAACCTTCTCTACCATCATTAACCTCCATTTACTAATGGAGCGGGTTGCCCCGCTCCATTATCCTTCCTAGCACGACCCATAGAAGTAGTCGTCCACACTCTCAGCCTGGCTCTCACCAGAAGCGTGGAAGTAGTCATCTTCCGGATTCGCAGACTCAGGCGGCAGCACGAACGGAGCACAAACATCGGTGATCCGGCCTTGCAGCCACGGTAATTGAGAAACGATGCGGCCCTTCATGATCGAGGTCGCGGTGTAGCAGTTGTTCGTATTCTCAAACATATTGATGAATCTACCACCATCAGACAGATAGGCCCGAACACGGTCGCCCAGGTCCATCCCGGCAGTCGTCGCGGCAAAGTCCTGATACTGACCGTACATGATCGGCCTTCCGCCCACTTTCTTCGTCAGGACGAAGATATCGGAGCAGAAGTACGGAGCACTGGAAGTCTCAGGAATCCAGCTTGTGGTGATGATCGGAACCGCAGTCCCATCCACTTCAAACTGACCCATTCCATACAGACCGCCGGCAAGTCGCGCCCGCTCAGTGCGAGACGCCAAGGCGTCGATAGTCACAGTACCAGTATCGCCAGAGCAAGGCCCACAACCACAAGCCGCCCAATCCAACAGGGCATCAGCCATGGTCGGGGTCATCAACAGAACCATATCGCCAGCCGCGCTGTTCACCCCGCCGATGAAACTCGCCCTTCGGCGGATTCGGCGAACCACAGAGGTGACGACGTTGCAGATGTTGTCCGACATAGCGGCGTTCGCCCAATCATAGATGACCGGTTCTGCGCCGACACACTCGTTGCCGTTGTGAATGTCGGTGATTGGCGTATTGATCAAAACTTGGATGCCGTCAAACTCTCGCGGGTTCGATGCACGGTTGCCTTGAATCAACTGTCTGTTCAGGTTCTGCGCCAGAATCTGAGCAACCAGGAATAGCGCCCACTTCTCGTCATTAGTGATGAGTTGCCCTTGATTCGGACCATCGACCCAGAAGGTCGGGCTTCTTTGGCAATACTTCAACCCGACATTGAGAATGTCAAGCTCAGGAGAACTTGCACAAACCTCTCCGAAACAACTCATCAACTCGCATTTACCCCACTCGACAGAGGGGCAATCACCACACTGTGTGGCGCGTTCCCATGTGATCGAACCGGCCTCAGTACCCTCCGGTCCAAACCAATCTAACAACCCCCACACCAGGATTTGCTCGGTCGACGGAAGCCAACCAAGCCATTTCTCGAAGTTGTCATCGATCACCGCGCAAGACAGGATGTCCGCATCGGTGCAGCACTGGAACATACCAGCAGTATACATCCCGCCGCCAGCAGTCCATGCATCGCTTTTCTGAGATAGACCTTTCACGGTCTGAATCTCAGCCATCAATTGATCCAACATACCCATCGTATTCTCTCCTCACCCAAACTTACCAACCACGCTGCTCACGTGCGAAAGCGGCAGATTCGGGCAATGTCATTCTCGTGACATCAACTTCTTCATGCTCCTCAGCATCCTTTTCTTCTACTGTCTGGATGCTGTCAGAATTTGCAGCTTTGCGAATGGCAATGCGCGGTCGCTCAGTCAATAGTTCTTTCTGCTTCTCAATGTCGCTTTTGTTCAGAGCCACAACCTCTTCGGTCAATCCGCCGATCCCATCAACCAGCTTTTCGATTGTAGCACCCAAATCTTCCGCCCAGGCATCAACCGCCGCCAAGACCGGAGCAACCTGCTTCTCCACCTCATCAGCAATCGCCTCAAGGGCTTCATCACTCAGGAATATCTCGGCGCTTTCGATGCCCTTAACCTCTTCAGTCTCGGAAGATTCCTCAGTCGTTTCCTCAACCATCTCTTCAGCGGTCTTCTCGGTCGCTTCCCCGACGGTCTCCTTAGTAGACTCTTCCAAATCCTCAGAAGTCTCTTTTTCTGCAAACATCTCACCGCTCTCAACCAATTCAAGGGTTCGCTTGTTTGCAGCCATGATCGCCTCCTCAGTCAGTTCATCACCGATGATTTCGGCGATATCACCTTTTCTGCTCATTTTATCCTCCAACTGAACTGTGGTAAGATCGGTCCAGGGACAAGCAGCATGTTCTCGCTTGAGCATAGCCCTATCTTGAAACTTGATCGGACCAGTATACACGCTCACATCTCCAAACCGTCTTACTCGATCTTTCTTCTGATACCAGAATTCTGTACTCATCCCGACTATATCGGGATTGTCTTTCGCCCATTGGTATGCTTTGTCGGCCATTGATGTATCATCCCAATCGCCAACCTCAAGCACGAAGTTTCCAGCACGCATCATCGCCAGGCACGTTCCAACTTCAGTTCCACGTACATGATAGATATTCAACCGGCCATACTCACCACGCTCATCAGCATCAGCAATACCCAAGTCAATGGAGCGATTCGATATGATCTCCTCCTCCCTATCTTTGAACGAAGATGCTGTCAGCGACAACCAGTAACGCTTGCCGTCACGCTCGAAAACGCTGAAACCTGCCATCTTAGGGACGTACTCGACTTTCACTTCGATCAAGCCCTCCCAATCAGGAGCGACTTCTTCATCCTCGATGGTGTACGGAAGTTTCCACAGGTGTCGCTTGCGGTATCCGCCGTCATCATACGAAGTCAACAGCGCCCATTCCTCGTCCACCATAATATCCATCAAGAAATACTGTGGCCTGTCAATGGTGTACTGATGAATGTTACCGTTCTCACCCAAAACAGTAACGACCTCTTCGTCGGTATAGTTATCATGGATGTCTCCGTATATCTTGTTGAATACCTCTCGTGAACCCACAGCCTTGCTCTCGAAATCCTTCTTCAGAAGTTTCTTGGCGTGCGCTTCCAGATGGCTCTTGGCTTTGCTACGCTCAGAATCTGTAAGCTTGGTCCCCGATTGATTGACTCGCGCCAACGCATTGCGTAAGTGCGGCAAGTCGACGCTTTTGTCCTCAGTCGCACTTTTCACACTCGCATTATGATGCGGAAGCATTCTCAAACTTCTGGGCTTTGTTTTCCCCTCATCATCTTTCTCGCCCCCTGGCTTTATCACTGCGAAAGCCGCATCCGGAAGCGAGTTGATGTAAGCGGTCGTCCAGGTTTTCTTGTCTGCATCATTCATATCACCTACCCCCTTTTGGGGTCTATACCCTGCATTCCTCGCGGCGGCCCAGCAAGCCCTCATGGCGCGTGATTCTCTTTCATCTTTGGGCAATCGAGCATTAGTTTCCAAAGCATTATTGGCTGCGCTGATGCACGCTTCAAGTTGTCTGTCGTTTAGTCTCCCCGTGTTAGGGGGAGGATTAGACTTGCTCCAGGGCATTACTCTCTCCGTCGATTTATCTCAATCCCCCTTGCGGCATGGACTCCGCTCAGGGAACTATCCACCTTTCCAAGCCTTGCTACAATCTACCTTTCTACGCCGATCTCGCTTTGTTTGTATCTCATGTGGGCAGTTTGGATGCTGAGGCAAAATTACCTGAGACATTAGCTCTTTAATATCCATCCATCCCAACCTGACCAGATCAGCGCATCTATCACAAACTGCCATGCGCGGCGACACTCTACCCTTGATACCTTCGATTGGCGTCCGCTTATAAAATTCCCTCAAAGCAAATAGGTGCGCCCTCGTCTCCTCAGTGACGGCAACCGACTTTAACTTTCCCATCACCCAGCCGCCGCCCTTACGCCTTCGACCTCTCCAATAATTCCTTGTCCATGGCCTCAACCGCTTCGATAGAACATAACGATTGATGCCCCTTAATGACCCTTTGTGATCTTGCCTGTATCCGTCTATGACCTTCGTAATCTGTCCAGCAAGATTCTGGTTATATGTATTCGTGATGCTCTGCGCCCACTTCCTAGCCTCATCATCTAACATCTTCAATTGAGTTGCGTCGGTTAACTTAACCCTTCCCCGACAACCCAATTTCTGCATTTCATTCCTCAATGTACGTTGGTAGGTCCTGATATACGACCTGGAAATGCGTTCTTGCATCGCGGCCATCGCGTCGGCATCCATCGCATATACACTGAAAACCATTCTGGCCCAGGGCGGGTTGAATACCACCTTCGACGCCCAATCTGATAGTCCTGGATCAGAGTACAATTCAATTGGTTCAGTGATAGAATTCGGCAATGACAAATCAATTGACTTCACGGTTCTTCCCTAACCACGCTTCTCTGAATTCCGAATCCAGTTCTTCATCAGACCAAAACTCAACTCTCTTCACATTGTTGTAATAGCCACCAGAACCCTCAGCCCATTCAATACTCTTGATTCGTGGGCACTTCTCCCAACAATGATTCATGCCACAATAGGGACACACTACAGCATCACCCCTTCCTCTATCTCCACTGGTTCCTCATCAACGAACTCGCTTTCACGTTCCTCGATATCACCCAAGAACCCGCCAACAAACTCACCCAGGTCTCTATACCAGCCACCGATGTCAGACTTCCTCCAATTGTCCAGATCGCCCACCTCTTGAGACAAATTGTCTGGCTTGTCTACCTCTTCCGGTTCGGGTTTCGTCAAATCTATCCCGTCCCCTGGCAATCGCAATTGCTTCTCTTCTTTTCCATTACCGCCAATGAACAACGGCGACTTCACAAGTTCAAACCCAGGGAACGTTCTGCTGGCTTCCCAGACCATGATAATGTCGCCGGCAGAATTCACCCTCAAAATATCTTCACCACGGTTATAGGCTATACTACGCATCAACTTGTCATGCGAATTGACCTTAGATTCAGTGTCGGTTCGAATATCTTCATCTGTGTCAACCATGTCAGATGGTAACACCCTCAGCCTGGACAAAAGCTGCCTCGCCTCGTAGCGGTCAATAAGGCTTTCAATCTGACCATTGGGAATCTTGTACAACTCAGAAACGTACTGAACGTTGATCTTACTTATCTCCGCCCTGGACGCATCTTGTTCATCATCAATAGCATCGAAATGAAACTGAACAGATGAAGGCAAAACCTTGAGATTAACCCAACGTTCAATACCAGACAGAATATCACCGATCCCCTTACCCTTAGCTTTCAGATGCTGGACAGCAGCCTCAGCTTTGGTAACGCCGGCATGATCCACTTGCCAGAACTCAGACACATCAACCCCGAAACAGATAGCGAGAATCTTCACATAGATTTCGTACATGAGTTTACGGTCGAACTGGTCAGGCAATTCAGCAAACGGAACGAACTTCACATCCGGTTGTGGAGCCTTCCCAACAGACCCGCCAGGAATCAGCCAAAGCAACCCTGACCATATAGTATTGCCTTTGTTGGCTTTGTGCGCCAAGAACTCATTGAATCCTTCTTGAACTTTCTTCCTGCTCATATTCGACACAATCGCAAGACCTTGAGGGGGCAAGTCTGCAAGCTTCTGAAGATCATAGTTCACGAGGCTGATCAATATCTGCGCGGCCGATAGAGCACGGCTAACAGGGCTAAATCCCATCCCTAATAAACTATCGCTCACCGCCGGAAGTATGACTTGATGTACAACGCTATTGGCAGGAATCTTCTGCCACGTGTTTGAACTATCTTTCCACACAACGGGGAATTCTGCGTTTCCAGTAGGCATACATCGCAATGGATCGAACGAAACGAGTCCAGTAACAGGGGCATCAGGATCACGACCTGCATGAGTGATTTCTACAAACGCTCCCCTATCGTAAATACAGATAGCCTCGACGTATTTCTGTATGCCCTGTGTCCATCCTGCTTCCATCCCATCCCATTCGGACAAGATAGCATGGGAGCGCGCAACCGAATTTCTGCCACCAGTCAACGTCCATTCCTGAGAACTGACTTTCATAGCCATAGTAGCTACGGCACTAGCTAAGATGGCCTCTTTCCGCCATTGGTTTCCAAGATATGCGTCGCGCTTTTGAGTTCCGTATGGGGGAATGCCAGAACTGACCTCAGCCAAGAACGAGTACCACGTAGCAGCATCTATATCGCCCTCGAACTTGGTATGTTGAACAGAGTCGTTGACTACAGACTTGATTGCAGTCGATAATGTCTCCGATGCAAAATCTGTTCCTGCGAAATCTGTTTCAACTGATCGTCTTTTGAAGAACCTATCGTAGAAAGGCATCCCGACCTCCGAGCAACAAAAAAAGCCTGACGCTTCCGCATCAGGCCCTCGCTCTGCGGTCGGAATAGGGGCTCAACATTGTTTTCTAGTTTTACGGTAAAATCGGGTACGAGGCGCTTAGCGCCTCGCTACCCAACGCCATTGTGCCAACCGAACACCTCATAAGTAACTACATTGTATCAAACTTTTCTCAACTTGTCAAATCTACATCTTTGATTTTGTTCACCAATGCCTGCTTGTCTTGCTCCAACAACTCCATGATGCTGAACACCTCGCTGTTAAAGCCAGCCAAAGCGTAGACATTCCGCTCAGGAAACATCATTGTCCCATAGTCGCAAAGGTCCCAGGAGTAAAGAATCGGGTCAGCCCCGCTCCGCTCACGATACTCAGCGAACGACTTGACCGGGCAACCATATCCGCCACCCATCCATCCCTGCATATCCGACAAGATGATGATTCGGTCGTACTTTGTATCTCCCATCACCTGGAAGGGAACCTGGAAATTTGTATCTGCGCCGGTCTTGCTTGCATTGATGATCGCAGTCATGGTCAGGATACTGTCATCAGTATTCAGGCTCTTGTACCGAGCATTGCTGCTGAACATGATTAGATCGGCATCGGGCTGAGTTTTCAACAGAATCGCAGAGAATGTCGCTGCAATATCTGCCGCAGAATAGCTTGAATCTTTCCCGTTCAACCTACCACGCCAAGTCATCGACCCGCTGTCGTCCATGAGGACCACAGTCTTTCCCGGAAGTTTGGGAACGTTGGCGCAAGAGATTTCAAGGGCTTTGTTCAACGCCGGCAAGATTTTGGACGCCCCCTTCTCCTTCATCAGAACGTCGTGGGCCACCATGTACCTGAACGGCATGACGAGCGACTTCTTGATCAACCGCTCGTCGACCAACAACTCACAAGCCAACTCCACAAGTTCTGGGGCTTGCTGCAAGATGTTTCTCAGGTTCCGGAGCAATGCGAAGTATCCGATCCTTCGGTTCTCCAAGAGGGACTTCCAAGCCTCAGCCTTTAGCTTCACCTTCTCCTCTTTACTCGTCGCCTGCTGGCCTGCCTGAGTAAGTTTGACTTCCCAGGTCTCCGCCCCCTTCGACTTTCCAGAGACCAGTTCCGCAAGGGCCTTGGCGTTTCTCTCTGTCGGCTTCGGGTGAACCAGGTTCACCAAATCAATCAACGATACAGCCTTGCGCTCCCCACGATACTTTCTGAGTTGATAGTCATCGAACTTGTCGAACGCCCTGGCAAGCCCGACCTTCAACGCATTGGGAATTGGCCGCTTGCCATACTTGGAGATGTGCCGGGCCATGATCTCAGTCATGTCGTCGACACGATGAATTGCATTGTAGACGAAGGAGCGTGTCCAATCACTACCAGATGCCCCCCACACGATATCAACGACGGCGGCATGGCTGATCGACCGCATCCCAAATTCCTGGCGTGCATACACAGTAGCCTGGGCAGCGAACTTCGGATCAACCTCACCAATCAGAAGTTCCAGCCTTTTCAGGCTATCATGAGCGCTCTCATAGTACCTATCATTGACAAACGATGTCAGCATGAGAGATACCAATTCGAGTTCGGCTGACTCCTTGAACGCAGCACCACCGGCCACATTCATGGTTTTCGTGCCCTTCGACTTCTCATTAAACTTTGCCATTCCATTCCCCTTTCATTTACCGTGAACGAAAAACTTGAGAGGGATTTAGACCTTTCGGCCTCGTTAGGAATTGAACCTAAACTGTTACCTTTACAGGGTAATGCTCTGCCAGTTGAGCTACGAAGTAGCCCTCTCATCAGTGTCACGGTCTGATTCCACTTTACTGTGGAGATACCTGAGAGAGAGGTATTGCTCGATTTCAAGTCGAAGTATCTCTCTCATCACTGCCACAGATATTAGTCTCTACGGAGTAAAGTTGGGTGAGTGCTTTAGTACCCCGACCGAAGTAACTCACCCATCACTGCCGCATATACAGTATAACAGATTGCGATTATATTGTCAAATACTCAATTCAGGAACGAGAGCCGTCGCAATGCTCTCCACATCCCTCTCGCAACCGAGTCTTATCGCAAGCAAGTCCAGCGTACAATCTGACGCCTTCTCAAGATCGCCCTTCACCTGTTTGCGGCGTCGCTGGCGTGGCTTCACGATAGCTTCTTCAAGCAACTCTCTGTCTCTGAAAACCACCTTCATAATCAACCTCCTACGTGCTTTGTGAATACATCTCTCATAACGTACTCAATGACACTTGTCACAAGTCAATGGAACAATCGGTTCTCCAATCACAATGCCGTCCTCCCCAACATCATACCCTCTCTATTCAGCGATGTGTAACCGCTCCCAGAAATAATCAAGTGATCCAACACCTTGATGTCCAATATCTCACCGGCCTTGACGATCTTCTTCGTGATTTCAATATCCTCATACGATGGTGAAAGGTTCCCAGATGGGTGATTGTGAGCAATCAAGATTGATGCTGCATTGGCGAGAATCGCACCCTTAAATATCTCTCTCGTAGAGACAATGCTTGCATTTAGCGTTCCCATGTGGGCGACCTCTATTGACAAAACCACATTGTTAATATTCAGATGAACCACAATCATCTGCTCTCTATCACTCATACCGAAACGTTCAATCAAAGCAGGGGCGATAGATTCTGAACCGGAAACCTTACAATCCTTCATACTAACGCCAGAATCTCTTATCAATTGAACCCTCACAATCGGTGCTTCATACATCTGACTCCTCCCATTCTACATTGTAATATTCGAATGACCTTTGAAGCCTATCTGCTGTCTTTTCCCCGATCCACTCCGAAACCAGATTCAGATAAACCTCACAAAACTCTCGGCCATGAGCGGGTACATCAAATCCGTATTTCGTATCAGTTGCTACATGGGCCAATTCGTGCAAAATCGTTTCCGGAGTCCTACTCCATCTTGGCAATGAAATGACATAGAACATGAGCACATTGCTATTGATAAACTCAAGTATAAACCCCTTAACATTGGCATGTTTGCAACCACGACCATCTCTCAACTCTACCCTGACAAAACCAAACCGCCCATCCCACCACTCGCTGTCAATCACTTCATCCACGAAGTCCTTGACCTCAGCCATGTTCGCAAAGTGATTGCTTTTGCCTATTTCTGCCTGGGCCACATACATCCGACTGCATTGCCAATCATTCATTTCAGATCAACTCTTCACATTCCTTGTAAAAATTATCGAATCCAATATACTTAACTGGCAATTCAACTACTCGACGCTCACGCCCATTGATTACCTTGTGGATTGCTTCATTGACAATCTTGCCATGAAGTGATGAAATTGTTACAAGATCATCAGGTAGATAAGGCCATTCCCGACATGGCAAAACGAGCACTTTGCCGGTTCCAAGCACCTCTCCATCATCAATAACAACCACCTTCGATCCCAATTCTAATCCCATAACAATCATTTCAATCCTCCATATAATTTATCTTATACCCATTATACCCTATAATCAGTATATTGTCAAGGTTTAGTTTACATAAATAACCTTAAAATATTCCGGCTTTTTATCCCAAATATCCCAACAAAACTATTGACTATAACCCAAATTCATGCTACAATAAATACATGGACCCCATAGCAATTGCTCGCATGAACGACATCGAATACTTTGAAAAGTATCTCAAGATAAGACCAATGGAACCAAGCGGGGCGGTTGGCGGCCTCGCATCGCTCAGGATCAACTCTGTTCAAAAACACATCCTGGAAAATCTCAGACGTAGGACAGTGGTATTGAAATCCAGAAGAGTAGGTTGCTCTACGCTGGTACAAGCATTGCTGTACAGAAAGACTACCCACAAGTCTGGCATCAATACCACTACAGCAGCACATAAGGCACAATCCACAAATTATCTATTCAATATGTCCAAGATATTCTACGAGAATTTTCCCCCTGAATTCAAACCAAAAACAGGCCACTACTCCAATAGAGAGATGACATTCCCATTCCTCAATTCGAGTATGATCGCCCTTACTACTGCTAAGGGCGGTGGTGGCCGTGGCGAAACGATCCAGTTATTGCATTGCTCCGAGTACGCATGGTGGCTCTGGCCCGATCAATTCATGGGACTGACTGAAGCCGTCCCCAATACCCAATCAAGCATGATCATAGTTGAATCAACACCCAACGGTGCTGCCGGCGGGTTCTACGAACTCTACCAGCAAGCGAAGGCAGGCAAGGGTGGCTGGAACGCGATCTTCATCCCCTGGTTCTGGGACGATAATTGCAAGTTACCAGTAGGGCGCAATGAATCCCTTGAACCGTACTCCTCAGACGAAGAAAAGCTGATAGCAAAGCACAACCTAACACCAGCACAAATCAAATGGCGTAGATGGAAAATCGAGGACATCGCAGCGAAAAACAAGGGTGACCCCGACCTATTCTATCAGGAATACCCAGAAGACGATGAAAGCTGTTTCTTGACATCGGGCTTGTGTTTTTTCTCTGCCCCGAACTTGCGTGCGCTCATCGAGAGGTGTCCAGGTGAATATCTATTTGATGACGAGGAATGGCTTATCTGGAAAGAGCCAGAGCCAGGCCATCAATACGTTGTAGGGGCTGACGTAGCCAGAGGAAACATAGGCGATGACTTCAGCGCAGCAGTCATCAGGGATCGCAAAACCAATGAGCGTGTAGCTACTCTCAATGCAGTGATGACCCCATTCCAATTTGCAGAAGAACTTGTGAGAATGGCCTACCACTACAACGAAGCCCTACTTGGAGTAGAGCGAAATGATGCGGGCATATCGACTCTTGAAAAAGCTCTTGAACTCGGCTACGACAATCTGTTCTATCACGATGACGGCGATATTGGCTGGAAAACAACCTCCAAGACAAGACTGCCAATGCTCCAGGACCTACGCAAAGAAATAGCCGATGCCGACTCAATCTTCAACGATGAAAAGTTGCTCAAGCAAATGTTGCAATTCATGCGAGGCGAAGGCGTCGGCGGCCACCCCGAAGCTGCTCCTGGCGAACATGATGACATGGTAATTGCCGATGCGATTGCTGGACAAATGAGAAAAATCGAGGAGGGCAGCATTGATCAATTCTGAAGTCCGCTGCCGTCAAAAACGAAGAGTAGGGAAAACCCACGACATTTGTGATCGACTCCTGTTCTGCATTGGCACTACCCTTTCTACCCGATGCCCCAGGTGCGACAACGTAAGCCATTTCCTTCCGAGAGACCTAATAATCAGGGCCAATGGGGAATGGATTGAGATTAGGTGTTCTCATACAATCCAGGAGAAAAGAACAGGGGGATTCCGTGAACCTGGAAAAGGGGACAAGTGCAACCGACTCCTGTTCAAGACTGATGGGGACAACGTGGAATTTGCTTGCCCCGCCTGCCAGGAACGAGGCGTTCATAAGATGCCGGCAAGGTTCAACCTGTTCGACATCATGAATCAAAACGGCACGGTTGAAGATGATGAGGGAGTTTTCACTTTTTGATCTTTCCAGTCCCTTTACATCGCTTACACTTTCGTATGACGAACGGGACGCCCCTGGCAAACATAGTTCCATGCTCTCGCCTCACGGTCATAATCCGTTCACCAGTTCCTTTGCAATCAGGGCAAATCATTGTCATCTCCTATCCAATATCTTGGCTTGCCAGAATATCCAGAATATGCCTCCCTGCACACATGCATCATTCCAGACATAGTCTTGAGAATATTTCTCCATTCTAGCCAATCCATATTACCCACAGGTCGCCTCATTAAGCAGAACCCTGCCAACAACTCGATGTCAGCAGAGCTCCCACATCCTTCATCTATGCACGTTCTGTACAATTCACCGATTGACTTCCAGGCCACTCTTTTATTCTTCACTGATAATAGTTACCTTGTCAGCTTCAAATATGACGGTCACATTGCCAAAAACAGTCACAGTCCTTCCCTGCTCAAACGTGACCTGAACAATGCCCGGCTGATTCGCCGTCATCGAAGTTGCACTTGCGTTCACCGACACGATAGAGCCAGGGATCGGCACGCCGAGATTCAACGGCGGAGAAATAGTCAAAACTATAACCTCTGGTACATCAACAATTTCAACTGAATACGGCCATCACCAACATGATGACTGCTATCAATCTCATTTTCATTGTAACCCCCCTATCAATAGTTGTATGGCATGCCACTCTGGATTTGCCATTACCCTCACTCCATCCGATAGAATGCACAAACCCATGATGAGGACAATAACAACATAGCAACCCAACAAACCAACAAGAAGCGCAAACTCATCATCGTAGTACGAACCCTTGACATTCTTTGCTCTATACCTCTTGTAAAATGACTTCGCCACGAATGCAGATGGCAGAATCGGCAGGAGCAAGGCAATCCCCCATACAATCACCCATACAATCCCCCACCATCCATCGATCAACGCCTGCTTCATGAGAATCTCCCACATACGTGGTGCGAGAGATTGAATCTGATTGATCAACTCTACCAATTGACTTTCCAACAATTCCATGTTTCGCTCCTTTCTACTTTCCCTGAACGCACTTCAGATTTGAGCACACCCAATGCTTTCCCTTGCGAATCAATACACCTACCTTACACCTGGGGCATATACTATCCTGTAACCCCAAGTCAAGATACCTGCTGCCCCTTCCGCTCTTGTGTTTCATGTTCGATCTCACCTCTCTACTATCCCATAAGTCACCCAATCGTAACCATCCAAAAGATAAGTCTCTTTCTGATGGAATACCACATGAGGTCGCCTTGCCATTTCAAAGCAGATTCTGTCATCTACTTCATATCTCGGAGAATCAACGATCATTCTGACTTGCTTCCCGTCAAACTCCATCAATCCCCAGCCCTCGTACAACTCATCCAGCTTTATCAATCCCTTCGGAACTAGGAAATAGCGGTAATTAATACCGAACTGACTTTTCGAATGGATACCAGCAGACTTGTGCGCCACAGCCCTCTGCTTCTCGCTGTAATAGTCTGCACGGCTGATCTTGACCTCTATACCGGCAGATTGATATGGGGACCCCCCTGGCCGATAGAACATCCCACCATGTACGATACCAACGGCATCGAGTATGCCGTTGATGTACCCTGTGTAAACCTCCGGATAAACAACAGGATAACCCATGTATCGAAGTTTCAATAAGGCAATTTTCTGCAAATAGTCGTGTTCTTTACTTGGCGACACTTTCTGTCTCCCACTCTGGAATCATATCTAATAGCTCTTCCAACTGCTCTACCCTATTCAACAATCTCTGCTTCTCACTCATCAGATTGGCTATGCTCTCTTGTAGCAATTCCATTTCTCCTACCAATGTCCGGTACTCCATCCAGGGGACAGGGTTGCCCTCTACGTTCACATTTACCTGTGTAGCCGCTACAGCGACGGGTTCGGTTTTTATAGGTGGTAATCCCCGCAACATCCGTTCGATTTCGTACGCCTTCATTGGCGACTCTATAACCTCAGACAGACGAACGGTAGGGCGGAGCGTAATAATGGTAGATTTCGGAGTACCGACATACAGCGACGGATTCTCGCCCATCTGCCGAAGCTCCTCCAGCGTCCAGCGAGAATCCACCTTTTCCCTTCTACGAGTGTGAAACATGGCCTCAAGCGCGCTCATGTTCTCTACTATATCCTGCATGTGCTTTTCTACTACTTCGAGATACTTCTGTCTCGACTCTTCATCTGCCCGAAGGTTGCGCTCTCTCCTATATACCTCCGCGCTCTCACGTATCCAGTCATCGTATGCTTTGGCGCGCTCATACCAATAGCCATCCTTTGACATCCATGACCAGTTGGCCGGAATCTTTTTTGTGTCGTCAGCCCCGATCTTGCGCTGGTATATTCGCCATGCCTCCGGTTTGCTCCTACGCTCCGGCGGTAAATCCATATACATCAAGAATCTGCCATACCAGACGTTCTTATCCCATTCCTCGACCTTATCCCAGGGACGTGGACCATCTATTCCGGCGCAATCAAACTTCTTCCCGCCAATCTCTACATATCTAAACCTCTCGAGGCTCGCCGTTATTAAATCAGACTCTTTCAAAATCACATACTCCCAATATACACGTGATATAAAATCTATTGTTACGCGTCAAACACATTACTTCCTTTTTGATACCATCTCAATCACCTAGGCTATAATCGTGGACACAATAACAAATACAATCAGCACCCCAATTGCAATCAACGATTCTTTTGTCGCCATTACCGCGATAATAGCTGCCATCACAATTATAATCAGAATCAATGATGTTAGTACTTTCATGCTATCCCCCTTGAGACCAATTCTCACTCAACCCTTTCACCTTACCCCCAGAATCACACAAGTGGCCCATGTGATTATATACGCCAGTACGAATATAGCAGCAATCACACCCACAAAAACCAAGACTGCCTTCAACGGCATTGCCCCAAACAGGAGCACAAATGACACAACCACAATTGCAATCAAAATAATCCAAGCCAGTACTATCCTACCATTCATTCCAATCCCTGTAGAAAATTTTCGAATGGATTCAAACCCACCAAACCTCCACATATGCGTGGGCGAACTTCTTAACAACTTGTGATCACAAATTATGATCGCAAACCTTCACGCGTGCGTGGGGCTAATGGCTTCCTCAATCACAATAGCACCGGCTGCATCTGCGCCCCTCTACGTTTTCTAGCGTTGGATATCCTCACCTTTGGTATATTCAATATTCACATTCCCGCCGTACACGATAGGAACGCAATCCTTGCACGCGAATACCCAACCCACCAACGCGTTATCACTTTGCCGGTGTGGAATCATTCTTAGGGATTGTTGATTTCCACACCACACACAACTGCACACCTCGTCCTGTCGCGGCTTATGCAATACCCCATGAGCATGGGGCTTTGATTCCTTTGCAAACGCAACAGACATAGCGATATAGCGCAACATCCTTTCAAGCGATTCACCGGCAGCCCAGCTTTCACCATCCGTACCCTTGAGCATTGTGGCTACTTTCGACAATAGTTCAAGGTCATGTGATGCGATTGGTTCTGCAATTGTATTCAGTAACGTTTTGTAAATGTCAAACACTTTGCACCTCCCAGTGTCATTGATTATATATCGCCTACGCGTCAATCACCGTGAATCAGTTGAATTGTCATAGTAGCGCCGGCTGCATTTCCGCTTCTCGGATGCGTTTTTCTGCAATGTCAAAGTAGCCCTTGTCTATCTCAATGCCGATGAAATTGCGGCCCGTATTGACCGCAGCAATCCCCGTCGCGCCAGAGCCCATGAACGGATCGAGAATCGTATCACCTTCCAATGAACCACGCGTTATAATCCACTCCATTATCACTGTTGGCTTAGGGCAAGGGTGAATTGTTTTCTCAGATGGTTTCGTTAATACCAATGTGTCTGGTCGCCTTCCCTTCCCAGCCTGTAAATACGAGTCTTTGCCATATACCAGAATTGGCTGCCAGCAACAGAATCCCCACACCCCGGAACCAGTACCAGCCTGTGATACCCATGATAATATCCAATCTGGCTTTGGGTATGTATGGATGTTCGCCACACCGCATGTTACCATTACACGCTTCCCAATCCGTAACGCTTCCGGCATAAAATCAGCAATCAATATCTGTAGGTTCTCTTGTGTATCATCATAACTTGCATACTCAGTATTATTCCCATATGGGGGGTCCGCGAATACCAAGCCCACGCTCCCATCCGGTATCTGCTGCATTATCTCTAGGCAATCACCGTGATATAGTTGGACATTAGTCATCACCGCTCCTATCGGTCTCCGCGTCGATGAACTCCATCGCCTGCCAGCGCGTTGCGAAATCGCCGCCGGCATAGTCAACTTTGCGCCCTAGCTTGTCGAGCGTGTCAATGCTCACGAACCAGCGGTGGTTGATATACTTAATCGTTATGCGCCAGGTCATCGACAGCCTCCATTGTGATTGTGTCCATATACGCCTTATATTGCGGCGTCGCCTCAATCCAACGCAGCGCCTTCGCCAAATTCTGCGCCAGCCGTCGCTCACGCCGTGACTGCGACTTGGAATAGTATTTGACCATGCCGCGCATTGATTCTAGTTCGTTTGGCCATAGCATCGGCCCATCGTACAGTAACCAGTCAATTGCCTTCCACCGTTTTCTGCGCCGATACCAGTCAATCAGGCCCATCAGCCCCCCGGCGTCGTTATCAGTGCTATCACCAGCACCACAATAATACCAGTGAGCCAGCCATATAGATACCCGCGTGCGAAACCCGTCCAAAAGCCAGGATCACTCATCATTTCCCCTCTCTACCACCGACGCGCTACAACACACCGGAAGACATACACAAGTGCCGCCGTTTTGACACAACTGGGCAGTCACGGCACATTAAGCGTTGGTCATCACCACACATGCACCTTAGCGTCTGGATTACTCTCACAGGCGTCAAGGTATTCACCAACGAACCTAACGAATCCATCGTAATCACCCCAACCGTTTGATGGATTGTACTTCTGGAAATATTCAGGGGCATCCGTCAGTTTCGCCAATGCCTGCCTTAATGGGTCAATCAATTGCTCTGCCGTTGTAATACCTAGCTTATGCGGATTCCAAAGATGCTCGTAGATACCAGCCGCCTTAGCCATTGGCACGAGATTCCCCGTAATATTGCCACCATATACATCAATGGTTCGTGTTGCCGTTAGAAAGATTCCAAGACTCATTTTTCATCGCCCCCCTCATCGTTATTACCGACCGACACCTGTCAACACTTTCCATGCGTCTAGCTTTCGAATTCATCGCCCCCCCCCGTCGTTTCTGATTACCATGAGAAACTGGCCCCAATCAATACCGGTGAATGTCAGTCATTCCCATTCCGTATCTCAGCCTCGATAAATTCCAACGCCTGCCGGCTGCTTCATACACCATCTGCGCTGCCGTCCTCATTTTTCGCCCCGATCCATCAC